AGTTATCGTGTCATAGGTTAGACCACGCGCAAATGTAGTGAAGTAAATGTAGTGAAGTAAATGTAGTGAAGTAAATGTAGTGAAGTAAATGTAGGTTTGTTGCGGCCACCCCCGAACGTGTGTTCGATACTTGTGCAGCCCAGAACACCCCCGCCCCGTAGTCAAGCCCTTTGCGTAAAATTCCACAGCTTCTTCACAACCCCCCCCATCTCGCTGGCGTGGCGTCTGCGCAATGTGACGCGTTCTTACGCACTTGCGAATTTTATGTGTCGCCGCATAACAAGCGCAACCGTTTGAGGTTTTATGTCGCAAGTGCGAGAAAAGCCCCTCGCGCAATGCGAAGGGCTAGGGTGTTACTTGAGATACGCGTGCTTACACAGTTACGCCGCATGACGCTAGCGGTAGAGCCGTTGGAGGTGGTGACGCTCGCCTTGAGCGCCTGCGTGTCAGATCCCGCAACGGAGCATTTGGCTTTGACGGCTATGCTATCTCTTGTGCAAGCCAACAACACAAGGCGTCTTGTATCTGTACCAGCGCAGGGCGGTAATAATTAAGGCCCACCACGTAACACGCGTCAGTCAAAAGCCCGTCTAGTGCGTCTTGCGGGGCCACGTCCGCCACGTAGTTCTGTACGCTGCGAGCGCATGTGCATACCTCCTTGCCGTCCTCAAGCGTGGCGTTTATGCATAGCAGAAGGCAATAGTAAGGCGTGGTAGTGTTGTCTGCAAGTGCACCAGTCACGCGCACGCGCATATTGTGGGCAAGGTATGCGGTAACGTCTAGCATGGTTGTATCCCTTCGGTTGGTTGGCTTGTGTCTATTGTAACGCCACTAGCGTCTTTGGGGTTGTGGAGTTTTCTCCACGTTTGGAAAAATAGTTCTTGACCGAGGGCTGAGCTTTGGTGTATGCTAAAGGGTTAGACCTATTGGATTATGTACTGTATATTCCTGTAGCTACCTAAATGACGGTTCTTCTTTGCCCCTGCTTGACTGTTTCGTCTTGCTTCGACTACCGCTTGACTACATAATACACCCATGGCCGCACGAGCCAAGCATCTATTTTGCTTCACATATCCCACACAACTTAGCCCTTGCGCCCATGCCGCAGGTGTGCAATACTTAAACCAACGGGCGGGGAGAAGCCCCGCCACTACCCAGGGGAGTCAATCATGGAGTATGCGGCTTTTTACACCTTCGTCATGTGCATGGCTTGTTTTTTCCTCGGTCGCGCGTGCGGACGCTATGAGATAAACAACCAGCTCAAGACCCGCGCCCGCATTCGCCGCGCCATGCGCGAGGGGAGATAGCACCATGGATACCGCCATCGCATTCAGCGTTCCCATCAACGGCCACGTGGCCTATGGATGGGTACGTCCTGGCAAGGGCTGGCATGTGGCTAGCGATCTATTCCCCGAGGGCTACACGCGTACAGAGCCGTCCACCCTCACAGTCGCACAACTTGACAGAGACGCGTTCAACGTTGCGATTGACCTATCGTTTTTGAACGGCGCTAGTGGCGAGTCACTGGCAGCAGACGCAAGAAGGCTTTTTGATACCATGTATACACTAGTATTTTGCTAGTTCACAGCCCCTCAACTATCTTGAGGGGCTTTTCTTTTGCCGCAAGTAATGTTTTTTGTTGACTCCAAGAGCGCCAAAGCGTTACAATAAAAGTGCTGTATTTTTTCGTGTGGAGGAACTATGGAGGAAAATTCTCGTTGACTTGCGGCCAAATATCGACTATATTATATTTAGTCGATGGTCAACGCCCGCAAATAGCGGGACAAGGCAAAAAGAAGTCGTTGCCTCACGCTACAGTTAGGTATTAAAAAAAAGAGAACGCTAAACCGAACTAGTGTTCTGTCAAGACTTTTGACGGAAAAGCACAAAAAAAACACTACGGCCAACGTTTCACGTGAAACATAAGAAGAAAAAAGTTTTCTCACTTTTGCTATTGCAACCTTTTGCCGCAAGCGCTACACTTGACAACGTCAAGAGCAAGCCACAATCACAAGGAGATAACCGCATGGCTGCCTACATTGTTTTGGACACCGAGACCGCCGACAAGTACAAGCGCAAGACCAACAAGCCCGAACCTTGGAACTCCCTTGTTTACGATCTCGGCTATTGCGTCGTTGATTCCAAGACCTTCGAGGTGTTGGCTGAGCGTAGCTATGTGGTATCAGAGACCTTTAACGACTCCGCTATCATGCGAAGCGCCTACTATGCCGACAAACTGCCACAGTATCACGCGGGCATCCGCTACGACGGGACGGGTGAGTGGGCTATGGCCGACTTCAAAGAGATTTGGCACCAATTCAAACTCGACTGCAAGACCTACGGCGTGCGCAAGGTATGGGCTTACAATTGCGAGTTTGACCGCAGGGCGCTAGATTCCACCATTCGCATGTACTCCAACGGCTTTGCCGGGTATTTCGTGCCCTACAGCATCGAGTGGGGGGACATTTGGGACTATTGTAGCAATATCACAGCCACCCGCGCATACCTGGACTATTGCACGACTCACGGCCTGTTTACCGCTACTGGTAACCCCTCTACCACGGCAGAGTCGGTTTATGGTTTTCTGACTGACACCCCCAACTACATTGAGCGTCACACGGCTTTGGAAGACGCCAAGATCGAGACGGCCATACTAGCCGCCGCCCGCAAGCGTCACAAGAAGACCCGCCACAACTCCCGAGGGCAGGGGTGGCGAGACGCCGCCGCGCTCAACAAGAAACGTAACGACTAACAAAAAATGTTTCACGTGAAACCAAGAGGAAAAGCAAAAATGAACGCTGAAGACGTGCGGGGCATATGTCGCCGTTTGATGGGCAAAGACAAAACCAAGACTATTAACGGGGCGCTTTTGAGCACAGACGGCATTATGGTAACCGTCTCGTACATTCATCCCGACCACTGGAATACCATCAGAGTAAGGATTCAAAAAAAGGACGGCCACAAAAGAGCCAAGACGTTCAAAACATGGCAGAGTCTCAACGAAGTAAGAAACGCCATTGCAAAAATGATTTCTTGACCCTCAAGCCCCCGAAAAAATCGGGGGCGTTTTTTTGTCTTTTGTGCTTGACACGCCCGCCTAGCAGACGCCGCAAGCGATCTTACTCCAAGAGTCTACAGAACTGGTGTTCTATTGTGCGGGTTTTGTGCGGGGCTTGCGTCTCAGGCCTTGCGGCGGTACCCTCAAAGGGAAGGGAGGGCGGGGAATGGGGCGCAAAAGTTAGCCTGGGGTAACTTTTCTGGTATCAAAATTTTAACTACTATTTTAATATCAAAATTTTAACTACATCTTTTATGTTGGCCGCGCTCAAGAGTTAGCCCAGGCTGACAAAAATAATCTTTTATTATTGCCCGCCTTTGGTTTCAGAGTTGATGGATTTGGTTCGACAACTTATGCGGCGAATATCGGAAATTTAACCAAACCCCTTCGCCGCACCCCGATCTAGCAGGCATTTCACAATTCCTACAAATTTAGGATTCCTGCTTGACCCTGCCCTGCAACCTGCTATATTTGTAATTGTCCAAGGGGGACAGGCAAGGCGGCAAGGGGTCGCCAACCCCCAAGGTCAGGAAGGGGTGCCACCATGGCCACCACCACCATCACCCGCAAGTCCGTTCTCACCGCCATGAGGGAGGGCAAGGGCTACGCCGATCTGACCGATGCCGAGCGTACTATCTTTGATAAGATGCTGTCTAGCGTCTCCAAGAAGAGCGTCCCGACGATCTCCAAGACTCACATGGCCAACGTCAACGATGCCAAGAAGTTGGCGGGGATGCTTTCCGAGGGTCAGGCATTCAACGGCGCTTTCATCCGTGCGCACTTTCCCATGGTACAGAGCGCTAGCAAGTCTACCGCCATTCTCCGCGCGGGCGTGGGTGAAGGTCTGTTTATCTCCCACGTTCTGACTTCCAAGGTCGGGGAGTGCGGCAAGGGTACGCGTATGTACATGCTTGCCACCACTGACGCCCCCGTTTGGGGCGATGAGGTGGCAGAGTAAGCCCCTAGGGGGCGGGGGGTATCCCTCGCCCCCGCCCATCAGAGCGAATGACTCGCGCCTCGCGTGCCGCTCAAATGCCGCGCGGGGCGTTTGCGGCCAAGGGCGGGCTAGACAGAACGCGCGTTCGAAAATGCTACTGGCGGGGGAGCATTTACGCAGGTCAGAACATGTGTTCTTATGAACGTGTGAACATGTGTTCATATCTTCCGATTGAGTCCGTATTTTACTCGCGCCCGCTATAGGCTGTCAAGTGATAACCCCTAGGCCCGCTATAGGTTTCTGACCTGCGGAAATCCCAAAACCGCATAGGCTCTCCCCGCATAGGGGACTGAGTCGGGGGTGGCTATAGGCGACTTGGCTGTGAGTGTCAGAAAAAAAACAAAAAAAATAAAAAATTTTTTTATTTTCCGTGTATATCTTTCCAAGAGTGTGGTATAATCTATGTAAGTATATTTCTCCATGCCGCCATCGAGAGGTGTGCGGCGGGCACCTGGCTTGGCCACATAGGCCTCGCCTGCGTAGGTGTTCCACGGTTCCTGGTCCCTTAAGAGGTCTTTCTCCAATAGAGCAAGGCAAGTTATGAATGGTCGCACAGAGGTGTGAGCCGAATAACCAGGTCAACGCATAGAAGACTTGTATGCGGCCATGCCCTCGCGCATAAGGCCTCGCACATGCACGCTTCTATGCCATTGGGGCCTTTGCCGCATGCGCTGGAAGAACTGAAGGCGGAAGGGTATTCTTTCCCTTGCCCCGCAAAAGAGGGCAAGCCTCTCCGCTCAGGAGAGGCAGGATACCTGTACAAGGTCAATCGACCCTAGTGGCGCCTCATGGGGCAGGAGAGAGGCAGCAATCGATTGACCGCACATCCTTCCCTAGGCAGATCGCTCTTCGCTTGCGCTCAGAGCGTGGTCACCTCGTTCGTCTCCCGACTGGCTCACCTTGTTTGCTTCTTTTCTTTTGGAATTATATATGTCCTTACAGGAGGCCCCGCCCATGGTATAATGGAAGTGCTAGGCCTTTTCTACATAAAAAGTTGAAGCAAAAGAACAAAAAAAAGAGGGTACAAGGCGTTTTTTGCCTTGTACCCCGGAGACGATGAGCGCAGCGAATCGGCTCCATAGGCTCTCAGACTGCAACCCCTAGGACACCCAAGAGTAGCGCGTGACGCCCTTGACGATGCTTCTGTTCACGACATCAGTGTTGCGGGCAAGCTTGGAGAGGTACCAAGACGCCTTGCGGGTGGACCACTGGAGGCCGTCGAGGCCCTGTGCGTTCACCTCAGAGGCCATCTGCTCTGCGGTGGACATGTGCATTTGCTCCAAGAGACGACACACGATGTTGAAGTTATTGCAGGTGGCTGGCTTCCAAGAGTCACAGAATCTCTCCAGCGTCGGCTTCTTGTCCAATGCGGCCAATCCTCTCTCTCACTCTCTTGCTATATGGCGCGAAGCGCCTAGGTTGGTCTTCTGACCAACTATATATATAGTATAGGGTGATTTGCCGCATGCGTCAAGGAAGAATCGAAAGTGAAAGTGAGATTCGTTTCTTTCCTCTTGGAAATGAAAATGACATAGGCTCCAAGAGCCAAAATGAGAATCCTTTTTGCGGCCAAAGTGAAAATCCATTTTGTTCCTCTGTTGGAAATGGAAATTCTTTTTGTTCCTTGGGCAAAAGTGAGAAAGGAAAATGCGGCAGGGCCGAAATTGGTCATACTGCACATGCGGCGAAAGTCCAGATAGTGCGCATAATTCAAATGAATAGCAGGTCAGAGTACAAAAAATGCTTGACAGGGGGGTGTGGGGGGTCGCACTTCCCCCACGCATCTGTACCATTACATCCTGTTTTTTACGCTTTCTGTCTTCTGTAGCCAATCCCTCAAAAATGGGACAGAGCCACACTTTGTCACTTTTTTCGCCCTCTTTTTGGGATGACGCCACATTTTCCGTCCGTTTGACCTTTCCCTTGGGCGGACCGATTGTAACTGTTGATTTTCTAGTTGGCACCAATGGCCCAATTGTGGTACTTTTGTCGCACATAACCTTTGACCTGCGATTTCGCTTCGCTCAATCGCTATCTGCTCATCTGGTCTTCCAAGAGCCTGTCTCAATCTTACGGTACGCATTGTCCCACTTTGCCCCACCAATCACCATCGTGCCATGAGGCCGATACTCTCCAACTTTCTGATGCCTGCCTACTCCTCGTCCATCCACAGTTGGCAGAGTTTGTCCATTTCCATCATCCAATAGTGCAACTGCTGCATCTTGTTGCCAAGTTCCCGCATCTGCGGCGAAGGTGCCCTGTAAGGGCTGTCAGGGTTGTCGAGGAAGGCTTGCCATGCGTCTTTCTGCTCCTCTTCTATGAACACCCACTCTCCGCTTGTCTTGCTCTTGGGGTCATGGAAGTCCCAGAGTTCCCTGTACTTTCCTGCTTTGCGGCCATGGATGGTGAGCGTCTTCGGTTGGCTGGCAGATAGTATTCCGTCTTCCTCGAATTTGGAGAGTATGTTTTTCATCTTTTCTTTGCCGTTGAAGTTGTCGGGTGAGTAGCCGCACATCCTCATCAGCCCATTGCCTGTCTTTCCACCGACGCTGAATCTCCATGGTGCGGCACCCTGCTCGCTCTTCCTCTTGAGTCCGTTTATCAGTCTCTCATAACTGAGGATGACATAGGCGCATGCGGCCATGCGGTCAGCCTCCATCTCGTCATAGAGGTACTGCCATCCTCCCTTGCCTATCGTGACGAAGCAGTTCCCTTTGAAGAACAGGGGTATGACGATGTCCGTCTTGTCTCTTTCCATGACGCCCTGCCCGCACATGAATTCCAGTTGCTCCTTCGCCTTCCTGTCAGAGAACTTGAAGTCTCCTGTGCAAATGTCAAGGAACTCCTGCGCTTCGAGTCTCGCCTGTGCGTTGCCGTCTTCGTCTTGTTCTTGTGCGGCAAATTGGACGCATGCGGCAAAGAGCAACGGATGCCATTTCTTCTGCGACAGAAGATACTCTCCGTCTTTGTTCTTTAGTGGCACTGCTATTCTTTTCGTGAACTCCATTTCGACTGTCCCTTCTAAAAAAGGAGCAATTGGCCGACACTGAAAAGTGTCGGCTATATTCTTTTCTTTTAATGTCTTTGGTGTCTTTTAGGACTAGTCTGTTTTTACCCTTTTTACATACAAGATATACTGTTTTTCAATAGGAATTTTTGACCTTTTAGTATGTCAACATAAGCCCTTTGCGGCCCAGCCTTGACTTGACTGGTTTGCCGCAAGGGGCTTTTTTTATTTCTCTCTTGGTTTGTCTACCATGTCACGCCTTGCGCGACTCGTTGACGGCGTCCCAGCATTGGGAGGACTTTGATTTACGTCAGCATCACTCTGAAGACGGCGAGCGGGCAGGTGTCGCTGATGATGCTCCAGAAGGAGGCCTTGCCCTCCATGCTGAAGAGATTGTCCGTCACGCACATCGCCTCGTCCTCCCCGACGAATTCGTAGAAGGCTCTCTCCGATGGCCTTGCTTCGTAGACCGTCAGGATTGCATCGGAGCCACAGAAGGGGCACGGCTTGAGGGGAGTCCCATTGTAGCTGCCCCTGTAGCGTCTCTCTCTCATTTCTAGTCCTCCCAGTACTCAAGGCCCTTGATTTCCAGACCGTGCTTCTCGCAAAGCTCGACCGCGTGGCATCCAGCATCGAATAGGCTCTTGCAGATTTTTCCTACTCCTCTTCCTCCTCTTCCTCCTCCTCGGGGTAGAAGATGTCGTCGCACTCAAACCACACGAGGTCGTTGATGTCGGTGTCGGTGGGGATGTTGTCGTAGGAGAAGCACTCCTCGATGCGGTCGGCCACTGCCCTCCTCTGGTCATCGGTGGCGTCGTCCATGCGGCTCTTGGCGCCGCACCAGAACTGGAAGGTGTCGATGTTGAAGTCGGTCTTGTAGTACATGTTGTTTCCTTTCCCTTGCCTCTTTACAAGATAATTATAGCACATGCGGCAAACGGCTGTATACAGAAATATGCCTGAGAGACGTAGGAAGCCCCTCTGAGACCTCTTGGAGGATATGCCCTATACCGACCGCCTAGACATAAAAACACCCCCTCAGAAGCGCTCTTGTGGCCTCTCCTGCGCTTGCGCACAGGGAACGCCGCAAACGTTCTCAGGGGGTCTCTTTTTTATAGCGGGTTCTACCACTCGCTCTCCCAGTATCTCTGCTCCGCTGCGTCCCAGGAGACCGAGTAGTGCCTGCGGCGAGTCCTCTTGCCGCAAGGGGCGTCGTCGGGTACCTCTGTCACCAGTTGCACCTGCTCGACGCCACTGCCGCAGTAATCCCACTCATCGTCGCCAGACTGCCGCTTGGCACGTCGCCTGGCGCACTCCCGAGCCTGTTCCTCGTCTGCGTATGCGATGACAGTGGTCTCCCACTTGTCTTCCCACTCACCGCCGTAGTCGTAGACCACCCAGATGGTCGTCTGACCCATCATCTGGCCATCACCTGCCCGCGATTGCGACCGCCATGGCGGCAACGCCTAGGACGAAGCCAAGGGAGAAGGCAAGGAACAGGTAGACACACGACATAGAATATCACATCCAAGAAGAATAGAGTTCGTACAGTATCATGAGGATGGCATAGGCGACCATGGCAAGGAGAATGGGGACGAAGAGGATGAGCAGCACCACCTTTGCCACGCTCATCGCGTCACCTCTTGGAGGGCTGTGTGCAATGCCCTCACGATTGCGGCCAGAGACTCGCAGGGACACCTCTCGTACCTCTTGGAGGCCACTTGAAGGTCCCAGGCAAGTCCCGCGATGGCGTTGCCCTCGTCAGCTGCCCGCCTGCTCTCGACTGCCGCGATGGCGTCCTCATAGGCGTCCTCGTCCATGCGGCCCTCGTAGTCGAAGTTGTCAATGGCGTAGATGGTCGGCTTGCGCATCCTATTCCCCAATCTCCATGGCCCTTGCGATGACGTCTATCCAGAGGTCGGTGTCGGCGACGATGCCGTCATAGACGCAGTTCTTGATGATGTTCGCCACCCGCAACATCCCGATGTCTCGGACGGACTCGCAGTCGCGCACGTGTCCGCTGACGCCGTTGTTGACGTCACACACGCAGAGGCTGTCCCAGTCTGTGTCATAGAACAGCTCCACGCGCCTGCCGATGCCCCCGCCATCCCAGACGAGCCTTCTCCACCCGCCCTCGTCGCAGAGCATGATGGTGCTGTTGCCGCAGTCGGCGTCGAAGGCGAGGTTCAGAATTCCGAGGAGGTGGTTGTGGAAATTCATGTCATACATGCTGTACGTCCTTACGTCTGGGGTCTTTACCGTCAGGGGAGGGGGTGTGCTCACCCCTCTCCCTCTGACAAGCATAATAACACACCTTTGTGCTCTTGGAAAGGGGAAAAGCCTAGTGGAGAAACCTCTTCTTGTCATCTAGGTCCGCCTTAATAACGTCCAAGAGGGTGTCTGCGATGTCGTCATTGTCCTCGCAGAAGTTCTCGACCTCGGTGTCGGAGGAGTGTACGAGCAGGTCGCTGTCGGGCACGACGTGATAGGTTATCTTCCAGTCAGTGGTGTACGCCACATGCTCCACCATCACTAAAGCCCATCGCCACTCGACGTTGCCAAGCCACTCGGAGTCAAGCGTGACGATCATGGTGCCGTCGTCGGTGACGAAGTCGGAGGACCCTGCCATGCCCTCGTCTATCATCATCTGGCGCATGATGTCGAGGATGCTGGTGACGTCTGCCATGCGAGATTCCTTTCCCTTGCCTCTTGACAGATATATTATAGCATACACCAAGAGCATCTGACAAGAAGGGACTTGCGGCCAATCGCCAGAACGTGTCTCAGAGCCTCTGAGAGCCATTCTAAGGCCACGTAACTCAAATCTGGAACAAGTACCCAAGAGAAAGCTTACAGGGTCTTAGAGTGGCTTAGAAAGACTTACAGGGCATTCTCTGATTCTGCGAGTCTGTCGTTGATGCGTCGCTGGCATGCCTCGATGGAGCAGAGCAGTGAGCCTCGAACGACGAAAGTGTTGCCGCGCTTGTCCGTTACCTCAAATTCGCGGTCGATGGCCTGCCCTAGACAATTGGTCTTTTTCACTATGACGATGTAGAAGCCGTCGTCAACGTCGCCCGCTGGGTCGTGGTAGTCGTCCACCATGACCTCCCAGTCGCGGCCAAGGGAGAACTCGACTCCATCGTACCTCCAGTAGACGTCCCCAGGGGCGACGTCCATGTACTCGAATACCTGCTGCAGGGCATTCATGAGTCGGGTGCTCATCATGTCAGGTCTTTCCTCTCTCCTTGACTTACAAGTGCATTGGTGCGAAGCACCTAGGAACTGTTCCGCCCTTTGGAACAGTTCCATTATAGCACAGGTGGATGGCAGGTGTCCATCAAAACATCGTTCTAGGCTCTCAGAGCCTTTTTAAGGCATCGAGACCTCTTGCCCGCACACCTGTGGCCTAGACATGAAGATAGCCCCTTAGAAACGCTCTCAGAGCCTCTGAGGGGCAAGTGCCTAGGACGGTCTGCCCTACCAGTCAAAGACGATGGCGAAGAAGGAGACTAAGGCGATGACGGCGCACACGACAGCCGCCACCAGCAGCCACTCTCCCTTGCCCACGAGCCATCCCCAACTCGTCAGGTTGGCGAGGAAGGCCGAGATTGCGGCGATTGCGAACTCCACCATCTGCTTGCTGCCGAACTCCATGTTGTGCTTCCTTCCTATCGCAGGTGGGTAGTGCGGTCAAAGATGCAAGACTGGGCACGCCTGCTCACGTCATAGAGGATGCTGTTGATGACGTCTGCAACATTCTCTGGGTCGTCGTAGAAGTAAAAGTCGTAACAGGCATGAACAGGGGTGTCGTTGAAACTCGACGTCCAGGTGGCGCGGGCATACACCGTCACTCCCTGCTCGTCACCCCTGACGCACTCATATGCCTCAACGTGGACGGTCATGCACCGCACACACCCAGGAAGCCACTCTTCGGTTATGTCGAGGACGGCCTTGCAGCCATCCTCTGACACGTAAACCGTCTCGGCCTCCGCTATGCGGCTCTCGATGACGTCCTTGATGATTGCGTCCATTGTCTCTCTTGGTGTCATATATCCTCTTCTCAGTTGCAGCGGGTGATGTGGTCAAAGTAGTCGTGCAGGGACTTGTCGCCAACATCCCACAGAAGCGCGTTCATCACCTCAACAGGACCGACGACCTCGTTGTAGACGGGGTACCTGCCGTAATAGTAGTGCGTCTCGCCGTCACGCTCGTCAAGATAGGTGGCTAAGGCGCTGACGGGAATGAAGCGCTCGCCCTCCTTGTCGATATTCTCTGCGCAATCAAATAGGCATACGTGCATCTTCGCGATGCACTTGGGCAGGTACTCGTCGGAGACGGCAAAATCGATGGTGATGCCCTCGTCGGTGATAACAACGCTGCCCTTTGCCGCGATGCCGTTGGTGGTGAGGTCGTTGGTGATGGCTTCCATGACGGACTTCGTGGTAAGCATGCTCTCTCCCTTGCTCTCGCGTCCTGTGCGGCGAATGGGTCTGCGGTTCTCGTCCCGTCGGTGCTTGGGGCGACACATCACTCGCCATTCATTTCAATCCCCTGAGCCGCTGCTTGGGTTGGCCGATTTGGCTGGCCTGCCCGCCGTCAAGGGCGTGAAGACTCTTTCTCTCCCTCTCCCCTTGACAAGTATATTATAGCATTTTCCAATAGCACCTGACAACACAAAAATAGCCCCTGAGAGGCATTCTAAGGCCTAGGTCTGCTCTATGTGGATACTTGGTCCAATAGAGACAAAACATGGTCTTAGAAGTGTTCTCAGGGGCTTACAGGGGCATATGCGGCGAATGCGGTCTTCCGTATAGGCACATTGGCCGCAATTGATGTCCCTCTTTCTCTTCTCTTGGAAGACCAAACTTTTTGTCAGGTTCTCTTGAAGTGTTTACCTAACTTTTTGTCAGGTTCTCTTGGAAAGTGCTTCCACTCCTCTCTTGGAGTGTAGAACTCGCAGGTGGGACAATCACCAGCGTAGACGTGACTGCGGCCAAACCTTCTCATATAGGCGCGACAAAGGTCACCGTGAAGGCATGGGGGTTTGCCCATCTTCCACCTTCTTCCCCTTGAATCATCGTCTTTTCCATCAAACAATCTGCGCCCCATGCCTACTCCCCTCGCACATATTTCATGCGGGCACCACAGTTTGGGCAGAAATTGGGGCGATACTCTGCAAATTCCTCATAGGTGGGGTAGTCGCTTTCCCCATCATCGCTTTCTACGACTCCGGCAAAGCCGCAATTGCCGCACCAGAATCCGTCCTCGGGCCGCGTTCTCGGCTCGACGTTCTCGGCTGTGTCCTGCCAAATGATATTTCGCATCCTCTTGAGGTCTTGTGCGGTAAGGACGAGTTCGCAGTCATCTGTGCAGATGGGATTTAGTCCCAACTTCTTGCAGAAGGCGTCAAAGGTAATGCCATAGACCTCCTGGCCATCGTCTGCGTCCTTGTACTTATCGAAGTCTTCGTTCATGGTAAAATCACTCAGATTGATCTCTCTCATGCGTATCCAATCTATTTCGAGTTATCTCCTAGGTCAACTGATTCATGGTCTTCGGGATAACGTAGGCATACTCTGCGGTACCGCGTACCCAACATCCTTGCCAGGTACTGTCAGGGGTAAAGCCACCGCTCTCAAGGGCGGAGACTGCCTTGGGACGAGTGGAGAAGACGCCAAGCAAGTTGGTGATGGGGTGGATGTCCGCCTCGGTGTAGTAGTCGTAGATGATGGCATAGACTTCCATGCTAGGCCTCCTCGCGGTCGGAATAGTAGTCAAGAAACTCGGTTTTTGCGTCGCTGATGGATGCCATGATGTGTGCGACGGTTTTCATGGTCATGCGATAGGGGTCAACGAACCTCGTGGTAACGTAATTGCCGAAGATAGCTTTCACCTGGTAGGTGTCGTTTACCTCGTCAAAGAGCATGTCAATGGTATCCCAGTCATCGCACATGACCAAACGCTTGGCATCATCGCTGTTTTCCTTCTTGTAGCCATGTGCCGCAAGGATGCGCTCGACCTCATAGAGAACCCTATCCATCAATACCCCTTTCCTTCTCTTGGAACAACTATATTATAGCAGAAAAACGCATCATCTGGCAAGTGTTTTCCTGTCTACTATGCCTGTGAGTCTCTTTTTGCGCTGTGTACGACGAGGGAGACGACGTGCTCGCTGAGATATTTAATACTATCGAGGTACAAGACGACATATTCTACGAAAGACTTGTCCATCCAGATGCAGATTCTGTCATTGTTTTCTCTCCAATAGAGGTCCAAGTCTCTTAGTATGAGAGATCCATTCTCATCGCAATCACGAAAACTAAGGTGTGCAACCCATTCGTGCAACTCGATGTCCTTGAGTTCAATATTACCAAAAGGGTCGTATCCATCATCAAACAACTCGTCGAACACCATGCGGCAAAGCATGACGAACTTGTCTATGTCCATCTTTAGTCCTCCTTGCGGCGAGACGCAAATCTGCTCTCGCACTCTTCGATTGCCATACAGATAGAGGTAGAGGTGGAAATGGCTTCTTCGGTGTCAACTGGCCTGGTCATCACGCCAATAACCTTACCATCCTTGTCGAATTTGACGACACGTACCTCATAGGCATTGTAAATGTGATAGTCACCATTATCGCACTTAACAGTGACCTCTGTGGACTCGTCTAGCGCAAAAGTCATCCCATCAGGCAACCAGATGACGCCATAGGCTTGAGCGTTATAGGCACCGAGAACGTTTTGGAAGATGTTGAGCGTGATGTAATTCATCTTTTGACCTTTTTTCTCTCTTATTGACGACTCCATTGGCGCAAAATACCTAGAAATTGTTTCATCCTTTGGAACAACTCTATTATAGCATTTTCCAATAGCGTCTGTAAACAAAAAAAAAGACCCCAGCCGCAAATGCGGCCAGGGTCTTCAGCAAGAGGTCTGGTACACCTGGGCAGGCTCGAACTGCCACTGTTCCTCTTTAGGAGAGAGGTGCCCTATCCATTTGGGTGACAGGCGCATTTTGCACGCGGAAACAACAGGGAAGACCATTTGTCTATCAACGTCCATTTGCAGTCGAAAAGGTCGCAAAGTCCGCAGACATTTCTTTTATGCATAATATGAAGTAGGTTTTCCCACCATCACGCGTGCAGGGAGGTGGTTGCCGCAAGGAAATTATGTCAGAGGGTATTTTTTCTGCTAAATGAAGTAACCTTCTGACCCATCACTTGCGGCCAATGTAAAGTGGCGGAAACATCATGACAGGGTGTCGTATATTGTTTCAAGTAATATGAAGTAACCCCACCATCCATCACGCCATTATTCAGCTATATTTAGTTATCAAGGTCAATGAACTTGGTCGAGCCGTCAAAGCCAGACACGAACTTGTGACCATAGTGCTCACTCAACTTCTCCCATAGGCGCTCGTTTTTTGAGTTGTTCCAATTTGCGCCAATGCACCAACAAAGGCTGAAGAAGCGCGTGCCGTCGAGTGACTTTAGGAAGTGGTCGTTGACAGGACTTGTGCATTTGCCGCAGATGGGGCAGATACCCACAAGATAGCGGTAACCATCATCTGTCTCTATGACCATGTTCTGGTAGTCGTGCTTGTGCTTGCTCTTGGGGGGCCTCTTGCGACTCTTGGTGGAGGCAGGAGCCGTGTTATCCTCGGGAATCTGTGCGTACTTGTGTCGCAGGCAGTCTTCGCGATACGTTGTGCTCATGTCTTTCTTCCTCTCAAGCGTCCTGTGTTGCCGCCTTTCCAGGCGGCTCTCTCTTTTGAGCCTGTCCTTGCTCCATGACCCAAGCGGCTGGCGGAGGCCAATCCGCCATTGTCTTGCGCACAGCCAGCCTTCTGACGTCCTAGGTATCGCCAAGTCGACTGTGGGAATGAGGGCATGTCAAAACCCTCTCAGACAGGCACCTTCGAAAAAGCAGCAACGCAAGACGCTTTTCCTTGGCTCCTTTATCTTCAAGAACCATTATAGGGGAGACTCTTCCAAGAGTCAAGTGGAAATCTCTAGGCGATTGCGATTCCAGCCTTGGCACGATTGATCTTGCGGCGAAGTTTGCGCATGATACCAAAGCTCTCTGAGTTGCGGCCATTGGAGAGGAAGCGGCGATAGCGGTCCTTAAGCTCCTTGACAAGGTTCTCGTTGGTCATTGTGTCTCCTTCTTTTATCTTAAATAGACTTTTAGCCCCCCTCGGATTCGAACCGAGACTGAACGCATTTTGAGTGCGCTTCCTCTGCCTTTGGGATACGGGGCCTAAAAACCTATTCTCTTATCTATTCTCAATACTACTGTCAATAGAGAATTTCTTCTCTTAGAAAAGCATTGCTTGATAGTCATAAAAGACCGTTGAAACAATGGCTCTTCTGAGAGAAGGCAGAGGGCAAGAAGTGGAAAGATTAGAACTTTCATCTTGCAGGGTCGCACCCTATCACATGTCCTACCATTAGACGACACGTTGCCTCTCTGCAATCTCTTGACCATGGACAAAGGCGCCTTCGCCATGGAACCTTTGCGAGATGGACTTGTTTACCAGCGTCCGCTTCGCCACTGCCTCTTGCCCAGCCCTCCGCGTCTGAGCCTACGGCCTCCTCTTCCTGAGGCAGGTGACATGACCTCACAGCTCCTACTAGTTTTCGTCTTTCTTTAGCTGCCCAAACACTGACGGTTTCTTCCAGTTTTGAGTTCGGGTCTTGGGGCGATACAACCTAGGACCCATAGGTATGCCAACTGAATGGCTCCCACTGTAAGAGACAGACGGCAAGGGGTAATCATCTGTCCCTTACAGTGAGGATTGGAACTCCCAATCTCACCTTGTTCATTATACCACGTTCTTGATTCAACTGTCAAGGAATTTCTTTTTCCTTTGAGAGATTGTTTTTCTTTTATCTCTCTCACTCTCTGATATATATCATATCATATTCTGTTGTCACGTGTAAAGAGGAGATTTTCAGCGAACCTAACTGCGTACTCGGCATTACGCCTTTGGGTGTTGGCAGTTGACCAAAATGTCAACCTTGGCCTCAGGGTCACAGGATTGTTCGCGGTACTCTAGACTATCCTTTTTCCCTCTCCGCTTGTTAGTTATATTATAGCATATGTACTATACTCTTGCCAAGAAGTTTTTTTCTTTCAAGAGAAAAAAGTCTGATAGCGCATCAAGGTATTGCACCTCGCGTGTCTATGACTGCGGTTTTGGAGACCGCCCCGCCTCTTTAACGGTATAATGCGCTGTTAGGCAGAGGGTGAGGGATTCGAACCCTCGGAACCTCTCGGCTCGCTTGTTTTCGAAACAAGTGCCTTCGTCCACTCGGCCAACCCTCTATGTTCTAACTGTTAAACTAACTCCTCAAAGATGATGCCGTATGATGGATTCGAACCACCGCTCGCAAATCGTCGCTTATAGAAGCCTATTCCCTTAGTATCACACCAAGAACGCCTGCTGCTCTCCCGCTGAGCTAATACGGCAAATATTAAATTAAGAGCCATCAGACTCGGCCATTGCTCTAATTGGTGCCCTCGCTGGGACTCGAACCCAGAAAATCTCCCGATTAAGAGTCGGACGCTTTAGCCAATTTAGCTACGAGGGCGTTTATTATATCAAAGCCCATTCTTCCTCAGAATAAGCATTAATATCTTCTTTAGTACGAGGTAAATTCATTTTATCACACCATTTACGAACAGCGTTATCAGAAAAGCCATACATCTTACCAATTTTGATAAAACTAGTAGTACGAATTAATTCTTTTAGCTGTTCTCTAGTGGGATATACAATATTTTTTTTAATTACCCCTTTTTTCTTTTTACGAATATTATCATCTTGTTGTTGTTGACGTAAAGACTGTAAAATTTTCTTTTGTTCATCTATACTTTGTTGAATACTTTGATAATAAACATCAACGTCAAAATTACTTTTAACTCCTGTCATATCAATATCGCCATATTCAATCATACGATGACAATTTGAGCAAACCATAATACATTTTTTAGCTTCAACAGCATAAGCGTCTTTTGCTCTGGTAATTCCACTACCACTTAAATTAAAAGATTTTTCTGATGGATTTAAATGATGGAAATCATACATATATTGTGGGTATGTCTTACCACAACAAAAGCATTTATTCCTAAAAGCATCCGTTAACGCACTTTTAATCCTTTTACGGTAACTAATAACATTCGTGCTATTGCTCATATTCGAACTCCTCTTATATAGAAATTAACCTTTCTATATAATATGAAAAATTCGATTAGTTAATTTCGAACTTTTGCCCATCAAAATTAACCGAGCTGATATAAACAGCATCGAACCTAACTTCTCTGTCAACGGCAAAACGCGCTACCACTGCGCCACCGGGGAGAACGCCTGATTGACAAATCAAATTATATCATACATCATATTCAGTTGTCAAGGTTTTCTTGACTACTCAGAAGGTTCTTTTTTAAGAGCCCTCTGAGAAATCAGCCGCTCCCACCGTTTCAATCGGTCCGTGGTTTGCGGCAGACCCTCAACCAGTGCTGCACCGTGGCCTTTTTGTAACCCGCTGCCACTCGTCGGGAGTTTTGGAAGAGGGGCGTCCCCTCTCTTCGCATTTGTAGGCTTTTCTTCTTACACCTTGAAGAGCCTAAGAACTCCAAGGCAGCCAGTCCTTGTTAAGGGAGCCGCTGGAAGGGCCACCCATGCGCTTCACGCCCGCATGAGACGGATCTCACCCCGCAGATGTCGTCGCGTCTGGATGCACAGTGCTTACCGCCCGAGTCTGTTTTACCTCTGACTCGGAGAGTAGAAGAGGGTGAAGCGAACTTCAATTTGGTCTGCCGCCAAGGGTGGACTCGAACTACCAACTTCAGCCAAGAGGGCTACTGCTTTTCCAGTTAAGCTACTCAGCGGCTCGAAGATCGCTCCAAGACAGGTAGCGGCAAGGGGGATGCTGGCGATTGTCATCTCGTCAGCGACGCTGCCCATCTTGGAGAGGTCTCTTTTAACCTCTCATATTATATCAGATTCGATATTCGGTTGTCAAGGAAAAACTTTGGAGGAGAGGATTCTTTTGACTTGCGAATTGTCTTTGTCGAAAAACCCTCTCCCCCTCGGACAATCATATTATAGCACGCCAAAAGTCCGATTGTCAACCATTGTTTTCTAGGAGTCAAACCAAAAGTAGACACGAACGTCCTGCGGATCAGCGTAGTACCAGGCAATCTCCACAAACGCCATCATGGCCTCGTAAAAATGCTTGAGGGACTTGTGCGGCCCCTCCTCGCCAGTCTTCACTCGCCTGCCATCTTCGCAAAGATACGTCTCCCACTTGGGGTAGCGCTTCTTGTCATGAAGTGCCTCGGCAATCTCGTTAAGCCCAAGCCAGGACGCGTGATGGTAGTTGCTAAGCCCGCCACCACGCTCATACTCCTTGACAATCTCGGCAGGACAGGCGTCCCCAAGCCCTCGTGGTTCTACGATAGGCTCATAGGAGACGTCACGCACACCAGCAAGAACGCCAAAGAGCTGATAATTGCGGCCCTTGTATGCCTCGCAAAGTTCCATGTGCTCGGGATTCTCGCCCCATGCATCTATCTTCTCGTAGATGGGAGCAGCCTCCCAGTGATAGCCATTCTTGTCCTTGAGACGACGAGCAGGATAGCAGTGAATGTCGCAGCCCATAAGTTTTTCCCTTTCCCTCTTCCTCTTGGAACAACTATATTATAGCATTTTCCAAGAGCACTAGACAAGCACCAATTCCCTGTCACTTCGCTCTGCCTCGTACTCCTCGCTTGACATCTCGGACACTACCACAGCGCCAGTCGCCATGGCAATACCTGTTGCGGAATGGTACCTGCGACATTGGTATTGCAGGTCAGCCCAGGCAGTCTCAAATACTGACTCACGTGGATGGTCCTTGTCAATGATTGCGATGGTGTCAATTGACTGGTCCTCGCCAGCACCTATGGTTGCGGCAAAGTACAGGCATTGCGACTCGTCGCTCACGTCTCTTCCAAAGTCGCGATACAGGGTCATAAGCGAGGACGTGGGGTCATCGAGTCTGTATATGCCAAGCACTGGCCGCACGTGAGAGTCCATGAGGGTGATGGAAAGGAAGTCATCCTTTGGCATCTCTTGGATGTCAGTCATGACCTCGGTGTTGTCCTCCTCCCAGTCCTCGTCGGAGAGCACACTCTCTGCCACAGACTGCGCAAATGTCGCCACATAGGTCTCAGCCTCATGGTCGTTCACCCAGTCATGGCTTGACATATAAAGCCGAAGCCTGTGAGTGCCGATATTCAGGATGATATTTCGAAATCTCAAGTCACGTCTCCTAGTGAACGAAGTTGTAGAGGTTTTCCATGGTGTCTTTAAGACGACTTGCTATTTCGGCCTTGGTGTTGCCCTTGCGGCTGCTGCTCCTGAGTGCTGCGATCTCGTCTCGCACCTCTTGGATGGCATTGTCAATCTGTTCAATGAAGATGTAGTAGTCATCGCCAATCACGCCATCGACGTTTTCAAGTTTCTCGCGGTACTCTCGCGAGAGATAGGAGTTGGCATCAGCCTCGTTGATGCCAATGTCAGAAAGCATCTCGTAAAAGTCGCAAGGGCGATCAATCCAATAGTCCTTGCCATTGACGTTGACGATGTTCAAAGGCTCGCCGTCATTGAACTGCTGCATAATAGAAAAGCCCCCTTTGCTGGTCTGTCCTTGTTATAGGACAATTATACAACAGAGGGGGCAGAGACGTCAACTAGAAAAGACTAGAGAAGGTCAAAGATGGAGAACTCGCGTGCGGCCTTCTTGAAGTCGTCAAGGGCCGCATAGAAGTCAGAGAAGGCGGCGTCAAGTTCCTTGTTCTCGTCCTTCTTGATGGGCTTTGCGGGCTTAGACTCGCTCTTTGGCTTCTCAGAGACCTTCACGGGTACTGAGGTAGTCGCACAAGTCGTGGCGCGAGTGCCGTTCTTGTACTCGGCTGCGGCCTTCTCGGCCTTGAGCCTGCGATTTTCCTCCTCAAGTTCACGAAGTCGCTTGGTAAGAGCGTCAGACACCTGCGGCTTGGGCTTCTCAGAGGCGGAATCCGCAACTTCCTTGGCCTTCTCTGCGGCCTTGGTGCTAAAAAAGTGTTCAGTATAGCCGTCAACGAAATCATTTGCGAGGTCAGTCAGCACAGAATTGACATCTTCGCCCTTTTTGTCCTTGCGGAAATTATAACCCTCAGAGTCCTTATAGGACACGCCACAAGAGGTCTTACCGTCCTTGTCAATTACCATACTGGCGTTCAGATTGAAACCAAAGCTCTTGTCCATCTTTCTCCTTCTTACTCATCCTCTGCGGTGTCGATAATGACGCTAGTGTTGCCCCATACGTCCACCGTCTCTCCGTTGTCGCGATTGATGATGACCAGCCTGTTTTGGTAAGCCTCGACCGTGTAATGGCCGACATAGGTCTCGATCAATGCGCTTCCACTATAGACCCTTACTGCTCTTGGCTCATTGGTGTCTTGCCCGATAGTCTTTTTAAAGGAACGTCTTGCAAGAAAGCCTTGTTGAGAGTAGAACAGCCAGATAAGGCTGAAAACAATCAGAAATGCCAAAAGATAGCAGATGCACTTACGAAAGCCATGCGCCTTTGTAATTGACTTGATTTTATCTCTTACCTTATCCAACTGTCAACTCCTTTCCAAGAGTCAGCCTATAAGTTTTTAGTTTATGTTTTTTAGTTTATCTAATATGTATTCCGTTAGGACCATACTTTTCTCCGGGAATATAGTTTAATTTTCTAGGCACTTCTATTCCTCCTTACTTTCGATAAAGAATAGCATACCCATATCTATAACTATATATACTCCTTCTTTTACCAAACTGTAGCAATATCAATGGTTCCAGCTTGGCAATAATCCAAAATAATCCCGGTTCCAAGACTCGTAGCAATGATAGTGCCCTTTGCCATTTGGGCAGCCACAATCACATAACCGCCATACATTTTCACACCATCGCCACGCACCCAATAGTCACCATCAATACCCATGGCATGAGCGTTTGACACCACCCCTGCCATGTTGAGATTGTAATATGTCTCTTTACGGCCATTGAACCAATTGATGCCACTTGAGGGCGTGAGCATTCCGCTACCTGATGGAGCACCATAAGAAACGTTTGCGGAAGAATTAACTTGTGCAGTTTTTGCAGCCTTGGCCGCACGCGCGGCTTCTTCTTCTGCGGCTTTTCTAGCGGCCTCTTCCTCGGCAGCCTTCTTGTCTGCTTCTGCCTGCTCTTGGATTGGCCGCAAGCGGTCAATCTGTGCTTGCACGTCTGCGATGTAGACGAGCGAGTCTATGTCAATTTGCGTGTCTGCGTCTTGCGGTAGGTACTCTGCCAATTCATCTCCAAGAGAGGTGAGAATCTGTGCCAACTCGCTCTTCTTTGCATCCATCTCGGCGTCCCACTTGTTTGGGTCAAGCCACCCCTCCTGATAGGACTCGCGCCCCTGTAAGGTGATGTTTGATGCCTTGATGGTGCCTGCGTGGGCGGGAATCGCGATAGCCAAGGTTAGACCGCAACCAACCACAATTGCACCCACTGTCTTTTTGGGACTTAGAATGATAGCCTCCTAAAAACATGCGGCAAACCCCCATTTTGGCGCGTAGTCAGTGCCATAGTGAGAGGTCCATTCTTCCAGAGTCCTGGTGTTGACTGTGCCAGTGGAGTCCATTACAAGACCGTCACCGACATAGATTCCTATGTGGCCATAGCGCAATCCTGCGCTGCCACTATTGGAGTGACTTGGAACCGCTATAATCATGCCAGCAGAAAGCTCATTCGTGTCAGCGCTGGCACAATATCTCCAATACATGTCACAGGCGTTCATTTCCTCAATGTCAAGCCCCGCGTTCCTATAGACCTCTATCACCCATTGGGCACAATATCCAACAGGCGTGGTAGGGGTTTCATATGCGGCCTTGACTATGCTTGCCTGTACCTCCTGCCTATGTAAGACTTCTCTCTCTTGGATGCGTGCCTGCGCATCTTCCAAGATAAAGTGGAGTCTGACATCGTCTAAGGTGATAAGGCTCGGTGCCTTTTCGCCTAATATCGCGTAGGCATATGTTATCTCTTCTCGTGTTTGGGAAAGTTTCTCTAAGTCCACGCCTTCGCGGACTTGCGTAAGAATAGAGGGAGAGGGGCTGGAAGGCAACAGACCAGCCCGCTCTCCCAAGGTGTCCGCCAACACCAATTGCGGACACATCATTCCCCAAACAACCAAAAGGGGAAGCCAAAACTTGGTTTTCATAGAATCCTCCAAAAGTCATTCTATTTATTATATGATTTTTGGAGGCAAAAAATTATTCTACATTGCCCTTCTCAACACCTGTAGGGCTGATTTGCGGCATCTGGTTCACCATGTCGGTGTCAACCTCATATCCAAGGGTGATTAGGGTAAACACCATTCCCCGCAAGAACCCTATGTTGTAGTTCGAACTGAGACCACTTGCGGAATGCGTCACATAGGACTCTGACTTGTAGATGGCGTTCATCTTCTCGTTGAGCGTGTCAAATTGGTCAAGTGTCATCTACACCACCCTGATGTTCTTCTCATTCAGCAACTTCGCAATGTCCATGTAGTTGCGGCAATGCTGGCAAGGAGAATTCTCGCTGATGCACTTGTGGCGGCAGTCAACCTTGTTGCGGGTATACGTCTGGGTAAGGCCAGTGTTGGGAACGTCAGGCAGACCATCAATGATCTCCGCAAGGTTGCCATGCCAGTATTTGCGCTCATAGAATGCACGATACAGCACGTCTGCCCGCTTGAAGTCATAGGCCTTGTCTTCGCCAACCGCAAACTCGCCTGTGTCAAAGTACAGACTGAGCCTGTCCATGTCCTCGGGGCGACAGAAGAAGGTGTCGGACAATGCCTTTGGGACGCTTGATAGGGGGCGGTTGAGAACGACCCTCAGCCGCACGCCCCTTTCGTTGCACCAGCGAGAGACGATAGGCAGATTATAGGCTAAATCGTCAATGACATAGACTTCAGACACCCCAAGAGTCTCTACCTGATATTCAAGTTGGGTAAACGAGCAGGCAGCCAAAGAAGGCACGAGAAAATATTTGCACTCATCTTTCTTCAACTCTTGAATGCGGCCCATGTCCTTCGCGTCAAGAACGAAGCGCACGTTATCTCCGAGTTTCGCCAGAGTAGAGGCAATCTTCACGTCAATGGCGTTTCGAAAGCGGATGTTTACCTGCTTATCCTTGTATGCCGCAATGAAATCGACAAGCGCGTTGAGCGAGTTGTCCTCCTTCGAATAGAAGATGTTGAACTCGTCTGCCTTGTCGTTCATTGGCAGGTTTTGATACTCGAAGTTAGTCGCAAACCTCAATATCTCCCACCTTTCCTCGAAGCCAACTGGACAGGTCGCCGAGCGTCACGTGATAGGAGTCCAAAAGGGCATAGACAGTGGCGCGAGAGACAGGAGTGATGCGGGACTGCCGCACAAGTGCATCAACCGCGTTCTCAAACTCCTCCTCGGCCATCCCAAGCACATAGGGATTTCCCACCTGAAACACGTCAAACATCACATACCCTCCTCGAAGGCGCAGGTTTTGACGTAGTCGTAGAAGTCATCCCAGGCGACTCGCCATGGGTCAAAGGCATCATAGGCGTCGCTTACAATATCCTTCAGTCTGCCATCATCAAGGTCTCTTGGAGAAAGTCCCATAACAAAGGCAGAGAAGAGGTCGCCGCAAGAGTCAACGTTGTTGATGAACTCTCTTTCTGTCATATAGCCTCATTTCTCTGTTAATCTTTCATTTTATCTATATTAAAACGAATCTGACGTTTCATGTCAATGGAAAAGCCTCTCTCCACAGTAATATCACAATTGCGGAGAGGGGCTTGATAGAAAGGGGTTAGATTGTCAGGTGGTTGATGAAGTCAACGATGTCCTTGTTTCCCTCGAAGTAGTCCAAGAGAGAGAAGACCTTGTCATTGAGGGCAGTCAGCATGGTAATGTGGCCAAAGTCTGGATTATCAATGGTAGAGTGATAGTTGCCCAGATCATAGGAATAGACGTGTGTCTCTCCATATGTCTCGATGTAGTTATGAAGTGCCTCTGGCGCTGTAATAGTCGGAGTCGAGAACCACCACAGGCGGTCATTGACATCCATTGACTGGCAGTCAGAGATGAGGATGATGCGGTCGTAATGCTTGTTCATGCACTGGAAGACGGTCGTTACAAAGGTGCCACAGCCGCAATTGTCGTTGGAACATAGTCGCTCGATGAGACCAAAGGGACTCATTGCGCGATTGATGTCTACACAACGGCAGGCCTTGTCTGCAAACTTGTAGACCTCAAAATCGGAGCCAGACAGATAGAGAGCCGCAGCATAGCACGCCCCAACCTCAAGAATGGAGACGGAACTATTGGTGCTGATGTCAGCGTCCATGGAGCCGCTAACGTCAAGGACAATCGCATTCTTGCCATAGAAGGGCGGCATGTTATCGATTGCCGTAAGAAATGCACTCTCCAACGCTGTGAATACACAAAAGTCGCTATAGCCGCAATTCTTCAGTTGCTTGTAGGCAATGAAAATCTGGTATGGGAAGATACGAGACTTTGCAATCGCCATCTTGTTGACGATGGCGCGGCATAGGTCTGTCTGGATGAACCGCTTTCCGCTGTTTGTCAACCCGCACACCTTGATGATGTTGCGCAGGTTTCGAATGAGGGCAAGGTACCCAAGAGAGCCAGAGACGACAAGATCAACCCACACGCAGGCCTTCTCCTCGTCAGACTTTGCCGCAAAGATACGCGTCTCCCAGGTGTTGGGCGTGGAGAGCGAGTTCGCCTTGTACATATCAATGACCGCAGAATGAGTGTGGGTGATGTTGACAAGGTCAAACATGTTGTACTTCTTGTCCTTCATCTGGTACTTCATAATCGAGTAATCGCTGAGATTCCTGATGTAATCAGATACCCCACGCACAAGACCATGGGAGCGCTTGTCTCCCAGAGAGTCAATTGCGGCAAATACCTCCGCCACGTCATCTGGGCGACGGAAGAACTTGGAATAGAAGGCTCGCTTGCCATCGAAGGAGAGCGCGTTCACCTTGGCCGCAAGGTACTGTGAGACAGAGCGCATGCCAAGTTCATTGCGGGCAAAGACAGCAGCCTTGGCCGCAAAGACAGCGCCATACTTCTTGACCATCTCGTCTGTAAGCGCATCAAAGCGAGAGAGTTGATCATTCTCGCTCTCATAGAAGCCGCCGCTGAGGAAGGAACTGAACAGCATGTTCGTCCACTCCATCTCGACGCTCTTGGCGTATGCGGCACCACCCTCGTGAGTGGCAACCATCTCGGGCTTGGCCTTTTGATTGAACTTAGACATATGTAACATCCTTTCAGGAAACAATGAGACAGAGTATTATGAGTCAAATTGATAGTTTGAAGTAACTTTGTCTCCCATCACTGACAATATCATGAACCTGCGGCAAGGCACAGTAGAGTGGACCTTGGCCGCAAGCTCAACTATTATATTACCTTTTTAGATATTGAATGTCAATATATTTTTTTATTCTAGTATGCAGGTATCAGAATAGCACACGCCATTAGAATCTGAGAACCCAGCGTAGTCAATCAGGTATGCCTTGTGGTCTGCATATGTGACACCTATGTTCGCATCATAGATGTCAGGAACTCCGAGTTTGGCCACTACCTCGAAGAATCGCTTGGCTATGCTGTCTCCCCACCCATCGATGAACAGCGCCTCAAGGTCGTCGGACATCATGCGGTTATTTTCGCCCCTGAACTTTGCCTTTTCTATTGAGTCACAGAACGTCTTGCTACCACTGGCAAAAGAGTTTCCGTTGCAATAGTCGTTACTGACATCGGAGTCAACCCTGTTGGAAACATAGACAGGAATATAGCCCCACAACAGCCCGACCTTTCGAATTGGGCAAAAGCACTGTGCGACATCGGGATAATGGGTCTTTACAAAGTCATAGACGCACTTCTCGATTCCGCAGTAGTCATTTCTGCTTTGCCGCATGGCATCCAGAAGTTCCTTTGGACAATTGCGGCCAAAGTCTTTGCCTGCGCGACAGAAACTTTGCTCTTCGTCAAAGTCATCATGGTAACCAAACAGAGGTATCTTGACGACATAATCGGGGAGATTCTTGAGGAAGATGACTATCTTTGTGCATCCACTGCAAATATCCTCACAGTCCTTGATGCTTTCATGTAGCATTTTCTCTGCTGCATAGGCGAGTCCGTCGTTACGGTCGCTCCAAAGGATGTCCCCCTCCCAATTCATGTCCTTGGTTGGCTCAAGACATTCCTGGATATAGTTGAAAATCTTATCGTCGGTCACAGAAGGCCATCTCCTTTCTCTTCATATAAGAATATCATATGAATGCGGCATACGTCAAGCCAATTTTGGGTACAATTACAGCAAAGAAAGGAGAATGACCATGCCATATGTAACATTGAGATGTGAAAAGTGCGACAACACAGACTGCCCAATAGCGAACACCTATGTGGCGCAAGGTTCACAGGAGGGTTGTACGCGAGAGGTGTCTGAGCGCGAGATGGAAGAGTTGCAGCACCAATTGACAGAAGTGCTTCCCTTTCTCGCAAGACGCCATCGCACTGATTCAACAGACGCACAGTTTGCGCAAATAGAGTCTATGCTGTGGCAAACCTATATGTCACCTCTTGGGCACAAGCTGAATGCCCTCGGTAAGGTCGACTTTCGACTCTCCGCCAACAAAGATTGACGGCAATGCCCCAATAGTCGATAGAGGCATAGGTATTGCCGCTCGTGTCCAAAAGACAGACCTTGGTATAGGTGCCTGTGTTTATCATGCGAACGCGATAGAGTCGCTTGAACTCAAGACAAACATATTCGTTAATTTTGTGAGAGATGCCGATATACTGGGCAAATCCCTCATAGATTGCGTCCCGCATCAGAAAAGCACCATCTTGTTAAAGTCATCAGCGGTTACGAAAAGGGACTCGTCGTTGTCTACGTCCTCAAGATAGAGACCATATTCGTCAACATAGGAGACGATGCAGACTCGGCCCTGATAGCGCACATAATCATTTACCTTGAACATGCTTTTCCCCCTTCTCTTATCCTCTATATATAATATAAAAAGTGGGGGCACCTGACAAGCACCAATTATCTGTCAGCTGCCCCCACTTTATTTTATATTAGGCGTTGGTCTTGGACTCGGCTTCCATACTCCAGTCATAGTTATCCCGCACCATCTGGTCGGAATAGCATTCGATAAGTCTTACCTGTGCTTGTGTCAGTACAGATAGGTCTCTTACGGTTGTCAGACGTCCAGACAAGAGCGCTTGTCGCATTTGTCCGATTGAAGTCTCCACAAGGTCCAAATATTGCTCAATTGCCGCAAACGCGGCATTCGCGTTCTTTTCCAACAGCCCTCCTATAGCCCAAGAAACTCGCGCACTTGTGCTTTGACGAGTTTGTCAATCATGGAGAGATTGACCTGCCCCTTCTTCTTCTTGAAGAAGTCCCAGAACTCCTCTTGCATGATGTCATCAACCGCAAGGCACATCATATAGCCAATGTGCTTGTGACTGTTCTCGTCAAAGTCCTCTCCGAGAGCCAAAGACACCTTGTTGCGGCACTTGTCGAGAAAGGCTGCGGTACAGCACTCATCAACGAACTGACGCTCGTTCTCGCTAGGCGCGTAGACCTTCTTAGGGCGAGACTTCTTCTGGTGAAACTCGTCACGAACGATCTTGGCAATCGCAGGACGGCCATAGGAGTCCCGCACAGAAGGCTGTGCCTTGATGACGATGCCCTCGCCAATTGCATCGGCGGGTAGGTTGAAATGGTTGGATTCCAGGAGAGAGTCAATCTTCTCTTGAGTAAGGTCTGCTCCTGCCCCGCGCCATAGTTCTGGCACATATTGGTCATAGATGCCACTAAGCATGCAAGACCAATCCTCATAGAGAAGATAGTCGCCAGTGTCGGTGTCATAGACGTCAAACACCCAGAAACCACGCTTGATATACTGCTTGATGGAGCCAAGGCACTTGTTCTGCCCAAGCCACTCGCCATAGACGATGTAGTTGGGATTGTTCACGCAAAAAGCACGCAAGGGCTTGATTGCATCATCATTCTTCATGTACTTGCAAAAGCCCTGGTTGTCAGTCTCTTTGGTCTCTCCAACCTCGCGCGTGCGAGAGCCACAATGGATGTTGGCATCGTCGTCTGCCCAGATGCAAGCGTTAGTGCCGTCAATCTTAGGCTGCACAGACACGAGAGGAGCGCTCATCACGTCTGCCACCTGCGGCTTGTTGGCACGCTCAATGTGAGTATAGGCACGATAGTTAGACACTGTTTTTTCCCTTTCTATTGGAACATTATTATAATACTATTCTTGAACCTTAGAGTCAATTGAATTCTCAGTTGCAAACCGCATAAACGGTATATTGATAGTATCAACATCTGGCATATTCTTACCCTTTAGGCTGTTCCAAGAATCCATCAGACGGTTGGCATCGCGGAATGCCTCTTCAATAGTCTCAAATTGATATGTCTTCGTGCGAGAATCAAGCACACGATAATTAGCGTTGCCTCTCTTATGGTTCTTACGACCATGGGCGGTATATCGAACTTCCACATTGAACTTATTGGGAAAGTCTGGGTCACTCACAATAAACACGATTCGATTACTAGAATACTTACACTGAAGATAACATAGCCCTGCACGCTGAGTACGACGAAGAATCCACTTATCACGGAAATCAACAGAATCCATATATTAATCCTTCTTAAAAAAAAAGACTCTCTTCCTTGTTACATTAACAGTATAACAGAAGAAAGTCTTATAGTCAAATGTTATTTTTGATAAGAGAAGTACAATTCTTGCTCTTAGAATAGAATATGTTGTCAAAAATATCCGCAGGAATTTCAATCTCTGCAATTTCATTGGTATGGGTTATGACGAGATTGCAAACAACATTATTCATGCTATATGTTTCGCGCTTATCTTTGCAGATACGACCCATCATACTTGCAATAGATTTAGAAGTAAACCCTGCAAGACGAAGAGTACCCTGCCAAGGGTTAGGATGATTAGTCATATCCTGCTTAATCATACTATGGTCGAGATACCCATCAGGCATGGGACCATTGCCATGACGAGTCAGATAAGAACGAGTAACATAATATAGCTCAATAGGAGTATCTTCCCCAAGAGTACCAATAATAAATGGAATCATCTTCTTACAACCAGTGTTAGAAGGAGTAAGATGCGGGAAATCTGCCATGTTATCCATATCAAGGGCAAGACCCTGTCCACCTTCGAAGATAATAACATCATAGTGATTGAGCAGACTCTTGACGCTCCAATCGTAAACAATGGACGACACATCGTCAATCATGGCGTTGAAATCATCAACCCAATGCTGCTTCAGTCCCTCAATATCAAGTCCGGGAATGGAATCAAACCTGATTCCCTTTTTATGCTCATAGTACCTCTGAACGTCAGAGATATACTTATAGAGAACGCTGTTACCAAGACCATAAAGGTTTCCGACCTTACGAGTTATAATTCCATCATCGTCATCATCGCCATCATTATAACGAGCAATGGTCTCAAAGATACCCATACCGCAAGACCCGTGCCGCACGTCTCGCCCTTGCTCCGCAAACTGATTAGCAATCATATCAAACGGAGTAACGACACGAGATCTAGCATCCATATAAATTTCGCAAAAAATATTTCCATACTCTTGGACATAGGTCATAGGATTGACAAGAAAATCCTGATGGAAGTAGGTATCGGAGCCAAATTCGCTACCAGCTGCAAAGTGGTGATAGATATGGCGGAAGTTACCAAACTCAACGGTATGACCTCGCTGAGGGCCACCGTTATAAAGGATGGTCAGGCACTTCTTGCCATCCTGTTGAGCTTTAGCCGCAAGATTGGCAGACACAAGCCCCTTGCCCTCGTCTCCATAGTTGGCTCCAATAACGAACTTCACATCAGGCATTAGTTACCATCCAATTCCATCGCTATCTCTGATAATATCATTATTCTCCATAACGATAGGGCTGTCAATGAAATTATCATGACTGTTGGACTTCTTCACGATTTCAGAGATTGTCATTGGAAGAGCGTTGAGCGTGCTGGTGTAGAAATTATGTCCAAGAAGCATTCCCCAACTCTTCTCAATGTTCGTCTTATACCAATTATAACTAGTGCCATCGTCATTTACGGCAACATGATAAATGTTGTACTTCTCAGATGCCTGCTTGTAAAGAGTCTCTGTCGTATTGGGGAGAGAAATCTCGCCAGAAATTCCAAGCGTCTTCTTAAGGAGCATTTCAGGAAGGTATGGATTCAGTGGTTCGTCGCCAAGAGTGATGATGGTGCCCTTCTCGCCACGCTTCCAACAATCAAGATCACAATTATTCAGACCGAAGTACCAAGCGGCAGTATACGACTCAAAACCGTTGCCACCGCCGCCGCCCTCAAAATAAATCTTGTCAAGCGACTCGGCAATGCGAATGTCGCTTTCGAATTGAGATGTCTGAATTGGGGCCATGTCATAGGCAAGATCGCCGATGCCCATAATCATAAACTCAACATCTTCGACAGACTTATAAAGTTCTTCCATGATGTTATTCAGACTCTTGGCGACCTTTACAGAGACATCGCCCATGGAACCTGTGACGTCAAGAGCAAGAATCACAGGGCGAGAATGCGGGTGCTCATCAGAGTCTCGGCATTCTCTCATCACCCCTGCGGGGTCAAGTTCCTTCTCAAGACGATGGGACTTGAACATTTCCTGAGCAGAGTAACTGCCCTTAATGCTGCCTGTCGCAGTGTCGTAATCATAGCCTCGACGAGTAGAATAGTCAGCAAAACTCTGAGCAGACCAATTGCCATATCCCATGTCTAGTTCTCCTCAGCCTTGTCGGTGTCAGACTCAAACATTCCGTTGAACATGCTGCCAAACATGTCAGAGTTGCTGTTCATCAGCATAAAAGGAAGCATCATGTTCGTGCCATTACCAGAAGAATTGGAACCATTCATCATCTTGGAGAACATCATGTACTTCATCATGTCCTCCATACCCTTCTTGCTTCCAAAAGCGTTACCAAACATGGACACGATCTTGCTGAAGAAATAGGTGTTGCCCATAAACATGTGATGCTCAGGAAGAATCTCTCGAATGTCAGAGTCCTCATAGTTGAGAACCTTGATATTCTCATCGGCAACCGCAATAACACAATTTGGCTTGCCGTTGACAAGAATAATGTCACCGATGTTTACCTTATCGGTGGGGATAACAAAGAACATCTCCTCGCCAATATCGAATACGAAAGAATCGCAATTTACAAGACGATTGTCTTTGATGCTATAAGCCCTATAGCCATGAGATGTCTTGACAGCAATTTTTCCATCCATGGATAGACGGCACATACCAGGCTTGAGATTGCCAAACATATTATCAAACAAGTTCATCATCTTCTTTATCTCGTTCTTTTTCTTGTCCGCCTATCATTATACATATAAAAAAATCGGGTGTCCAACAAAAATTGTCAGACACCCGAAAAAGAGAGGCTACACATTGCGGATATAGAACTCGACAGCGGTCATGATGAACTCAGATAACGTGTTGAAATGCCAGTTCTCCGCAATCTGTGCCCAGCGCTTCATAGTATCTGCTGGAATCATCGTCTTCTCCTTCCATAAAATATGTACAATATATCTTATGAAAAGCAAAGATAACTAATTATCGAACTTTGCCCTACAATAATCCTCGACAACGCATTTGAGTTCATCGGCAGATATGAAATTTTCCTTCTCAACATCACTCACAGGGATATTGTTCAGTGTCTCTGGCTTACCATCTATAGCAAGACGTCCAAAAGAGACGAATCTGCAACCATTGGGATGCGTAAAAAGACTGAATACCATCCACTCTTCGATATGTCCGTCATGCCATCTATAATATGACTGGTCTGGATCGATTTCAATCATGTCTCTTCTCCTCTATCTTATGCTTACGCATGTAGTCTTTGATATATTGGATGTTGTATAGTGTGTGTTTATCATTCGGATGTGTCACAAGATAATCATATTGACGTCTTAGATTGTTTCTGACATTGTCTTGTTCTGTTTGCGTCATCCTCAATTCCTTTCTTTTCCATAGTCATTATATGGTAAGCGAACTCCAAGAGTCAACAAAAAATTGCGGCAAATCGAAAAGTATTTTTCTATTTTCAATTGCTGGGTTTGCATGCTATAATATCTATGTCAGCAAGAGAGAGGACAATATAAAATGACTGTTGACGAGTTGCGGGAAAGTGTCGTGGCGGACGCCAAGGACTATATTGACGACGAGGTGGATAACTATATCTGCGAGGCATCTGAAAATGATGACGCAGAGGATATTTTCGAAAATATTTATAACGACATGTACGCTGGCAGTGTTACTGGCAATGATAATGGCTCCTATTCCTATTCTCGAAGCCTGTCCAGGGCTTTGATGGTAAACATGCTTGACACGCCCGAGTTCATTGACATGATAAAGAGCTATGGTATTGACCTTGTGGTATGTCTTGCGGGTGGAGACTGGGAAAGTCTTGAAGTCGATTTCCGTTGCTATCTTCTTGATCAGGCATATTCTGACCTCTGCGACTACTTCATTCAGAACCATATCGTTCAGAAGGTGGAGAACTAATATATGAGTTCTGCTGAACTTTTTGAGGGAATTCTCGCCTTAATGGATAAGTTGTATGATGATGGAGAGATGCGCTATGCCGCATATGACTCTCTATGGAACGCCCTTGAGGCATATGCCGCAAAGTGTGCCGAGGAATGCGTGGACAAGGAGGAGAAGTAGTTGGACGCAAATGCTATTCAAAAGTTGGCTGATTCTCTTGGGACGGCTGTTGATTCAATTTGGCAGATGAAGCCCGCTATTGTACAGCAGCATGTCTACAATAGCGTTGTGGCCATTATTGTTGGGCTGATTTTCTTGGTTATTGCGTTTTTTGTTTGCCGCAAATATTGTAATTGTAACGCTAATGTTGATGACGCTTCTATAACTGCCTTCGTTTTTTGTATAGTCACCATTGCGACAGGGTCTGTTCTGTTTCTGTATAGCATGTTTTCTTTTGTCAATTGGACGACAGCCCCAGACGTATGCTTTATCAATTATATCATGAGTCTTTGTTAGATAAAAAAATGGCCCCCTCGTGTGAGGGGGCTTTTCTTTTACCTAAATGATGTCTATCTTTGACTTGTCTCCATCCCATGCTTTTAGGCAATGATAAGGTATGAAATAATGATAGAGACAGAAGCAATTGTCCTTGACTAGCATCTTTCTATGACCAGGGACGTCAAGAGAGAACTTCCACTTTCCATTATATGGGGCGAAGTCATAATGCATGTGCCCATGCGCCCAAACGTCAAAGTCAAGGCGCTCGCGAAGTTCGTCTAGGTACTCCTCTGCTTCAGTTGGTGCATATTTTGCACCATCTGCGCGACCACGATAGCAGAATTCAGCGGGACAATCATGCGAGAGGATGGCGTCAAAGTGCTCTCCCTTATGCGGCGTCAAGAAGGCGTCTGTCTCTGGGATGTTCAACTTCTCCTGCTCCCACCACGTCTGATGCCTGATGCGGAAGTGCCTGAAGCCACGTCTGGCTTCCGCAATGCCCTCAATGTCGTCTTCATCAAAGATGCCGCCATCAATGTCATGAGAGTCCGCATGGGGAATAAGCAGACAATGCTCGCCGCATAGGTCGAGGATTGTCGTATTATCTACGACATAGCGCCTTGGATATTCGACGCCACCAATAACGATTGGCCGCACTACCCCACCAAACTGGTTGCTCTTGGAAAGTTCCTCTGCCCAGTCATAGTTGTCATGGTTGCCAAACATAAAGATGACGGTATAGGGGTCATTATAGATGCGATTCAGGTTGTCAATGGTCTGCTGTTCATATCCTGGCCACATGAGGCCACAATCTCCTAGCACCACGATGATGTCATCTTTTGTTATCTCTCCCTCATAGAAATCAAAGCAAGAGAGGTTTCCATGAATGTCTCCCTTGAGAATAAGCATTATCTTCCTTTCTAAGAAAAAGGCCTTGCCCGATAGCGGCAAGACCAAGAAGTGCTAGTGGTGGAGAACGTCACAAGTCTTGTCAATATGGACGTTTGTGATTTGTTGCAGTTCACTTACTGTCCAATAGTCAGAGATGATTGGGGTGACATGGTTATAGACGGTGTAATCAAGGGCATCGCCTTCGACATAGAAGTCAACGCAATAGCGCCTGAAGTCATCATCAACCTCTGGAATGGAGTAATCAACGAAGGCTACGCGCAGCGTTTCTCCTTCCTCTTCGGTTGTCTTCTCAATTGTGAACTTACGAGCCGCGAGCATGGGAAGAATGGCATTTGCGGCCTCTTTGGCCACCTTGGAGCCACTAGATTGTTGCTTGGTAAGGTCAAAAAGGAGAATAGTCACGACTTCTGCCTGGGTTAGATAGGGATCAGACAGGGTCATCGTGGTCTTGGGCTTGAGGCAAAGCATTAGGCATCCACCTCGTCCCACTCCTCGTCAGTTCCCTCATAGCGAAGAAGATCAAAGTCCTCAACCGCGTCATCGTCAAGAGTGAACGTAAGAAGTGTGCTCCAGACACTCTTCTTATACTCTCCATTGCGGTTGAATGGAATACGAACGTTGAAAAGGAAAGTACCATCCTCTTTGGCGTCAATGTCAAGGCAGTAGTTACTCTTGACAAACCTACCATTAGACTTGATAAGCCCCTCTGTCTTAGATACTGCCTCAAGATGAGTCTCCATCTTGGAGGGGTAACTCACAACAAAGCCATTGCCAAAAAGGAGGAAAGCGCGGGTTACATCACGAAGAATCCGCGTGTTAGACATGCCTTCGAACTGTACGTGATTGATGGCATATCCAAAATGGAAATCATAGGGGGCATCATCATAGTTGAAGGCCGTCGTTTCGTCATTCTTGTAATACTCATTTACCTGAGTCAGCACAGATGCAAGAACTCCAATAGCCTCAGCATAATTGAACTGTCCATTCGTTACCTCAGCCACCTTGTGAGTCTTTGTGGCCTGCGTGTTATAAGACCAGACGACATTGTCGTTCTCGTCCATGAGCCTGTACGTCTTTGTCTGCTGCTCAGTCTTATCAACAGGACGCATAATTGCCATGTAACAATCCCTTCTCTCAAATCAACTTATAAGACCATTATAGCAGGTTACTTGTCCTGCTGTCCAGATTCTTCTGCCCCACTCTCGCAATGTGTCATAAAGTCCTGAATGGAGGTCGTAAGACCATCGCAATAATTAGACACGGCGGTGAAGTTGTCATGAATGGAATCGATGATCTTGAGGGCAGAGTCAGACTGGTTCTTGACTGTGGCAATTGCCTGAAGGATGGTAACCATGTCCTGCCCACTAAGCGTGTATTGATCTAGCATGTATTCCTCTCTTCCGTGCGGAAAATTCTTGTTTGCTATTTGCATTATAGAGAATGCTTGTCCCGCATGTCAACAGAAATTCTTTCCCTTTTGGAAAAATTTTTTCTTGACTTTTTCAACACTGGAATCTAGTATATATAGTGGTACGCATGAGCATGTGTATATGGCGCATTTGCCGCAAGTAAAAATTTCTGCTTTCCAAAAGAGAAAGATGCGTGCTATAATGAGTATGTCGAAAGGGGAAAAGATAATGTATTGGCATGTGATTGTGTACGAGTCATATCAATATATGGACTATGAGCATAAGATTCACACCGAACGTAGCCCAGTTTTCACACTTGACTTTGAGACATCTTGTGAAGCAGATGAGTTTGCCGCTGAGATGTGGCAAGAGGGTTATCAAACCACTATACGACTTGGCTAGGAGAAGACATGTATAGAGTCACTTTTGGAAAGTACGATTACTTTGATGGCAATCACAGGATGTGGGAAACAGATACGATGACGTTTGACTCTCTTGACAAGGCCATCGCATTTGTCAGTACCTTTGACCCGCACGAGCAGATTCCAACCATTGAGGAGATTCGATAATGGCAAAGCAAGTCTTTCCTGGAAGTCTTTCTGGTCGCACCATGAAGGCTCTCATGTCCTTCGCCAAGAAGGATAGAGGCTATAATCTTCTTTGCACTCCTCTTCTCTGGCATGGCCGCGTCTGGGCAAGTGATCAGTGTTGCATCGCTGCGGTTGACTGGGTAATGGCCGCAGAGGAACTTGATAACGAGAAGGTGTATCAGATTCCCTACGAGGCAGTCGAGAAGGTACTCGTTGGGAACGAATACTATATCTCCACCATCACAGGAGACCCCCAGATTGTGAACCTCAAGGTTAAAGACTCCGCTTGTAAACTTGAGGACATCACTGACAAGATTGGTAAGACAATGTCTCAGATGCAGACATTTCTTAATGCAAGCGTGAAGCTAGAGGATATGACAAGTCCTTGCGCTCTTGCGGGTATTGCCCCAGGCTATCTGGCAAACGTCTGCGCACTTGCCAAGGCTGTCGGCAGTCCGACCATTAACATGGACTATCGTGCGGTCAATGCGTCTGATGCGTTTCCGCTTCTCAAGGTGAAGTTCCTTGGCGCAATCGAGGCCGCTGATGCCATCGTCGCCCCCAAGAGGGCTTAGGCATGGTAGAGGACAACATCTATATCTCACTGACACAGTTGCGGCAAACGCTAGACAGGTGCTTTGTGACAATCATACCGTTCGCACAGGTTGTTTCGCCGCGAGCGAGACCCGAGATAATTGATTATATCATTCATGTTGCTCTTGGAGTGAAGAGCGGGCAGATGTATGAGCCACCTAGTTTGCAGAACTTGAAAATTTCTGTTGACACCGACTCTGAGATATGTAATAATGTAGTTACAGTCAAGGAAGAGGAGAAAAAAGATGGCTAAGGCACCTGTTGCGCATCTCATCGTCGGCTTTGAGGAGTCCTATGAGACCTCTCCAAAGTGGTATCAGAACTATATGTCTGACAAGGTGAGCGGCGAGATCGAGCGCGTTGCCGAGAAGCGCCTTGACGATTTTGACGAGAACATCTTCTGGGTAGACGATAAGTCCTGCACCTACTACTTTGGTATCGAGATTGATCGCGCTGGGGACGCCTATGCGGTCGAGCCTTGGTCTGTCGATGAGATTGACGAAGCCTTTCTTGATGCCGAGGGCAATGTTGCGGAACTCTATTACGAATTCTTTGGATATGAGCCGCAGTCTCGTCCTCAGATTTTTCTTGTTATGAACTAATAAAAAGATAGGAGCGTCGCACAACGGTTAGGGCAGCAGCCTTATAAGCTGCCGATGAGGGTCCGACTCCCTCCGCTCCTACCATATGGAGACATGGTGTAATGGTATCACAACACCCTGCTAAGGTGTCCTAGTCGTAAGGCTAGTCCGCGTTCGAGTCGCGGTGTCTCCGCCATATGAAAGTCTCATAGGCATCTCACCAAGAGGTGCCTATGTCTGCATAGATTGGAGTTACATGGAAGTCATAGTCATGTCCGCAACCGAGAACCCCATTGAGACCTGCTCTTTGGCCGCAGGTGGCTGCTACGGCAAGGACAACGTCAGCCGCAAGCGTCTTGAGAGTTGTGTGAAGAGCGGACACACCTCCACCATCGAGTTTGCGCACATCGTCTTCTCCATCAAAGGAGTGTCACGCAGTCTCCTCGCGCAGCTGACTCGTCATCGGTTGATGAGTTTTGCCGTCGAAAGTCAGAGATACTGCAAGTATGACTTGAGTGGCAGACATGATTGGTATGTGACTCCTGACGCAATCCTCGCCGCAAATGAAAAGACTCAAAACGATTTTCGTCTCGCCATGAGCGCGGCTGCCATTAGGTACCAAACGCTATTGGATGATGGCATGCGGCCAGAGGATGCCCGCTATGTGCTTCCAGAGGCAACCAAGACTAACCTCACTTGCGGCATGAACGGTCGAGAATTCCTTCACTTCCTGCAACTTCGCACCTCCAAGAGAGCAAGTAAGGAGATTCAAGACCTCGCTAAAGCTATGGTGAATGCGGCTAGAGGTGTGAATGAGGAGTGGGACTCTTTCATGGACATTCTTATGGACAATATGACCACGATTGACTAAATCAAAGACCCTTTGTCATCTTATTGACAGAGGGTCTTTTTTTATGCTATGATATGAATATATCATAGAGAGGAAAGTTATGGACTATGTAAACTTCGTCGATGCCATCTGCGGTATATGCGCTGCTTTGGTTGTTGGAATCTGGAGTGTGGTTGATTATGTCAAGAAAGAGAAGACCAATAGAGCGAATAGTCGTCATGTCTTCCATTGACGCGACTCGCGCGAGGATGCCAAGGTACTATCCCGCAAGCAGATGCGGCAAATGGAAGAGCAAAAGAGACTATGACAGAAAAGACAAGTCATGGAAGAACGAGGAATGGTGATGGCATGATAGACGCTAAGGAGGCAAGGCGCATGGTCGAGGACCAGAGCCTACTTGAACAGAAGGACTTCGACCTTGCTGAGGAGAAGACGCTTGATGCTATTCAGAAAGGTCGGAACAAGGCGTGTTGGTCCTTCAGTATCAGAGAAGACAGACAATATCCAAAGATGCTACCTATGAGAAATTATCTCCGCTCTCTTGGATATGACACCTCGTTTTCCAACTATACTAACTCTACCGTCCTGACTTGGATGTGGTAAAATGCTTATGTCTGTCAATGAGGCTCGCAATCTTGCGACTAACTATTATGGGCTTTCTGAAAAGACTGAACATGTCCTTTCTATTTTCATTAAGCAAGCCGCTGCCAAGGGCTTGTTTGGCACGTCATTTAGCGTCACGCATGATAACTTCGGTTATCCGTCTGATGAGTGTGAGACGCTTGCAAAGCGCATTGTCTATGCTCTCAAGAAGAACGGTTATGTTGCTAATTTTTGTGGGCATGACAGTCAGGGGCACATGGTTGTAACCGTCAGTTGGAGCGACAATGATTAGCGCAGAAGAAGCAGTTCATCTGTCGCATCCTATCCCAGAAAATGTCATGGAAGAATTAGATAAGACCACGAGGGAAGCCGCAGATCGCGGGCAGAGATGGGCTACATATTATGATTGGCGAACAGTCGAGACTTGGTATCTGCCCAAAGAAATAAAAAAGTTTCTGCACAAAGCAGGCTATAAAGACATCACTATCACAAAAGACACGCGTGCTTTTAAAGTAGAATGGCATTGGTAATTTGATTACTCAGTATTCCTATGGCTCAAATGTCGGGGCCTCCAAGAACAACAATGTGCGAGACATCTACAAGGAATGGACCGCCGCAGAGGTGCGGGCAGACCTCCAAGAGAATAGAACCGACCTTGTTCTTGTATGCCAGAATCTCACGCATGACTTCAACAAAGCAAGTGCCATTCGTGCGGCCAACTGTTTCCTTGCCAAAGAGACATATATCGTTGGTCGCCGCAAATACAACACAGTTGGTGCTGTTGGGGCAAATCATTATGACCATGTGTTTCATGCAGATGATTTCCAAGAGGTACTAGACAAGTTGCATGGTGATGGCTATAACGTGTATGCAGTAGACAACATCATGGAATACAACCCAATCAACATCTGGAACTTGGATTTTCCACGTAAGTCGGCTTTCGTCATGGGCGAGGAGAATCAAGGACTAGATGAAGCCACCATTGATATGTGCGATGGAATGTGCTATATTTCTCAATATGGGGCGATTCGCTCCCTCAATGTGGCGCAGGCTGCTGCCTGTGTCATGTTCGAGTATTCCAGACGTTATAATTGTTATTACAATTGAGGTGATATAATTGCCTATAAAGTATGCTATACTGTCTGACACGCATTTTGCGCATAAGCATATGCTTGACTTTGAGAGAGCAAGAGGGGCACGCTTTTCATCCATCGAACGACATGACGAGTTCATGTGCTGGCTGTGGGAAGATACTGCCAAAAAGCTCGGCAGACAGAAAACAGATACCAACTTCTATTTTCTCGGAGACCTTGGAAGACCATCACAAGAGATTCATGAGCATCTAATTGAAGTCAGGGCAAGCAATCCATCTGTTAGATTTGTCTGGATTCGCGGCAATCACGATTCCCCAGAGACAGTGAGTGAGTACAAGGATATTTTTGACGAGGTAGAAGACAATCCTGTTTGGATTTCTCATAGGGTGCTTCTGTCCCATAGGCCGCAAATCGTTTGGCCTGGGCAGATAAACGTGCATGGACATACTCATGCTGCTACGCTCAATGACCCTCGCTTCCTTTGTGCCTCTGTCGCGCAGGCTAACTTTATGCCAATCACAGACAAGTATGTGGCCAGCGTCTTGGGAAAGATGGACCCGCCTGACTATAGGTTTCTTTGGGAGCCTTGGGCTGATATGTATAAGTTTGACAAATACAAGACAGATGTGGTGAAGGACAAGTGCGGCAACATCGATTTGGCCGCATCTCGTGTCCTTCAATATATCCAAAAGCAAGAGAGGAATGACAATGAGTAACCAAAGAGTTAACAGCAAGGGCCGCATGTGCAAGGAGGACTTTGTTGCCTTTATGGGCAAACTGAAAGACAAGAAGGACAAGAGCGACGCATATACCAAGAGACTCGAAGAGGTGTTTGGCGAGGGCGTTGGCATTAACTTTATGGAGAAAACTGGCGTCTGGTGGATGTTAGACTATATCGTTGACCTCTTGGTGCTGATGTTCGGAAACGACACAGAAGACATATTGTATTGGTATATTTATGAGTCTGACTGGGGCGTGAGCGAGGATGGCTCTGTTATGACCTTCTCAGACCTTTATGACATTCTTGTTGGGGACAAGGAGCCTTTTTAATGGGAGACGTCCTACTTATTCTTTGGGCCGCGATTGCCATTGTCATTTGGAAATATCCAACCATCAAGAGTCATATTCGAAATAGAGACAGGCGGCGTGGGCTAGACGTGTGAAAGTTGATACGCTGACTTTCAAGGTATATTGACCGTGTTGTCTAGTGAAATGGGGAACTTGTGACAGAACAAAGTCAGAAATCTACCCAACAGATGATTGAAGTGCCTAGTTTCATCGATATTGTCGATTTTCTTGGACCAAAGGATGTCTATCTTCTTTTGGTAAAGAAGCAATGTGATGTGCGGGCAAAATTGGAAGGCCGCAATCTTTATGTCTTTGGTGACGAAGCCAGAGTGTCCAGAGCAGTTCTCGTACTAGAGAAGATGCTTGAGGTACTTGGTACTGGTGAGAAGGTACTTGAGCAAGACGTGGATTTGTATTTGCGGCAAAGCGAGCAAGGACACATCACAGAGACATCAAATGATGTTCTTCTCAAGATGGGCAAAACGGTCGTGAAGGCTAAGACTCCCCATCAGAAAGAATATGCAGACGCTATTGAGAATAATATTATCACATTCGCTATTGGCCCAAGTGGAACAGCCAAGACGTATTTGGCTGTAACTCAGGCAATCAAAGCCTTCTTAGAGAAGAAAATAGAAAAAATTGTTATTACTCGTTCGCCCATTCCGCTATCGGGTATGGATCTAGGCTTTTTGCCAGGAACATCTAATGATAAAATGATGCCTTATGTGGCACCTTTAACGAATGTCTTTCTAGAGTTTTTTACCCCTGAGAAGTTCAAAACATTATTGGATGCTGATAAAATCTCTATTGTTCCTCTTGCCTATATTCGCGGTTATTCTCTCAAAAATAGTTTTGTCATTGTGGATGAGGCTCAGAATCTAGGAATTGATGGATTCAAGTCTATTATGACACGACTTGGCGTGGGGTCGAAACTAGTTATTTGCGGGGATGAATGTCAAAGCGACATAGGTAGTCGCTCTGGTTTGGAGAAAGCCGCGAGCATTATGAAAACAACAGATGGAGTTTCTGTTATTAGAATGTCAGAAGAAGATATTGTCCGCTCTGGTATTGTGGCAGAGGTTATTCGTCGTTTCTCTGAAGCAGGGTATTAGTCTGTTGTGTTCAATAAGATAGAATACACTAAAGGACAGATATTAAAATCAAAAGATAGGTAGGCAACACACCAAATTAAAAGGTAGTTAGAAGGCTGGTGCTCTCTATTGCCCGATGAAGTGTCCAAGAGAGTATAAGAAAGCGAAGACAGAAGATGGACTTAATGTTTTTATCATGGGACTCGTTGAGCCTAAGAAAGTTTACACTGGCAAAGAGCTTGAGAATTGGCCCCATTGGATGGAAGATACTTCGATCACAAAAGCTTTTCATAATGGCTGGAAGGCAGGCATCGAAGTCGGGCTTTACCTATCTACCAGGAACCTCGTCTCTATCGGAATCATGATAAAATCAAAAGGTAGTTATGCTGAACTAGAAGGTTTTGATAATATTAAGTATAGGGACGCTATAAAAAATCATTATTGTGCAGATAATGATATTCTTCTAATTCGTATACCTTATTCTTAAATTGATAATATTACTATTGATAATTTACTTTTGATGATAAGAACTGGTAAAGGGTTGTCTCCTATTTCATATAGCAATATAATTTTGGAAATACTAACAAGGTTTGAAGAAAAAGATAATCAAGAGCGATAATTTTATAGGCTCTAGTGAGGCATATATTATGCTTTGCTAGAGCCTATTTTTTGTGCTATAATATAGAAAACGAAGGAGGAAAAGATATGAACTTGGATTACAAGAACTTCGCTCTTGTCTATGAGCCTGAGATTGATGCCATGGTCGCTAAACTTGATAAGTCTGGCATATTTGACGGTCAGACGCTTCGCCTTCAGGCCGATTGCCATGTGGGTAAGGGCTGCGCTGTTGGCACCTCTCTTACCTATGCCGACGAGATTGTGCCTTCGCTTGTTGGTTGCGACATTGCGTGCCGTGTCTCTGCCTTCTCCCTTGGAGACAAGGCAATTGACCTTGAGGCGTTGGATGCGGCCATATATGAGCGCGTTCCTGCTGGTTCCGCGATTCGCAATACTGAGGCCGAGGCCTCTCGCAAGTTCTCCTATGAGGATTTGCGCTGCTGGGACGCTATCAAGGAGAAGGAGGAGCGTTTTCGCAAGTCCATGGGCACACTCGGCGGAGGTAAGGAGTATGATTGCCTCCGTGCGGCTTAATCGTCGCAGTAGTTAAAGTCGTCCAAATCGGTGAACCCTGAGACGGGAATACCGAGGGAAGTGGTAATACACCCCGTAGAGAGCAGAAGGACTTGGCGGCGCTGGAATATGCGCTAAGGTGTGCTCCGAACTTTTGGGAAATGAACCAAAAGAGATGGGCAGAAATGACCCATCCGATGTTTGAAATTTTTATAATAAAATGAACTACAAAATATAAAGAAGTTCATTTTATTATAGGAGTAGTGATGATAATTGAATAGTCAAGAAAGCTATATATATGGACTGTTGTTGGCAGATGGTAATGTTTATCTATCTCGCGCCAAAGATAGAAAAACAGATAACAGAGGACGAGTTACCTTAGAACTTAACGAAAAAGACAAAGACATTATTTATAAACTGTTTGAAATTGTCCCTAATTCTAAGATTAGTCATAGAACAAGAGATACAAATTTCAAAAAAAATTATTCTACTTTCATCTTTAGTAACCATCAACAAAAATTTAGAGAATGGCTTTTTGAAAATGGGTTCCCGCAGGAAGACAAAACTTTTTTAGCAGCCCCACCAAAAACATCCTATTCTGAAAAAGATTTTTGGCGAGGTTTTATAGATGGTGATGGGAGTATAGGGATAACTTCTAATAATATTCCTTTTGTCAGTTTGGTAACAGATAGTGATAATATAAAAACAGCTTATCTTGACTATTTAGCTCGTATCTATAATATTAACAAGAAATCTTCTCGGAACAAACGAGATAATGCTTATAATATTATGATAACTAATGAAAATGCTGTAAAGTTCGTTAAAGATTTATATTTATCAAGCAACTTATATCTTGATAGGAAATATAAAAAAGCTTTAGAATTACAGCAATGGATACGAACAGCTCCTAAAAGAAAAACATCGTAACAATTTTTGAATCATTTCATCTCTGTCGAGCGTGGCGAGAAGTCCGGTGTCTATTACCTTGTGATTCACACTGGTTCTCGTAACCTCGGTAAGGTCGTCTTCGACTATTATCAGAACGAGGCCATCGAGGCTCGTAACACTCGAATCAAGGTCTACAAGTATGTTCGAGAGTCTAAGATTCGTTATCTTGGCGAGATTGGGTACTATGACAAGATAGAAAGTGCGCGTCAGTATTGGGACAATGCCATTGCGGATGAGCCTGACAACGACTTGTGCTATCTCAGTGGTGATGACATGGAGGACTACCTTCACGATATGAACATGCTGCGCGATTGGTCTTATATGTCTCATGCGGTGATTGCCGCTGAGATTCGTGATGCTCTTGGCATCACCGCTACTGAGGCCATCACCTCTATTCACAACTATGTCGATACCGAGCACAAGATAATCCGCAAGGGTGCTATTGCTGCCTATGAGGGTGAGCGTGGCATTATTCCACTGAACATGCGCGATGGCTCTCTTATCGTCATCGGTAAGGGCAACCCCGACTATCTATGGACTGCGCCTCATGGTGCTGGCCGCATCATGTCGCGCTCTCAGGCCAAGCGCGAGATTGACATGGCGCACTACCAGCAGGAGATGGAGGGCATCTATACCACGTCTGTAACCTCTTCGACTCTCGATGAGGCTCCTGACGCGTATAAGAAGATGGAGGACATCCTGCCCGCCATCAAGGACACTGTTGATGTGGTTGAGCGCATCATTCCTGTTTATAATTTCAAGGCTAAGAAGTAATTTCAATGATTGCCGTCTATTATACTTTTGCTATTTTGCTAATACTTATGATAACCTTTATCTGTTTAGTTTTTTGTAGTTTGATAATAGCCATACTTATACCTGTTTTTGAATGGCTGAATGATATAATTATTGAACCCATTTCCGACAAGATAAGAGATAAGATATATGGATATAATTGATAAAGTCAAGAAGACCATCTCTGTGGACGGGATACCTGTTTATAACGTCTATACCAATAAGAGTGCGACGCTTCCAAGAGTTCCAATGTCTTATATGCCCTGAAGCGCTGGGGACTGACGGATAACAAGATGTTTGTTGATGCGGTAGAAGAGCGTGTCAAGAAGTACCGATGACAAAGAAAACATTTGACTCCTGACTAGATACAATGCTATAATGTCTACAGACAAAGTAGATAAGAGTATTTGGTCAGGAGTCTTTTTCTATGTGTGACTTGAGTTTGAAGAAGGGCGACTATCGGTTCTTTGAACTTGCAAGGCGAGAGGCCGAGAAGTCCATCTTTCCCAGGTTTCATGTTGGATGCGTGATTGTGTACAATGGATATGTTGTAAGCGCGGGGTGCAATTCTGAGAAGAGCGCTCCTATTCAGAAGCGCTATAATCGCTATCGTCACTTCAACAACTTCGAGAGCCACAAGCCCATTAACGATGCCATACATGCGGAAATCCAAGCACTAAAGACTATTCCTTACCCTGTGGCACAGCAGATAGACTGGAAGAAGGTAAAGGTATATGTCTATCGAATAAGTCCGGGACATAATAGTAAGCGGGGAATGTCCAGGTCTTGTCCTGCCTGCATGGAGTATATTCGTTCTTTTGGCATTAGGGACTTATACTATTCCACCGACGGAGGTTTTGCTCACGAACGATTGGAGTACTAGATGTATTATCCCAAGTGCTATGCCTTTACTGACCAAGAGGTGTCAAAGATGTGCAAGCAGTACCACCCCGCTGCCACCCCCACATATGAGGGCGGAAATGTCAGTGCAGAAATTCCAACTTATGGAGGCGTCCCTGCCTCTCACGTCTATGTTGATTTTTGTACTATCGCGCAGAACTGTTTGCCTTTTCTTGATTTAACGGAGAAGGCTATCGCCATCTATGATTGCGGCAACATCATCTTTCCTAATAAGGATGTTGCTTGTGTGATTGTTGACTTTGGAGTGGAATGAAAGACAGGTATTCGCCGCAAGAGGTACAGGAAATCCTCTTGAAAGTTGAACAGACTTATAATATAATGTATGAGACAGAAGGCAATGACGATGACTTTTGTCTTGTGGGGCTATCTCCCAAGGAATCTAGATGGAGACTTGAGCCATTCATCCCCTTCTTCCAAGAGTGTCCAACCAAGTCTCGCATACATGTGAATGATGATGGCTCTTGGACGCTCTCTCGTATCGAAGACAACGGCCCTGTGAGGATGTAATGCCCAAGAGTAGCAAGAAGATTTTGTGCATATGTGGCTCAAGGTCAATTGACTACATTGACATAGATCGCTATCTAGACTACAATGACTTTGGAGAAATCGTATGCGGCGGGGCGACAGGTGTTGACACTCTGGCTGAAGCGTGGGCGAAAAAGCATGGGCTTGAGTTTCTGGCCTTTCTTCCCAACTACGGAGCCTATGGGCACAAGAAGGCACCTCTAATCCGAGACCGTGAGATGGTGGAGTTCTGTGACTGTGTGGTTGGTTTTTGGGACGGCAAATCAACAGGAACATTGTATACAATTGCCTATGCGGCGCAATGTGGTGTGCCATATAGACTGCACGTGATAGAGGAGTTATGATGTCTGAAACAACGATTATCATCTTGACAGCGATTATATGCGCAACTATTTTGTTTTGTGCAGTACTCTATACATCAATGAAAAAAACCATTGCGCTTAAAGCAGAGGCTCTAACGCATTTTTGCCAACAATTTGCCACTATGAATGACAATATGTGGGAAGTAACTACCGAGACAAAGGAGAAGTAATGAACGCTCTTCAGAAGGAACTTGTCGAGAAGGGGCTTGCTAAGCCTATCCGTCAGAAGCGTCGCAAGCCTCGCGAGTTCAAGTGCCGCAAGTGCGGTGAGACTGCGATGTATCGTCACGACGGTACCAACGTCGCCTCTTGTTCTAACTGTGGCAACTACATCCTTTTCGATAACTAAGAGAGAGACTTTCTAGCATGAGCAAATAAAAAATCAGGAAGGCGGTAGCGCTTCTCGCCTCTGTTATGGTGGTCGTGTCATGCGTGGTCGCGCTTCCGGCATGCACCCAGAAGAGCAAGGTCAGCTACAATGTAAGCCAGGACGCGAACAACTTCAACGACGTTCTTGAGAAGCTAGCAGATCTAATCGACCCGGATGGTGAAGACGATGACTAATTGGTATGACAACATTCTTGCGCCTGTGGCTGCCGACGGCGAGGTTGTACCACTCATAACAGAGACGATGTACTACAAGAACAAGATGCGTAGGGTCCTTCGCATTTCTTATTCTCCTAGCGACAATGAATGGCTAGTGTACACTGACACAGTGACCGCGCCTGTCGGAGCATTCAATCTTTACCGCTCTGACAGCTTTAAGAAGCTAGAAGAAGACTTGAGCAGAGTGGTTACAAATAATGGTGAGTTTAGCACATCCTCGTGTGCATATGTGAATCAACGCAGAGACACGTGTGACGGCTGCAAATTTTATAACGATGGTGATGAAGTAGTTTGCCTGCACAAAACGTTTAAAGATGTTGTTTCCCGTATCCGCAAGCTGGAAGCAAAGGAAGGCGAGTGATGGCATATAGCGACTATGGCGCGTTTGTGTATTTCAATGGCAAACGCAGAACTGACAAAGAGGACGTAGGCGTTTACGATGCCGATGAAGCTTACCTGCCTTCTGGACTTCGCGTATTCGCAAACCATATGAAGCTGAATAATGGTGGTGAATGGTTCGAGTCATCGCATCACGGAGTCCTAGGAGACGGTGCTGTCCGCGTCGGGTGTTACAAGCAGGGTTGGCCAGAGGTCTACGAATGGGAGGAAGGCGCAGACAAGCCAACCCAATACACGTTCGATGACATTTCCCGCAAGTTTGGATGGGGCAATTACGTTGAGTATGATGGTAGGAGATATGCCCCCGACGAGTATGACAAGGAGTTCGACTTCTTGGGGTGGCACTTCCACTTCTGGGGTAATAACTTCGGCGGTACTCCCGCATACAGTGCGACTATGAGTCGTGACGGAGAGTTCTGGAGTTGCGAGTACGACTACAGTTTTGGAGCTGGTTTCGATGACGACCACTAGCGATAGATGGGATACGCGTATCCTATACCGCCTAGGAACCGACCACTATTGTGTGTTCGAGGACTGCGACGAGTATGTCCGCATGGGCGATCTTGTTGAAGTGTCTGAGTATGTAAATGACAACGATGGTAATATATGTGGTAATATATACGCTGGCCGTCTCCGTGGGGTCAAGTACAACTATAGTGGATTCATTTCCGAAGTCACACTTTCTGATACCTACGAGGATTCTGATTTCGACATTGAGTTCGATGGCATTTTTTATCGTGCGGCGGAAGTTGAAGGGCATGATGATTAACAGTAACAAGCGTCGTGCTGTGGCTGCGCGGATGCGTGAGATTATGCGTCAATACCCAGACTGCCTTCTCGATGGTATGATTGCGCAGTCAATCCTCGATGTGATAGGGGAGGGCGTGCCAATCGGCGAGACCGTTGCTAGCCTAATAGATCCAACGTGTTACGTTGTTGGCACGATTTCATATGATTGGTCAGACGGCACACTATACTGCCATGATCTCAGTTGTGGGCATGCATGCGAAACGGTTTATCCAGAACCACCAGCATTCTGTGACAAGTGTGGCGCGAGAGTGGTCGAGAAAGAAGCTGGAGAGTAGCGATGGAGATTGATCTAAAGCAGTGTCCATTCTGTGGAGCATTCAACACTATCGTCCACACAGAGTACTCAGGGACGTGGATTAAGTGCCTCTACTGTGGTGCGCAGGGACCGCTCACATATGGAGACACGAACGCAGCCAAAGCCTGGAACACGAGAGCTATCGAGGCTTTGGACACGAGGACAATCGAGTTATATAGTGTGATGGCAGCCGAGAAAGAAGCCGACTGTGATTAGCGATTATGAGCGTTGTGAAATAGCCGATGGGTTACGCAGGCTAGCCAACGCATACCATGACACAGATGTTCCAAACTCAGAAATTTTGGACGTTTTGGGAGTCAGTTCCGCTGATACACCTAATCGCTCTGATACATGCGATGTTGAAATGCTCGCCGATATTATCGATCGTCCGATATGTAAATGCGTCTCGATGGATGCTGCGGAATGCCCGCCGTTCTACATTGGTGGTCTAGCTCTCAACGACGTAGTAAAAGGATGTAGCGAATGCGGGTACCCGTTTGGCAACAGCAACGCTATTATTGGAAATCTTTTCAATGTGCCGAACTACTGCCCGAATTGTGGCTCAATGGTGGTGATTAACAATGATTAGCGATGACGAACGTCGCGAGGTAGCGGCAAAGCTGCGCGAGCGGACAAAAAAACCGATGGGCAAGAGCATGCAGAGAATGTTCACCGAGACGCTCGGCATGTACGCGCACAACATCTGCTGGAGGAATCCGGACAAAGCAACTAATCGCTGGGATGTGATTGTCAACTACATTGCCGACCTCATAGACCCAGAAGGGGGAGACGATGATTAGCGACAAAGAGCGTCAAGAAGTGGCGACAAGGCTTCGCGGCGTAACGGAAAAAGAGCTTTGCTACGTGTTCCTCGGAGAGATTCTACACTTCGCTGTTGGGGGACGTTGCCTTGATGATGAAGGCGACATCGATGAGAGACTCATCCTCAATCGCCTCGCCTATCTCATCGAGCCACAGCCTATTGATGAAAACACCTCAGACGGATACCATACATTCAACGAGCTTTATCACCACCGAGCTGTATTGTTCTCTGTTATCGTCAAGATTTTCGCAGACCGAGCGTGGAAATCCAAACTGCACGCAGATGGCACCATGTACGACGGGATGTTTATTGTCGGTATCGAGACTCCAGACGGGCAAGCGACATACCACTATGACGTAGACCCTTACTGGGATATGTTTCAATGCAAGGAGGTTGACCGTGCGCCAGAGTGGGATGGGCATACACCAGACCAAGCCATTGAGCGAATCGGTAGGCTGGCCGATCTAATTGACCGTTAAACGTGTCGTGACCTCGTTGAGCGCAAACCAGATATGTCTGTGCCAGGGAAGCAAATAATTGACGGTTTCTCTCACTGTTCAAACTGTGAGTGGAGTGGCCGCATCTGGGAGGACATTGGCTTTGGTGACATGTTGACATACAAGACAGAGCATTGTCTAAAGTGCGAATTGAAAGTAGGAAAATAATGAACCTTGAAGATTTTTTTATCGCAGAGTTTGAGAAAACTAAGAAGGAAAACGAGCAGCTAAAAGAGCAAAATGCAAAACTAAATGCAAAACTTTGCAAGCGAGAAAATTCAAATGAGCTACTGGATGTAAAAATTATTCAAACCGATGTCAATGTTATTAAAGTAGAGTATCTTTCCTTTTGGACCTTAAAAGAATATTATTTTGATGGGAAAACAGCCGCTTATGTCGAAGAAAAGAAAAACGATATTGCTAATGTGATAGATTGGCCTCCTGCCACCAATAATTATTGTGAGTATAAACCGATTACTCTCACTAAGAAAAATTTTGTTATGCTTATTAAAGTGACAGTGCTTGGTAACGAACTCGAATATTTGGTGGATAATAATTGTAAGCTTCAACCACTAGTAAACGGTGAGATTGACCAGTGGAGTCTTCCTGAATATGAAGACGAACTTCTTGAAATTGCAAAAGAAGGACTCCTCGATGGTATGAACAGAACGATTGAGAGCTTTAAGCAAAAGGAGAAAGATGGCAGTAATTCGTGATATTCTTTCCGAGAATGAGAAATGTTTAACCTATAAAAGCGCAGTAGCTAGATGGATGAATGATTTTATCCACAACAGTGAGTATTTCGAAAATGAAGCCAAAATAGTAGCTAATGTTCTTGGTATTAAGACCAATGAAGTTTTTTCTATAGCACAACGAATTATCCAAGAAGGCGCTCTGTCCGCAGAAGAACAAAATTAAATTATATTTGCCGCAGAATAAAATTTGACTTCCAATTGTTTTTTTTGATATACTGTATATAGTAAATAATTGAAAGACTAAAAATTAAGGAACATTAAATGTCAACTCAAATTGCGTTGCCTCGTGATGCAGAAGGGCGAGAGATTCCGCTGAGAACCAAAGTGCTGTATGATGCGAATGGCAAAAAGCTGAATATTACGAGTTTCACTTTTAGATGTGATGCGCAAAATGGCTGTTGGGCATATTGGAAAGCATTCAGTCCAGATGTAAAAGGCGAGGATGGAATGTGCTACGTAGACGGGCTGTACCTAACCCCACCTGACAGCTGGGATAAATTAAAGCATGACGCACTGAAGAATCCATGCGAATACTTTGGGCGCAGAAACAATTACGATTCGGTGTGGTGTGACGGCTGTCCTGCGAAGGATGGCTCGTGCTGCAAGACAAAGAGCCTTGACCTTGTGTGCCGCGCAAAGGCACTCGCGGGGGTGACTAAATGACTGAGATTCTTCTGGGCCAGGCGAAGCACGAGAAGATTAGAAACGACCTCTTCTGGGACTTCCTCAAGTACGACTGTGGGATGCCAGACCACTTCATCGACCTTACGTGGACGGGCTACAACGACTACGACTGGTGGACAAAGTGGCGGAAGGGCACCGAGGTGAAGGAGCAGGGAGGACGCAGGTTCCGAATCGACTACGAGAACTGCAATGTCTACGAGCTGGTTGATGACTAATGAAGAGTGATAGCGCGGGCTACTGCGTTGACGAAGCTCGGATGGAAGCTGGGGTCAATCAGTGTACGGAACGGTTTGTTGGTAAAATCAAATGTGCGGCTTCAGATAAAAAACATCAAGTAAGACTCACCGATGCCTACTGCTATTCTACGGAGGAGCAGGCTGCTATCTATGAGCTTGAACGCATGGGATTTCGCATTGAACTCGTCAAGAAGAAGCACTACGATAGTGAGGAAAACTACGTAATCCAAGATTCGCTCTATGCATTTTGGTGATGGGGAATACAGAAAAAGGGAATATTACAATGTGCCCATCATGAGGTGGATATTTGAGAGGGTCGAGGCATACGCCGCTGGTGCATCCACCTAAGAGATGGTCGAATGACGAACTTATTGAATATCTCTAGTCGAGAGACCTATGAATGCGACTCATCGTCTTAATCGCGATAAAGGCCTCTATCTTGTATTTCATACGCCCAGCGGTGACGTTGCGGCAACTATATCATTACGAATGGGAAGTAAGGAATTTCTCATGAAGAACTTTGTGAATGACTATCTGGACGATGTCCTAGAGGACGAGGATGTCTTCGAGCGCTTTGGTCGTAAAGGCAAGCTTCCCTCCAAGGAAGGCCAGCGTCCTCGTCGAGGGGCGCAGGATGCCATCAAGGACAAGCGCCGCGCCCGAGAAGCCGAACGCGAGCAGATGACCAAGGACTATATCGAGTAGTCGTTTTTGAACCTTTACATAGGCTGTCAGTACACGAGTATTGGCAGCCTATTTTTTTTCTAGACTCTTGGAATAGAGTCGTGTTATAATGGGTACAACCAAGAGCAACGAAAATTAACTTTAGAAAGGAAGTCGCATATGCGTGACCAATTAGTCAGCGCAACCTACAACGAGGCAACTGGGGTTTCCACTGTGAAACTCAACACCAAATATGGTACCTTTGAGCATTCTGTGGTGGTGGCACCAGAGGACAAGGATGTCGCGAACAAGTTCGATGGCTGCAAGTTTGCTGAGTATCTGTGCCAGATTGACAAGTTGCGGGCAAAGGCTCGCGCATTTCGTGAGCGTGCCATCGGCATTGCTCATGCGGCCAACGTACTTTGTGCCATCAAACGTGACCCCAAGATGCGTTTGTGGAATGTGAGTTCTGATGACCTTCTTGAACTTCGCATTCAGGCAGAGATTGCCTATGACCAGGCACGCGTCATCAAGGAGCGTGCCGACAAGATGAAGGATGGCTACGCAGAGTTTGTTGAGTCTACCCTCAACGCTCGCCGCAAGTTTCGTGAGCACGCAAAGAAAGACTCCGAGTAAAAAGAAGCTTGGTGATGTAATATAACAGCGACATATACAACAGATTCTATTCAGTCTCTTGACCCTTTGTCTTTTACGCGTCTTAGACCAGATACTTATTGTGGGTCAACGGCAGACTCCACTCAGTTAGTAACAGAAATAATTTCTAATGCGGTTGACGAACATTTGATTGGCAATTGTACAAGAATTGACATTTCTATTGCTGACAACAATGTAGTTGCAGTGCGAGATAATGGGCAAGGAATTATTCCTAACAACCCAGTTGATTCTACTCTTAGCACCACTACACTAGAGCAGGTGTATGGAGAAATAAACTCTTCTGGCAAGTATGACAAAAGTGATAATGCAGTATATAAGGTTTCTACAGGAGCCTTTGGCATCGGCGGAAGTCTATCGTGTTTTCTTAGTCATTGGTTTATTGCTACTACTCGCAGAGATGGAGAGTTTGAGACTGTACATTTCAAAGAAGGCAAGTTCGAGAGTCGCGAAAGCGGTAAATGTGACAAAAGACTCCATGGTGTTGAGGTTGTATTTCAGCCGAGCGAAGAGTTCTTTGATGATGCTGCTCCAAATGCACAGAAAATCAAAGACTCATTATTCAAAATAACTTGTATTTGTCCAAATCTTTTAGTGCGTTTCAATGATGAAGAAATGTCAAACCCGAACGGGTTGGATGATTTTCTTACCTCTCAAGTCAAAGATGAAATTGTTTCCAATAGGTGCTTATTCAAGCAGGAAAAAAAGCGACAATCTCTTGACTTTGGAATGACATTTGTTGATAGCCCATCTACTAACATCACGTGTTTCTGTAATTATGGCTTGGTAGAGAGCGGAACTGTTGTTACGGCTGTAAAAAGTTGTATTACTCGTGTTTTCAATAAATGGGGCAAAGAACAAGGGATTCTGAAAGCAAAAGACAAACCCCTAAGTGGCAATGCTGTTCAAGAAGGAATGGAACTAGTCTTCAATCTTGTCAGTCCGCAAGTGCGTTACGATAGCCAGACTAAAGCGCGAGTTACAAGCACAGCAGACAATGCTTTTATCAATGATGTAATATCAGCGCAACTAGAGGTATGGCTAGACAATAACCCAGAAGACGGCAAGACGATTGTAGAAAAGGCTTTGATAGCCAGGCGTGCGGCAGAAGCGGCCAAGAAGGCAAGAGAAGCGGTAAAGCAGAAAGCTAGCGCAAAGCAAGATAAAGTGTTCAAAATGCCAACCAAGTTGACAGACTGTTGGACAAAGAATCGTAATGCAGCAGAACTCTTGGTTTGTGAGGGTGAATTTCATTAAGTCGCCCTTATTTATTTTTTCATGATTATCAATGAGGTCAGTCTTTCTGATTGGCTAACGAGGGTAATGTCTCGTGGAAAAGAGAATATATGCAAAAGCCCATATGTGGTATATATATCATAAAAAATGATGTCAACTCTAAAGTTTATATCGGGCAAAGTGTTGATATTGTCTGTCGTTATAGGGCTCATCAATATTCAGGTAGTAATCCTAAAGCGCAGGATGCTCACTTGCAAATACACAAGGCGATGAATAATATCGGAGTGAGCCATTTTTGGTATGAGATATTAGAAGAATGCGAATTAGAAAAGCTAGATGAAAGAGAAATTTTTTACATAGCGCTATATGATAGTTATGAGCACGGATACAACATGACATTGGGTGGTAGCTCAAACCGCTATGAAACGAATGGGAGGGCTTTGCTAACCCAACAGGATGTTTATGAGATAAGGTTAATGTATAACGCTCACATACCATTTAGAGAAGCCTTCAAAAAATATAGCAGTAGAATCTCAAAAAGAGGGTTCCAGAAAATATGGCGTTATGAAACTTGGCGGGGTATTCTCCCAGAAGTGTATTCAGATGAAAATCTTCTGTGGCACGCAACCGCCGCGAAAGGGTTTGCTCAAGAAAAAGGTGTAAAGAATTCTCAAAAAGCCTGCAGCAAGATAGAAATAGATAAAATAAGAGAACTGTTTTCTGAAGGAAAGAACTATAGGGAAATAAGCGCTATGGTTCATAGGTCAATTTCTGTTGTAAGAAAATATTGTTTGCATTTAGAATCTGACAATCCAGATGGAATTGGAAGAGTTCAAAAAAACTCAATATCTATAAGAAATTTGGAAACAGGCCTTGTATTTAAAACTTTAATGGATGCCTGTCGGTGGGCTGGAATTAAAGATTCTAAGCATTTAAGTAGGATTGTAAAAGAGGGGAAAAAAGATTTTTCCAGCGGAACGATTCCTCTTACTGGAGAAAGAGCTCATTGGGAGCTGGCATAAAAATATATTCTCTATCTGTAACGACTATTCCCTTTGTCGGGAAGTAGAGTTACTATTGATACGTAGCTGGGTTTTAGGAAACGAAGCCCATGAAAATCGAAACGGTAAATTTTCCTTAATGAGGAAAAAAGAAATAGTCTATAACATTTAAACTTTGTTATGTTAAGTGCAGCAAGCGGATTGGTTGCCGCACGTGATTCCGAGTATCAGGCAGTCTATGGTGTCCGTGGCAAAATGCTCTCGATTTTGAAGACGACGCCAGACAAAGTAATGAAGAACCAAGAGATAAACAACATTGTGGTGGCTCTTGGACTTGATTATAATCCTGCCACGGGCAAAATGAAATATGATAAGAAGAAACTAAGATACGACAAAATCATCGCATGCGCCGATGCTAAATAAAATTGGCTGTGTGATTTCTTTCCGGTATACCGCCGGGGTATGTTCATCATGCTAACGGGGAAATCTCTTTGAGACAATCCCGTGGGAAACAACTCCTGTACAGACTATCCTCGAATCGGAGGAGTAAGAACACTATTGGTAAGTGTTTTGAAATGAATCCTTCCTGTGTTGGAAGAAAGATATAGTCGGGGCCTGTGGAGACACAGGAATCACTGGATTTTGACGGTTATGCGATTGAGAATTTGTTATTTAACATTCTATGGTATCTTTGCCCAGAGCTTATTATCAATGGTCATGTGTACTCTTCTGTGCCGCCTTTGTTTAGGGTAACTACCAAGAAGAATGAGTATGCGTATCTTAAAGACGAAAATGCTCTAGAAGAATACAAAAGCAAGAACAGCAATAATATCAAGATAATAGGCAGGATGAAGGGTTTGGGAGAAATGGATTCAGAGGAGCTTGCGCACACTCTCCTTGAGCCAGAAACTAGAAACATCCTGCAATTACAGGTAAGCGACATAGACAAGACCAACAAGCTTTTTCAAGACCTATACGGAAAAGCAGTCGAACCACGTATCAAGTTTATCATGGAGCATTCAGAGGAGGCGAGGATAGACTAGTTGGATATTATTCAAGAAGTGAGTCAGAACTTCATAGATTCCGCATATGACACAAACGTGAACCGAGCGTTTCCAGACGCTCGGGACGGGCTAAAGCCAGGGCAGAGAGCGTGCCTGTGGACGATGTACAAGAAAGGTCATACAAGCGACAAACCACACGTCAAGTCGGCAAAGATTGACGGAGAAGTAGCCGCGTCCATATGGCCACATGGCACGACCGCCATCTACGAAACTTTTGCCCGCATGTCGCAGCCTTTCACCAACAATGTTCCAGAAGTTGATTTTCATGGTGCGAACGGCAATGTGATTCTTGGTGGCTCGGCAATTGCTGCTGACAGATATAGCGAGGCTCGTCTTGCGCCCGTGACTGAGAAGTACATGCTTGATGGCGTTGAAAAAAATGCGGTTGACATGATTTGGAACTTTTCTGAAGACGAAAAGTGGCCAAGTGTACTACCAGCAGTTTTTCCAAGGCTTTTAGTCAATGGTTCTCAAGGCATTGGCGTGTCTATCGCCAACTCTTGGGCTTGCCATAATCTGTCTGAGACATGCAAGGTGCTTGAAGATTACATGGACTCAAACATCGTAGATAACGATAACTATCTACCAGATTGGCCTTGCGGCGCTACCATCGTCAATAGAGACGAGTTGCCGCAAATCAACAAGACTGGCCAAGGGAAGATTGTCACTGAGGCAAAATATGAGATAGTTGGTAAGGAGATTCATTTTACCGAGTTTCCATATCAAGTGTATATTGAGCCTCTAATTGACGAGATCAAAGACGCAATCGAAAAGGACAAGATTCATAATGTCATTGACGTCTTCAACAAGAGCGACAAACGAAGAACTCTTCTCACAGTGACGTGCTCAAGTGCGGCAAAGGTAAAATCTGTGCTGCAAGAACTTCTGTCTTCAACATCGTTACGCTCACAATTCAATGTAAACCAGGTGGCTATTGTAGGTAAAACGCCTAAGCTCTTGACTCTTGAGGACATGTGCCGCATATATGTCTCTTATAATCTTTCTTGTATCAAGCGAGAATATGAGTATGACCTTGCCAAGACGCTCGACCGCATAGAGATTTTGGAAGGTCTTGCCAAGGCTCTTGGAGATATTGATGGTCTAATCAGACTTATCAAGAATTCTGAATCTGCGGCCAAGGCAAAGGAGAAGTTGTTTGGCTATGACTTCACCGAGAGGCAGGCAGACGCCATTCTTGCCATGAAACTTTCTCGTCTTGCGCATTTGGAAGTTGACTCTGTTCTCCAAGAGTTGAAGGAGAAGAGGGTGCTTGCCAATTCGTTGCGTTTTGTCATCGACTCTGAGTGCGAGCAAAAGAAGATTTTATGCGAGCGTTTGCAGCAGCTAGCTAAGGAATTTGGCGGCTCTCGCCGCACACAAGTCATTCAAAAGGAAATAGTCAAACCATCTAATGTCAAGAAGAAAAACGAGCCACAAGACGTTGTGTTTTGCTTAGACGAGAATGCTTATGCAAAGATTGTCCCTCTTGGAAAGTTCCACACGAATGAGTCCAATGTTCGCGAGGACAAGACCCGCACAGACAAACTCGTTATCCTTTATTCCAACAGAGGCAGAGCCTATCGCTTGAAGGTGGACGCCATCAAGCCTTGTCTAAATTCTGAAAAGGGTACTGCTGTAGGCCCTCTGCTTGAACTTGCGCCAGACGAGAAGATAGTTGACTTCTCCGTCAACGCCGCTTGTCCTGCCCTCATTATGGTGACTAAGAGTGGTCGTGTGAAGGTCATGGGAGCAAAGCATATCGATGGCACGACACAAAACAAGCGCGGCATCCCGATGATGAAACTCAATGAGGAAGACGAAATCTTCTATTGCAGTTGCATTGACAACAAGAGTTTTGTGGAAATCAGGAGTTCTGGGCTAGAAAGCAGAAAGGCCATTTTCCAAATTTCAGATATTACTCCCACAGGAAAATCTTCTTCTGGCCGCATAGGCATCAAACTGAAAGATGGCGAGCATGTTTCTTATGTGCGACTGTTGGAAGACATTGACAAGCGCCGCATCTCTAGACTTGGAACTCGTGGGGCTAAGGTGTGATTGACAGAAGGCCTCTTTCTCGGGTATAATATAGGTACCGAATGAGAGAAAGGGGCCTTCCATGACTTAGCCCAAGAGCCAAACAATTTATAATTGACATTAAAAGCAGTATCTAGTAACATGTTCTTAGCATATAAGAGGGGATAAAACCCCAAGTCAAAAGGAGTTCTATTATGGCAAAGCAGGTCTATTCCGAGAATGCACAGTCTATCATCGCTTTCCTTCAGGCAAATCCCAATGTTGATATGACCGCCAAGGAGCTGGCAGAGGCACTTGGCCTTGGTGCTCGCACTGTCAACGGCACCGTGACTGGTCTTTCCCGCAAGGGCATCGCGGTTCGTGACGAGGCTATCGTTGACAACGGCAAGACCATCAAGTATATCCACCTCACCGAGGCAGGCAAGATGGCTGATCCCTTCGCAGAGCGCCCCGAGGAGTAATCCTCTCCAATAGGCGCACTGACAATTGAATAGCATCATCATAGACCTTCTCTTGGTCGCACTTGCGGCCATCGTGTTTTATTTCGTCGGCAAGAGCCACGCTGAAGCGCAAGAAAAGATAAATCTTGAACCTTTGCGACAAGAGCAAAATGCCTTGCGGGAGCAGGCGGTCGCCACAAAGGCAGATATAGATTCCAACAAAAGAATTCTTGAGCAGATGCGGCAAAATTATCGTGAGCAGTCAAAAGCGCTTGACAGGGCATATCTAGCACGAGCACAAGAACTCGACGTAAAATATGCCAAGATAGATGAGGATATGGCGCGTGAGTCCCAAGAGAAGGCAAACAAGTTAGACGAAGAGTACTCCATTCTTTTCCAAGAGAAGCAAGAGGAGATGGAAGAGGTCAGCCGCAAGTTGGCGGCTCTCAAGGCAACCAGGGATGCGGCGATTGCGGCGGCACGCAAGGAGCGAGAAGTAGAGGACTCGCCACAAGACTATTCCATTTCTCTTTCCCCGGACGAGTCGGGAGATGTGCGCTATCTACAAGAGATAATGCCACGCCTGCATTTTCCGCAAGTACTGGGAAAGTACATCTGGTCAGCCTTCTATCAGAAGAAAGCAAAGGCCTTGGCCGCAAATGTTCTCGGTGATAATGTCGCGTGCGGCATATACAAGATAACAGACCAACTGACGCATGAGTCCTATATCGGGCAGTCAAAGAACATAGCAAATAGATGGACAGAGCATATCAAGTGTGGCATAGGGGCATCTATCGCAAGCGCCTCAAATGCCTTATATGCGGCCATGCGCAGAGATGGCATCGACTCCTTTACCTTTGAGGTGCTTGAGACGTGCGAGCCGCAAGACTTGGACGAGAAGGAACGTTTTTTCATCAACCTGTATTCCACAGACACTCTTGGTCTGAACATTACCAAAGGAAACTCTAAGCACTCTGAATGACATTTTCATTGACGAGACGGCTTATGTAGTTGTACAATCATTTTCAACAAACGAATATTTTTTTTGAGAGAAAAGGAGTGCTATTTTGGCAAAGAGTTCTTATCTCAATTCTGTGAGCATCCGAGGCTATGTCTTCTCCACTCGCAATCTAGAGAAGCGAGTCTCCAAGAAGGGTGTCGAGTACATTGGTGGCACGCTCAATGTCGCCACTGATGACCAGGCCCTCAATGTGGTTCCTGTAAACTTCACCTATGTGACTGCCACCTGTAAGAATGGCAACCCCAACACCACCTATCAGTATCTTGAGAGTGTCATCAACGGCGAGGTGAAGACCTTTGAGACTGTTGGCACCGAGGCTGGTCGTGTCCGCATTGACGGCGACATCGGGGTAAATGACTGGGTTTCTCGTGAGGGCGAAATGACCAGCAACAAGCGAGTTCGTGGCTCTTTTGTCCATGCCCTTAACGCTGGTGAGCCTATTGGCGATTTTCCCGCCACCTTCGAGTGCGACATGCTTGCCCAGTCTGCGGTCGAGCGTGAGAGCCGTGATGGCTCTACCTATCTTGAGGTCCGTGGCTTTGTCTTCAATTACCGTGGTGACCTTATCCCTGTGAACTTCTCTGTCACCAGTGAGGGCGGTCGTCAGTTCTTCGAGAATGAAGACATCTCCCCTGCCTCTCCTTACTTTGGCAAGGTTTGGGGCGACATCAAGTCCACTATCGTCGTCTCCAAGCACGAGGTAGATGCGTCTAACGTCGGCTTTGGCACCCAGCGTGTCGAGACCACCAGTTCTACCATTCGCACCTGGGAGATTGCGGGTGCCAATGTGAACCTTGGCATGGGTGAGGATACTATCACCACAGACGAACTGAAGGCTGCTGACGAGCGTCGTCAGCAGATGCTTGCCGATGTTCGCGCTCGCTATGAGGCACGTCAGGGCAACTCCGCCCCTGCTGGTTTCCCCGCTAGTGCTGCTCCTGCGGTCAAGCCTCATGCCGCAGCCGTCTCTCCTGCTGATTTCAAGTTCTAAAGACAAAGCCCAAAAGCAATAGAAAACGAACTTGAAAAGGAGAAAATAAATGGCAATTGATCTTCTGAACCTCCAGCCGCACAAGGTTAGCCGAGACCTTAGTGGATATATTACTTATATTTTCGGTGCCGCAAAAATTGGCAAGACGAGCCTTGCCGCACAGGCACCCGATTGTCTGCTTCTTGCCGCAGAGCGAGGCTACAATGGCCTAAGCGGCATTATTGCTCAGGACATCACCTCTTGGAGCGATATGCGGCAGGTGTTCCGCGAACTAAAGAAGCCAGAGGTAAAGGGGCGTTTCAAGGTACTTATCGTTGATACGATTGACCTAATGGCCAAGTATTGCACTAAGTATATTTGCAATCAGAACGGCATTTCTGACCTAGGCGAACTTGGCTATGGTCGTGGCTATTCCGCTATGCGCAACGAGTTTGAGGACGTCTTCAATTCTCTCGCGCAAATGGGCTATGCCGTTATCTTCATCAGCCACGCGCAGGACAAGACCTTCAAGAGGGCAGACGGCACCGAATACAACAAGATTGTTCCTTCCCTGTCTCCTGACAAGGTAAATGCCATTATTGAGAACATGGCTGACATCTATGGCTATGCGCATCTTGCTCGTGATGTTGACGGCAATCCAGTTCGTGTTCTCACTCTCCGCTCTCCTGATGACAGCGTATCTTGCGGTTGCCGATTTGCCAATATTGACCCCGTGATTCCTCTTGGGTATCAGAGCCTTGTCGATGCACTGAATCGCGCTATTGACTCTGTTGGTGAAGAGAACATCACCAACGCTCCGCTTGCCCCTTTGCCAACCGTTGATGACCTTGACTTCGACGCTCTTATGACCGAGTTCAACACACTTGTTGGTAAGATTCAGTCCGCCACTGGAGTCGAGTTTGGTACCAAATGGGCACCAAAGATTGCTGAGACCGTTTCTAGGTATCTTGGTAAGAACAAGAAGGTTGCCGACTGCACACGTGAGCAGGTAGAGCAACTTTCTCTTATCGTTTCCGACCTTAAGGACGAGGTTGCGAACGGGCTATAGAGTTCATTGACGTAGATTTTAGGGAGGATGGAATGAGTGATATTTCATCCTCCCTTTCTTTTTATTGGAAGGAGGGGCGTGGCATACACCCAACAAGAAAAAGCGGACAGAGCGAAAGTATTCAAATGTGCGAAACAATATCTCGGCAGTTTGTATAATAGTCATAGAGTCGGCATTCAAACGGGTCAGTTTATGATGAAAGAGTCGGCTGACGATATTTGCAATGCCATTCGATATATCTATGATGTGCTTGCCAAGGACCCAAAAGACGCTTATGGCGGAATAGGTCTGGTGCCATTCGTTATAGAAGACTCCAAGAGATACTACGAGAGACTTGCCTATATTCAGGCAAATCGACAAAACCTTGATGAAATTGATACAGATGCATTGCTTGCAGCCGAGCCTCACGAAGTGTCTGTGCGACGAGTACCTTTAGGTCGTCCACGCTCTGTCCGACTTTTTGACTTGGAATAGGGGCAAGAGATGGCACAAAATAAGTATTATGATTCAACTGCTGCCGCACAGGTTATAGGCTGTACGCTTGTCAATCCAAGTCTTTTGGACGGCGATGGTCAGTACTTTTATAACGCCAATGATTTCACTAACGAATTCCATAAAGTGATTTTTGGTGCGGTATATAATCTCTATACGATGGGTGCCCGCAAGGTAAATGTCAAGACCATTGAAGACTATCTGGCAGATAGGCCACAGTCCCAAGGTGTCTATCGCGCGGGCAAAGGCGCTGAATGGGTTGCTCGCGCCATGGAAGATGCTGACCTTTCCAACTTTGACTATTACTATGGTCGCGTCAAAAAGATGAGTCTTTTGCGTGGATATGCCAAAGCAGGAGTAGACCTTACTTGGCTCTTGGATTTGGATAATATCTTTGACCCACAAAGAAAGAAAGAACAAGAAGACTATTTTGACTCTCTGACACTCAATCAACTGTCAGATATTGTTGATAATCGTATTCTTACCATTCGAGACGAATACGTTGATAATGCCACAGACAGTGCCGTCAATCTCGGTGACGGTATCGAGAATCTGCTTAGTGTATTGTCTGAAACGCCAGAGATGGGAGCGCATCTCTATGGCAAGTATATGGATACAATCACTCGTGGCGCAAGACGAGGCAAATATTATTTGAGAAGTGCGCCAACTGGTATCGGTAAAACGAGGACGATGCTCGCTGACGCTTGTACTATTGCCTGTGATAAGATATATCAAGAAGGTTTTGGTTGGGTAAACAATGGCGATTCTTGGCCTGTTCTGTTCGTCTCTACAGAGGTCGAGGTAGATGAGTTGCAGACGATGGCCTTGGCCTTTCTCACAGGCATCAACGAAGAGAAAATACTCAAACACGAGATAGATTTCAATGACACCAGAATTCAAGAGGCGGTGGAAGTTCTTCAGAATTCCAAACTCTATATTGAGGTGCTGCCTGACTTTACCGTCAAAGATGTAGAGAATACTATCAAAAGAAACATTCGCGTCAATCATGTCACGCACGTGTTTTTCGATTATGTAAACTCAAGTCTTGGTCTTCTTACAGAAGTTGCGCAAAGTGCTAAAGGCGTAGCAATGCGAGAAGACACCATTTTGTTTCTTCTTTCTACTCGGCTAAAGGAACTTGCGGTCGAATTCAACATATTTGTTATGTCGGCCACCCAGTGTAATGCTAGTGCTAAGACAGACCCCATTCCTGACGCTAACCTCCTCAAAGGCTCAAAGGCTATTGCAGAAAAGACAGACTGGGGGGCTATTCTTCTGCCAATTACAGAAGCCGATAGAGAAGGCATCGCCCCTTTACTCGCAAAAGGTTTTCCAGAACCCAATATGAAGATGTCTGTCTACAAGAATCGTCGAGGTTCTTTTGTGCGCGGATATGTATGGATGATTGCTGACAAAGGTACTTGCCGCTACGAGCATGCCTTTGTCACTGATTGGGACTATCGCATAGATGAAGAGATTATGGCTCATCCTGATACCATTGTTACTCTTCCTTGGGAGGAGGCAGCCGATGGCATACAATAAGGACGAAGTAAAAGAGGCTTTGACGATGGACGACATCTATGAACTTCTTGAGCAACTTGGTGCCGAGCCAGAAATATTCGATGACCACATAGAGTCTTTGACCATTTGCCATGGAGGTTCATCGCACAAACTTTGGTTTTTCGAGAACACAGGTCTTTTCAAATGCTTCACGCACTGCCAAGACACCTTTGACGTCTTCGGCCTTCTCCAAAAGGTAAAAGGATTTAGCCTAAACGAAGCTGTCTATTATGTGGTATCTTTCTTCAATCTTGATTCCAAACTTGAGCAGACAGACGCGATTCAACTGACAGATGACTGGAAACTCTTCAAAAGATATGAAGAGTTGACCGCAATCAAAATCAATCATAATAAGATTGAATTGCCAGAGATTGCGCCGAACCCTCTTACCCATTATCCGCAACCAATAATTGGCCCTTGGGAAGACGAAGGTATTACAAAAGACGTTTGCGACTACGCCAACATCCACTACGACCCCATAAATGGCGGGGTGCTTATTCCTCATTATGACGAGAATGGACGCCTCATAGGAATTCGTGAGCGAACCTTGGTCAAAGACAACGAAGTTTTCGGCAAATACAGACCTTGGCGACAAGGCCGTAAAATGTATAACCATCCATTAGCCTTCGCCTTATATAACTTCAACAATTCAAAAGACAACATCCGCTCTATTGGAACAGCACTTGTCTTCGAAGGAGAAAAAAGTTCGCTCAAAGCCATCGAATATCTTGGCACTTCAAATGACATATCAGTCGCGGTGTGCGGCTCTTCCATCTCTCGCTATCAGTTTGAACTTCTTCAAGCGGCTGGAATGAAAGAGATGGCAGTGTGCTTTGACCGCGACTTTGAGGCTATTGGAGACGAGAACTACAATCACGTTATCCAGAAGTTACAGAAGATATATGACAAATACTCTGCTTATGTGAACGTTAGTTTTTTGTTTGACAAGGACGGAGACAAACTTGGTTACAAGGACTCTCCAACAGACAAGGGAAAAGAGACGTTTATGGAATTGTGGCAGAATCGAATTTTTCTATAGGTGGTGAAAAGACATTAGGTATAAACTATATGAGCAACCTTTGCCGCAACTGTCTGCGCTTCAACAGGTACTCTTCAATCGCGGCATCCCAGTAGAGAAGCAAGAAGCGTGGTTGAATGCTGGTTGGGAATCCATCTATGATTGGATGGAACTTGATGACCCAGACTCCGCTTGCAGCCTGGGAAAAATGCAACGTGCGGTGAATATGGTATATGCGGCAATCGAGCAAGACAAAGACATATTAGTCGTTGTAGACTGTGATTGCGATGGTATGTGCAGCAGCGCCCTCTTTGTCAATTACTTCTATTCAAGGTTCCCAGAGTATGCGGCCAAGCACATCAATTACATCTTGCATGATGGCAAGGCTCACGGGCTTGCTGACATTTGCGATAAGATTCTATCCCAGAAGCCAGCGCTTCTTGTCTCTCCTGATGGCGCGACAAATGATAAGAAACAGCAAAAGACTCTAAATGATGCTGGCATTGATATTCTCATTCTTGACCACCACGAAGCAGATGCAGATTATACAAACGAACACACACTTGTCATCAATGTCCAGTTGTCTGAGTACCCTAACAAGGCTCTCACTGGCGGCGGTGTCGTATACAAGTTCGTTAGCGCCTTTGAGGATTTGGTCATCCATGGCAATCAGCCGACTGAGTTTCTAGACTTGGCTGCGATAGCAGACATTGGCGACATGGCAGACTATCGAGAGCCAGAAATTAGGGCACTTGTGAATCTTGGTCTGGCGAATATCAAGAATCCCTTGCTCTTTGCCTTGGCACAAAAGAACAAATACACAATAGACAAGCATGGCGGCCTATGCTATATTGGCTGTGCATTCGGCATGGTCCCTTTTATCAACGCTTGCTGTCGAAGCGGAACCATGACAGAGAAAGAACTCGTGCTCGAAGCTATGCTGATGCAACACGCCTTTGAGAAGGTTGAGTCTTCCAAGAGAGGAGCCAAAGGCACTCTCGTTCCGCTTTATTCTGAGGCGGTGACGACACTTGAAAGAATCAAGCGCAGACAGACAGACCTAGAGGCTGGCGCGATGCAAGTTATCCAAGAGAGGATAGATGAGTGTCACCTCACCGATAATGCAGTCATCGCGGTCATCGTTGACCCGAACGAGTGCGAGGCGAGCATATGCGGTCTGGCGGCCAACAAGATACAGGCGAAGTACCAGCATCCCGCCATGGTCTTGCGGCGAACCAAACCGCAGGACTTTGACGAAGATGTCTATAGCGGAAGTGCCCGCAACTACTCTTTGTGCGAAATCCAAGACATGAAGGGCCTGTGCGCCTCAACCGACTGTATGTCACTTGCTGCTGGGCATTCTCAAGCATTTGGCGCTGCTATTCCTGCAAGCAAGTTCAACGAATTCATTTCCCGCACAAACGAGTTGTATAAGAATATTGACTTCACCCCCGCTTATATGGTAGACTATATATGGAATCAAGAGACGTTGGATTCTTCTCGTATTTTGGCTATTGGGAAACTGAATGTTTTTGGGCAAGAGATTCCTGAAAGTCTTGTTGCAATCGAAAAGATTCCTCTGTCGGAGTCGAATGTGACGTTGCTTGGACTTGCCAAAAGTCATCCCACTATCAAGGTCCAAGTGGATAATGTGTCTGTGATGAAGTTCAACGCAAGTGAGGAAATGTACGAACAATTTATCCAGCCCAATTCTTATTTAACCATTGTGGGCAAGCCCGCTATCAACGAGTGGAATGGAAATGTCTCGCCGCAGATTCTAATCGAGGACTATGAACTGACGCAGGAATGGAGGTTTTAGGTGGCTAACCAGATTGTCGTCCAGGGCGACGCGTATGCAGACACAGAGCGATATATAGACGATAAGACTGTGATTGTGTCTGACCCTCCATTCAACGTGCGTTATCATTACCGCACCTATAAGGATTCCCTCAAAGATTCCGACTATTGGGATGGTCTGACGCATGTCTTTTCTTTGGCCCCGTCTTGTGTCATTATGTATCCTGAGTCTTTGTATGTTCTTGCGGCACATCTTGAAGAGGTGCCAGAAGAAGTTTGTACTTGGATTTATAATGCAAATACTGCGCGACAGCACAGGGATGCGGCCTATTTTGGCATCAAACCAGACTTCGGCCTGTATCGTCAGCCTTACAAGGATATGAACGACAAACGCGTGCGGGCGCTCTATGAAAAGACAGGCGGAGCCAAGAGTTACGATTGGTTCCCTTCGCCGCAAGTGAAGAACAAAAACAAGGATACCGCAGGTACAGGCATCGTCCATCCTTGCCAGATGCCAACAGATGTGATGAAGTATCTAGTAGGCATCATTCCCGCAGACTACAAGATTGTAGACCCATTTGCGGGAAGTGGTTCAACTGGTGTTGCCTGTGCTCTCTTGGACAGAGAGTTTGTGGGCATTGAACTTGACGAAGAGTATGCACGTTTGGCAAACGCAAGAATCACAAACGCTCACGATCAAGCATAAGATAGGAGGGCATTCTGTCGATTTGACAGATGCCCTCCTTTTGTTGTATAATAACATCATACGATGTTCCAATAGAGAGGAAGTAGTATGAGGATGGCACCTTGTCCCGCATGCGGCGGGCACAATGTCAATGGATTCAAAAAGCACAACAAGTGGTATTCCACTTGCTATAATAAGGAGTGCAGGTTTACGACAAAGGTTGGGATGCCGACTCGCAAACTTAGCCGCTATAATTGGAACCTCCTATACGAAAAGATGACGGGGGAGGTGCTTCCCGACGAGGCTTGTGGGCGACAGGACAGGGCCTACATGAAGAAGGAAAAGAGATGCGGCCTTCCAGAACTTGTCCAATGTTTCACGCAAGAGGACTTTAACAAATGGTCGGAAAAGTACAATATCTCTAATGTCGATTGGGTGAAGGAAAGCGGCAAGCATTGCAAGCAAAGCAAGCGAGTTGTTTTTATAGGCCCGAAGGAGAATGGACAATGAGTGCTGAAACCTGTGAGGATAATCGTTTCTTAGTGATTGAGCGAGCCAAAAAGGATTTGTTCGAAAGCACCGATATTGAAATGATGGCTCCAGAAGAAGTCGAAGTTATTGATAATATGCTCTTCTGCTACTGGCAAATGGGCTGGCTAAAGGAGTAGGAGTAGAAGGGAGTGATGCCAATGACAACAGTGCCGCGATTTGACGTCCACAATCATACCCATTATTCAAACCTTCGATTAGTAGATTCTACTGTGCGGCCTAAACAACTCATAGACAGGGCTATTGAACTTGGTCTATCAGGTATTGCCATTACAGATCATGAGTCTCTTGGGTCTCATGTCGAACTTGACCGCATCCAAGAGGAATATAGAGAAAAATATCCTAATTTCAAAATCGTGCGCGGCAATGAGATTTATCTGACAGATACTCGTGATAAGGGCCAGTATTATTATCACCACATCTTGTTGGCTCTAGATGCTGTTGGACACAAGATGCTGCGTGAACTTTCCAGTAATGCTTGGATAAATTCTTACTTTGACAGAGGAATGGAAAGAGTCCCGACGCTCAAGACGGAAGTTGAGAACGTTATCCAAAAATATGGACAAGGACATTTACATGCAAGCGCTGCTTGTCTTGCAGGAGAAATAAATCATAATCTTAGTTTGATGATTCAGGCAGAACAAATAGGCGATAGTGCAACAGTGAGCGAGTGTCACAACAATATCGTCAATTTTATTCTATGGTGCAAAAAAACTTATGGCGATACTTATTTTTCGCTAGAGGTGGCTCCTGGCAGAGGCGAAGAGCAGTTGGCGGTAAACACTCGAATGAACAGTTTGGCAAAGGCCTTCAATTTACCAATTGTCATTGGATGCGATACTCACTATTTGCGCAAAGAAGATAGATATATTCACAAGGCTTTTCTCAATTCTAAAGATGGCGAACGTGAGATTGATTCGTTTTATTCTTATGCTTACTTACAATCAGAAGATGAAATCATCAAAAACTTAGAAGGCACAGGCCTCGATTATAAACAACTTTGCGCAAATTCAATGTTTATCTGGGACAAGTGCCAATATTATTCTTTGGCGCATAAGCAGCAAGTGCCGCAAGTGCCTGTTGTAAATTATCCAAAAGAAAACAAGAACAATCATAAATATGATACGAAGAAATACCCAACTCTTGATTATCTTATGCATTCAGAGAACCCACAAGAGCGCTATTGGGTGAATTATTGCCAAGAGCAGCTTGAGAAAAAGGGTCTTGATAATGAGACATATCTTGCCCGCCTAGAAGAAGAAGCAGACATCAACAAAGTTATTGGCGACAAACTTGAAACGTGTATGTTCGCTTATCCGATTTTTCTCCAACACTACATCGATCTCTTTTGGGAATGCGGCTCAACGGTTGGTGCGGGAAGAGGAAGCGCGTGTAGCGGGTTGAACCACTGGCTATTGGGTGTGACACAACTAGACCCTGTAACGAACGCGCTTCCTTATTGGAGATATTCTAACAAAGAGCGTGTCGAACTTGGCGACATTGATATAGACTTGGCTCCTTCCAAACGTGAGAAGGTGTTTGAAAAGATACGCGAAGAGCGAGGTCAGTTGGGGTGTGTCCAAGTTTGCACTTATGGCACAATCTCAACAAAGGCCGCAGTCAAAGTGGCTTGTCGTGGATACAGGAGCGAAGAATTTCCAACTGGAATTGACTTGGACGAGGCTGAATATCTCTCAAGTCTCATTCCCTCAGAAAGAGGATTCCTCTGGAATTTAGCAGACTGCTTTTATGGGAATAAAGAAAAAGATAGAAACCCTGTCAAAAATTTCATCCAGGCTGTTGAAAAGTACCCAGGGCTAAAAGACATTCTTCTTGGTATTGAAGGGCTTATTACCCAAAGAGGTATCCACGCTTCTGGCGTAAATTTTTACGACGACGACCCTTATAAAACCGCATGTTTCATGAAAGCAAAAAATGGTGCTATTATTACCCAATATTCACTTCATGACGCGGAATATTGCGGTGATGTCAAACTCGATTTCCTTGTAACAGAAATTCAAGACATTATCACGCAATGTCTAAACCTTCTTCAAGAGAACAAAAAGATAGAGCAAGGACTCACCTTGCGGCAGATGTATGACAAATACATCGCACCTACGGTCCTACCATTGGATGATGACAAACTTTGGAAAGCCGCAAGTAGCGGTAATATTTTGAAGTTGTTTCAATTTGATACGCAAGTGGGCGGTCAGACAATCAAACTCCTCAAACCGCACACCCCCCGCGAAATGGCAAACTGCAATTCTATCATGCGCCTCATGGCTCCCGAGAAGGGCGGCGAGACCCCAACAGAACGCTACAAGCGCATGAAGGATGACATCTCTCAATGGTATGATGAAATGAATTCGTGGGGCTTGTCTCAAGAAGAACAAAAAGCGTTGGAACCATACTACCTTCCTGCTTATGCGTCTCCTGCTCAACAGGAAGATATGATGATTATTCTTATGAAATTCTGTGGTTTTTCCTTGAAAGACGCGAACTTCGCCCGCAAAGTTTGCGCGAAGAAGAAGATGGACCAAATTCCGCATCTTCGAGAAATGGTACTTACAGGAGCGGCAAACGAGAACCTGGGAAAGTACATTTGGGAAACAGCAATCAAACCGCAAATGGGGTAAAAACTTGCCCCTTTAAAATATCTTTTTCGCCTTATCAGCGAGGTGACTGCTTGGCGCTGTCAAGCAACCGCCAACGGGGAAACCTCATAAACGACATATTTTTTGTGAGGCAATCCCGTGGGAACTTCTATGCTGAATATCTCAGAAAAATTTAGCATGAATGTACCTGTAGAGACTATGGAAGGTCAATCTTCCAGTACATCTGCTATTGATACGTAGATGGAAACGGGCATTGCTACTAATTTTACTTAGTAGTTAAGATATAGTCCAAACCCATAAGTAATTATGGACAATTTGATAGTTTTTCACTAATTCATTCGCTTGCCTATTCGTACATCGGTTTGCAAACAGTATATCTTGCCACCTATTTTCCTTCTATCTATTGGAACTGTGCCTGCCTGTGCATTGATGCGGGAATTGAGGAAAACGCAGGCACTAACTATGGCAAAATTGCGAAGGCAATTGGCAATATGCAGAACCACGGCATCAAAGTAATGCCTATTGACATCAACAAGTCTGGTTATGCATTTGAACCAGACGAGGAGAACAATGCCATCCTGTATGGCTTCAAAGCGCTCAATGGGGTCAACGGCGATTCCATTAGCGAAATAATTAATAACCGCCCTTTTTCCTCTTTCGATGACTTCCAAGAGAAAACGAACTTGAACCGCACAGTTATTCTCTCTCTCATCAAAGGCGGAGCCTTTGACTGCTTCGAAGACAGAGTCCAACTCATGGAACGCTACTTGCGGCAAATCAGTGAGCCAAAGAAGCGCATCACGCTACAGAACTTCAAAGGACTAATTGACAACAATCTTGTGCCGCAAGAGTTGGACTTCCAACGTCGTCTGTTCGTCTTCAATGCGGCTCTTAAGAAGTATAAGAAGAGCGGCGAGTACTATTGTATCAACAATAACTTCTATGACTTCTATGAGCAGTTCTTTGACGTAGATGAACTAGAATCTTACGAGGAGACTCTAGCAGTTCCTACCAAGAAATGGCAAAAGATGTATGCAAAGGCAATGGAACCTGCTAAAGTCTACTTCAAAGAACATCAAGAGGACATTTTGGCTGCATACAATAACGTTCTCTTCCAAGAGCAGTGGAATAAGTACGCAAATGGTACCATTTCAGACTGGGAGATGGATGCTCTTGGATACTACTATCACGAGCATCCTCTAGCACATGTGCGGCAACAGGCCTACTCTATCGTACCGTTCAAAGATTTGACAGAAGAACCTGAGGTGGAGTATAATTTCAAGAGAAATGGGAGAGAGATTCCTGTCTATAAGACCCATCGCATCATAGGCACCGTGGTCGGCAAGAACGCCACCAAGGCCCAAGTTGACATTCTCACCATAGACTCTGGCGTGGTGACGGTGAAGTTCTCGCTTGACTACTTTGCCGCATACAATCGCCGCATCAGTGATATGATAGATGGTACATCAAAGGTGGTCGAGCAAGGGTGGTTTCTGAAAGGTCAACAGATAGTCGTAAATGGTTTTAGGCGTGGAGACATATTTAGAGCCAAGAACTATCGTAAGACACCCTCTCATCAACTCTATCATATCGACAAAGTGAATGTTGACGGAACCATCTCTCTCAGGCACGCAAGGTATGGGGAGGAGGAGGACTAGCCTCCTCCCCTTCTTTCCAGAAGGAGGAAAATGAAGGAATTCTTTTTTAAGCATGGCCGCACAATTGTGGCAACCATTGGCGTCATCGTTCTGTCACTTGCGATGGCTGCGGCCACAGTATATGCCATTCTTGTGGGATATTTCAAGGTAGAGCCGCAGGATGCTACCACCTTCACCGTCGAGAAGGTCGTATTCGTAGATGCCACAGGAGAGAATGACTCTGAGGTGCATGGCTTCAAGTTAACGGACGGCAAAACCAACATCACCTATCTCATCACCGACGAGTGGAACCCAATCGAACTGACTGATGCGGAGCCTGGTGCCAATGACTAAGCCTATCATCTACGCCATCGTAGGGCCTTCAGCCAGCGGCAAGGATACTCTGGCACGACTTCTTTCCAAGCGTTTGGGTTACAACTCAATTGTCTCTTGGACAAGCAGGCCCCCAAGGGTGGGGGAGGAGAATGGCGAGGACTATTGGTTTGTCTCTCGCGAAGAGTTTGAGAGTAACAAGAGTCGTGGTATCTTCATCGAGTGGAGTGAGTTCAATGGCTGGCTCTATGGCACTCCACACCAAGCCATCCAAGAGGGAGTGAATGTAGGTGTGTTCAATCTTGATGGTCTAGCTTCCCTTGCCAAGCATCAAGAAGAATATGACGTTGTGCCTGTGTTCATGGAGGCTCCGCTTCTTGAGCGTCTGCGGCGAAGCGTGCGGCGAGATGGTCCCTCGTTTGAGATTGTGCGCAGGGCATTCGCGGACGCCAAGGACTTCAAGCAGCACCCCGTGCTCGATATTCTCCGCAAGTTCCGCAATCGGCCACTATATATAGATTACAAATATTCTGGACTACAATATACAGATTCGCTCCTCATCGTTTTTGACTCCTATTCCGATCTTCTCTTAAGTTCTCAGGACATTTCCGAGTAAAGTGCTCATGCTAGAATTCATAGAATAGTACCGAAAAAAGACGAGAATAGGATGGTGATTGCGTGAAGGTAATCAAACGTGATGGCCGCAAGGTTGACTTTGATAAACGAAAGATTGACAAGGCGATTGACAAGGCCTTCAAGGAAGTGCGTGGAGTTCCCTGCCCAGACGCAGAGGTGCTTCACAGTGTGAGTCTCAGAATCAAGAACCAATATACCGACAAGGTTGAGGTAGAGCAAATTCAAGACATCGTTGAGCAAGTGCTCATGGAAAAGGGCTACTATAATGTGGCCAAAGCCTATATCAAATATAGGTATGAACACGAGTTGGCGCGACAGAGGCATAACGACTCTGAACTGATGGAAATGATTCGCGGCGATAATGACTATTGGAAGACAGAGAACAGCAATAAGAACAGCAAGTGGGTCACAACGCAACGAGACTACATGGCTGGTATTGTTTCGACTGACATTGCGAGGAACTTCATCTTCCCAAAGAAGGCTATCGAAGCGCATGACGCTGGCATTATCCATATCCATGATATGGACTACGCCGCTCAAAACACTCTCACGAACTGCTGCCTTATCAACCTTGAAGATGTTCTTCAAAACGGGACCGTGGTGAATGGCGTGCAGATAGACAAGCCACACAGGCTGTCCACGGCGATGACTATTGCCACCCAAGTCGTCGCTGCTGTGGCATCATCGCAATACGGGGGTTGTACGATTTCTTTGACTCACCTAGCTCCTTTCGTAAAACTCAGCCACGATAGATATTTTGACAAGTATAAGGATTGGGGTTTCAATGACGCTGACAGCGAGGTCTATGCGCAAGCCGACACCAAGAAGGAAGTAGCTGACGCTGTCCAGACACTAAACTACCAATTAAATTCACTGACGACGACCAACGGCCAATCCCCCTTTGTTTCAATTTGCATGTATCTTGGAGAGACGGAAGAGTACAAAAATGAGTTAGCCATGCTTATCGAGGAGACCTTGCGTCAAAGGATACGAGGTATGAAGAACAGAGTCGGTGTCTATGTTACCATTGCGTTTCCTAAACTCCTATATGTGCTCGAAGAGGACAACGTCAAAGAGGATTCACCCTACTGGTATCTGACTGAGCTTGCGGCAAAATGCACTGCCAAGCGCATGGTGCCAGACTACATCAGCGAGAAGATGATGAAGAAGATTAAGGTTGACTCTGAGGGAAATGGACATTGTTTTCCGTGCATGGGCTGTAGGAGCTTTCTTTCTGTTTGGGACAAGAATCCAAATAAGTATTACGGAAGAATGAACCTAGGCGTCGTTTCCATCAACCTCGTTGATGCGGCACTGTCTTCTGGTGGAGACGAAGACAAGTTCTGGAAACTAATGGAAGAGCGAACAGAACTCTGCCACCAAGTACAGAAGGTACGTATCAAGCGACTTGAGAATACTAAGGCCGAAGTGGCTCCAATCCTTTGGTGTGACGGTGCTCTAGCAAGGCTAAAACCAGAAGATACGCTCGGCCAACTAATCCATGGCGGCTATTGTACCGCCTCTCTTGGATTCGCTGGCCTGTATGAATGTGTAAAATACATGACAGGCGAAAGTCACACTTCGCCAAAAGGAAAAGAGTTTGGCCTAAAAGTAATGCAATTTCTTGATGACAAATGTGACCAATGGAAACAAGAAGACAACGTCGCGCATTCACTTTATGGATCTCCAATAGAGGCCACAACCTACACTTTCGCTAAAGGCTTGCACAAACGCTTTGGCGAAATTCCAGGAATCACCGACAGAGATTACATTACTAATTCTTATCATGTGCCAGTTTTTGAAAAAATTGATCCATTCTCTAAGCTAGCACTTGAATCTGAATTCCAAAAAATGAGTACAGGAGGTGCGATAAGTTACGTCGAAACCTCCAATCTTCAAGATAATATTCCCGCTGTACTTGAAGTCATCAAATTTATTTATAACCATATTATGTATGCCGAACTGAACACCAAGAGCGACTATTGCCAAGCGTGCGGTTATAGCGGAGAAGTACAACTACTCTACAATGATAACACTCATAAACATTATTACAAATGCCCTAATTGCGGCAATGAAGACACAAGCAAGATGAACATTGCACGCCGAGTTTGTGGCTATATCTCAACGACAGTACCCAATGAAGGACGTCTCGACGAGATAGCGAATCGTTATGTACATCTTGACGATCATGATATGAGAGAATAATTATGCGCTTTGCACAAATTAGAAAAATGGATATTTCCAATGGTGAAGGTATTGGGGTATCTCTCTTTACCTCTTTTTGCCCTTACCATTGCCCGCACTGCCACAACATGAGCACGTGGGGAATAAACTCGGGGCAAGAATATACCCAAGAAGATAAAGAAAAGATTCTCGAACTCGTTAAGCCGGAATATATCTACCGATTCTCAATACTAGGCGGAGAACCCCTTTTGCCGCAAAACGTATATGCTTTGCTCGACCTCGTCCACGCAGTTCGGGAAATCAAACCGAATATCTCTATTTGGCTTTGGACGGGAACAACGATAGAAGCAATTAAACAATTTTTATCTGGTCAAGCGTGCGAAGATGAAACCTTCGCTTCTCTTGGATGGACGAAACAAAACAAACAGAACTTGTATTGTCTTCTAATGGAGTGCGATTATGTTATCGACGGTCGTTTCGAAGAAGACAAGAAAGACCTCACCTTGAAATGGCGAGGAAGTTCCAACCAGAAGATTTGGGACGCGCTGGCGCTCCATATCTATCTGAAATAAAAAAACATGCCCTACCTACAATTGAATAATCTTTTGTGGGTAGGGCTTTTTTATTTTACAAATGACTGAAAAATATGCTATAATATGTTTACACAAAGACGAAAGGAGAAAAAATGGCCCAATCATCTGTGGGAACCATCTATGATTTCAACAAGTTGGCTTATGAAAAGATAAAAGTACCAGAGCAGAAGAAGAAGGAGATGCTATCAAACATCGGCATGTGGTTCTCAAGTGAGCCTACCTTCAAGTACTTTATGTTCCTATGCCGAGAACTTTCTGACTACACCATCTTCAATTTCGAGACGTTCAACTACTCTCACGGCAAGGAAGAACTTGAGAGTCTGATTCATGAGCGTGGTGAACTTCTTGACATCGTATACAACCACAATAACGACTCTTATGAGATTTGGATACGCACCAAGAGCGACAACGAGATTCACATGTACATGCTCTTCAGTTGCAATGACTTTGTAATCACCATCTAGGAGGAATCATGACAGACGAACTCTATGACCTTATGATTGCGGCCAGCCCTCTGACGGCCATGGCCTTCATGGTAACCAAGCATGATGACCCTGACGCTAGAATGGTAGACCAGACAAACGGCTTCTATCCAGACATGCTTGACATCATCACACAGTTGAAGAAGCAATACCATATTATCAGTATGTGCGTATATGGTCCCCGCAAGTACATTACACCATTCAAGCAGACACTTGAGAATCGTTTTGAGAACTATGACGTAAAACTCATTTTCGCAGGAGAGGAAAACTAAATGATTCGTTATCTTATCAAGACCACTGAGGAGTATCGTCTGGATTCCCTAGATGACGTAGTCAACTTTCGCACCTGGCTTTATCGTGATGGTGCAGCACAGGGCTATGACATCAACAGTTTTGGATATACGACCAAGCCTATCAAGGAGGGTAAGGAAGTTATCGATGAGTATTTCATGGTGAAGGTATCTAAGAAGTTCGATGATGAAAAGGACCCCATGATTTTCAATGATGGCATTACATACGTCAAGCACGACTCTGAATGCGGCGTTGACGGCGATAAGAACGAGGAGGAGTAAGTTGGCAGATACCAAGACCATCCAAATCAAGTACTTTCCTGATTCGCCGCATCTAGAGTCAATTGACAAGGGCGACTGGATTGACCTTTATACAAATGAAGAAAAGGTGCTTCTTCCTGGCGATTATGCTCTAATTCCTCTTGGCGTAGCAATGAAACTGCCTGACGGTTACGAAGCACATATCGCACCTCGCTCTTCTACTTTCAAGCGCTGGGGTATTCTTCAGACGAACAGTGTCGCAGTGATTGATCAATCTTTTGCAGGAGATACAGATCAATGGATGTATCCCGTCTATGCCACTCGCGCAGTAACCATCCCCAAGGGGACTCGTCTTTGTCAATTCCGCATCGTAAAGAACCAGCCTCCAATCATCTTCCAAGAGGTCGCAAGTCTTGGTAATGAGAATCGTGGCGGCTTTGGAAGCACTGGCGCATAATGTTCGTGATAGCGCTAGACCAAGCACTGCAAGTAAGTGGCTATGCTATCTTCAATGGCAACAAACTCCAAGAGAGCGGAACCTTTTCCCTGCCAAAGACAAAGCCAATCGAGCAAAGGCTTGCGCTTCTTTACCAAGAGTTAGAGAACCTACTCCAAAAGGTAGATGACGAGCATGTGCGGCTTGTCTTTGAGGACATTCAACTTCAGGCGGGAAATGTCAAGACATATCAAAGACTTGCCTATGTGCAGGCAGCGATTCTTCTTTGGTGCTACTACCACCAAATCGATTACGATATTCTGCCGCCCAGTCATTGGAGAAAGGTTCTTGGCGGAGGCTTTGGTCGCAAGAGAGACGAGCAAAAGCAGCACGCAATAGACTTGGTGAAAGAGACTTGCGGCAAAGAGGTTGCAAGTGACGAGGCAGATGCAATCTGCATAGGACTGGCCGCATTAAAGGAAAGACGGACTCAGAAGGTGGGATTTGACAATGTCTAGATTCATTCTCTTGGACACAGAGCGCGACCGCATGTACAAGGGGGAGTCGCTGCACGAACTAGAAGAAAAGTTTCATAGCCTTAATAAGAATTCCAGCCCAATCCCCCCGCAGTATCAAAAGCCTTGGTGGGACGTTGACTTCGAATGGGACCTGCACCGTTCATAATACTAAAAAAATCTAAAAAAAAAGAAGGGCTACCCTCGCAACGAGAGTAGCCCTTTTTATTGTATATAGGCTTAGAATACGCCAGCGTTGATGGCACGCTGAATGGCAATGGTGGTAAGACTGCCCCAATCACCATCAACGATGCACTCGCCATGCTTGTCCCAATAGCAACCAACATTGAGAAGGTGCTGCTGAAGGGCCTTGACGGAGTACATACCAAAGTCACCATCGCAGTTGCGGGTATAGGTACCGCAATTATAACGGAGATACTTCTGGAGATAGAACTTGGTCCAGTAACCAAAGTCACCATCGATGATATATTTGCCAGCAGGATACCAGCCAGCAGCACGCAGACGCTTCTGGATGTACTTGACAGTTAAAGGACCAAAGTAGCCATCGTGAAGAAGGATGGACTCACTAGGGTTGCAACTGCCGACATAGTCATCAGAATCAGAATGAGAAGGCTCAGAAGGCTCAGGTGTGGAAGGAGCACTAGTAGAACCGCCAGTGATATAGGCATGAAGTTCGTCCCACTTGGAAGAATCAACATAGGGAGCGGGGCAAAGCTTGCCAGTTACGTCATAGTGACGAATGACATGATCAGCAGAGATACCATAGCGATTCATAATGTCGAGAACAAGATCACGTAGAGAGGCTTTCTGGGCATCAGTGAAGTCCTCACCAGAGGAGACATTTTCGATGCCAATGGAATGACAGTTACGATTCCAGTTGCCGCAATGCCACGCTATTGAGTCTTCGCCAACAGACTGGCAGATAGTGCCATCAGTGTCGATGAAATAGTGGGCGCTTGCACCAACAGAATTGCGGCTGAAATACAGAAGGTTGTTGTGAGCACTTGCGTTTGTACCAGTATAATGAACTACAATGTAGTCAACAGAACAACCGCGACGACCCTGGGTGTAGTTGCGGCTGTCGCACTGAATGAATTCAGAGATTGTAGGCATATATGATGTCCCTTCTCTTGGAATATGAACTAATAAAAAAGGCCCCACATAAGTGAGGCCTAGAGACAAAAGTCTAGATTATGTTACTCGGAAAAATCGTCAGGAGCGCCCTCAGACTGAGAGTCAATTGCGGCAACCTGCTCCTCGGTTGCCTCCTTCTCGGCTTCAGTCATGGTCTCGTCATCCTGATAAGGCATGAGTTCGTCAGACATTAGGCAGACACCTCCTTAGTATCAGACTTGGAACCGATAAGGTTGCGGAATCCCTCGTAAAGTCCTGTGGAAGCAAGACCGCTGACAAGGCCAGCAACACAAACATCAACGGTAATGGCCGCACCCGCAGTAACAGCGGTAAAGATAGAAGCGACAAGGCCAAGGATACCAGCAATGAGAGGGATAAAGCGGTTCACAGAATCATTGGGGATAAGATTCTTAACGATATAACCCACGCAAAGGCATAGAATCACAATACCTGGAACTAGATAAGTGGAAATGCTAGAGAGGTCAAACATCATTACTCCTTAGAAGAATAATAGGCGATAATCTCTGCTTGCTGCTCGGCAGATAGTTTCGTATATTCTGCCGTGAGTTCTTCTACAGAGCCTTCGCCTCGCCTGTAACGAATACCCACCGCACTGCGGATGATGCGGAAAGCGACTGCGGAAACGCCTTTTGTGGCTGCCATTACTCATCACCCTTTCCTGCGATGTCAGAAAGTGCAACTTGAAGGTCATCAACCTGAGAACCAAGAATGTCAAGGGACTTAGAGACCTTCTTGAAACCAGTTGCCACACAAATGACCGCGACTGCGGCCAAAGCGCCTGCTAGAAAATCCATGTCTACTCCTCCTTAGAAATTGGCTTATAGTCCTTGAACTCCTCAAGAATGGCCGTAGCCTGCTCGGGAGAGAGTTTGGTGTAGATTGCGACAAGGTTCTCAAGGGTGTCTTCGCCCGCATCAAGACGAATCTTGATTGCCTTCTTGATAATCTTTAGTGCTAACTCGGAAACGCCTGTCATAATTAGATACCTACCATTTCAGAAATCATAACGGTCAAATCGTCAATAGAGGAAGTGTTAGATTTAAGTTGGTCGGGACCCTCGGTCATGAACTTGGTCTGCTTCTCCTGGACTTCCTTGGCCTTCTTGCGCTCGGCAAGTTCCTCTTCGGTATACTTGCGATAACGCTGAATGTCCTCGTAGTCATCATATGCGGCCTTATACTCAACGGCAGGCGTGTCAATAATCCACTTGACGTCAACGCCACGAACCTGAAGACTTGCCTCCTCTGGCGTCTGGGCAATAAAGGTGAACACACCCTCTTTATCTGTCTTGCCAACGTGCGGGTCAGCATCCTCTTTCTCACCTTGGACAGTATAGGGGTCGCCATTTTCAAAGTAGAAGGTCTCAGGGCAGTAGTGACCAACTTCTGAAACAGCCTTCACTTCATCATGATGCTCCTTGACAATGCTATCAGGATAGAGATAGCCAAGTTTGGTATCCGCTTCCTCCTTAGTAATTTCATTGTCATCCATGTCTAGGATGCGGACTGTCTGCGTCTCTTCTACCAACATTCACTCCTTTTGTCTCTTTGTAACTTCAAAAATAAACCGCTACCCGCTTTTTAGGTTTTTCATCTTCAGCGGGTAGCGAAAGTTTAGCCATATATATATGACTAGCCTTCAATCTCTATCCAAGAGAGCAAAGGTAAATCATATACAATGGGCGGAGTAAAGACTCTACTCCGCCCAGACAAAGTTATTTGACGGTCTCCATCATGACCTTGATTGCGGCCATACGCTCAATCAATTTCTTGTGTTCATAGTCATAGAGTTCCATCATGCCCGCAGGAAGAGTGGTTCCCTTTGAGCGTGCTTCCTCTATCATGCGACTGGCTTGGTCGTGAAGCTTGGTAAAATGACCTATTTCCTCACCTGCCAACGTGAGATAGGTAGCGGCCAAAGTCTTGTCCTTTGAGCCTCCCGCAGCCTCAACGTACTTTTTCGCATCATCCAGTTCTTCGTTCATATATTCAACCAAGCATCTGATGACCATCATCTTAGGCCACCTTTACTACAATCACATTTGCGACACGAACGTTTGTGGCAACCAACGCCTTGAAGTTGATTGTCGCTGTTGGTGCATTCTTTGGTACGGTAATGATGGTAGACATCGCCTGAGATACGTTATCTCCTATAGCGGCGTTTGTCGTGATGGCATGTGCTCCTGGAAGCGCGTTGCCATTTCTGTACATCTGCGTCTCTATGGTAGACGTAGCGGCAGCGGCAGTAAATGTGAAATTTGCCAGAATCTCATACACGCCACTGCGGCTAATGGTAATATTAGAGCCATCACAACTCACACAGGGAGTAGACACCGTGGAAGTCGGAATTGGGACATTGCCGTTTGCCGCGATAGACGTTGCTGGTGCAGTGTCATAGACAAAACGTCCTATTGTCTTTATACCCATAATCTCACCTCTTATTCACCAAGAGGCGAAAGTATTTCATTCCGCCTCTTGGATTTTGTTACCGAAGATAGACGGTTAGAAGGTTACGCCGCAAGCGCAAGGGTTAGTTGCGAACTGAGGAACGACGCCATAGCCATAAGGAGAGATGCGCGGAATGCCGCAGAACATCTGCTGAGTCTTGAGTTCAGACACCTGCGCTTGTAGAGACTCAATCTTGTTCTGAGACAGGGTGTCTAGAATCTTCTGGATTCCAGCGGTGGTGTTCTCGTTGATGGAGGCTGTGTTCATGGCATTGCTATACTTGAGGTCGGCCACGGCCTGCTTGTTCTCGCAGCAGCAGTTAGCTAACTGACTAGAAAGCGCATAGTTGCCATCCTTCATTGCGGCCTGGGTGTCGGCGAAGTTGCGAAGGTTCTCATAACCAACAGAGGCGAGACCCTGGCTTGTCTGCATGAACTGAGTTTGCATAAGATCGCTCATGCGGCCAACGGAATTCTCAAGGTTGTTGAAGTTCATGGCATTACACAGGCCAGCTTCAGTAACAGGCTCGCCAGCAGTGCCACGGTTGAAGCCAAAGCCGTTGCCCATAAAAGCAAAGAGGAAAAGCACAATAATCCACCAAGAACCGCTTCCCCAACCAGATTCATTTTTGTCAGTGACGGCGGCGATGTCGGAAAGTGTAAGGTTGTCCATAATGTCTCCTTACTCAAAGAGACATGCGGGCAAAGACTAATGAAGGCCCAATGCCCGCATAATCTCAGTTGCCTTGTTGCCTATCTCCTCAAACTGGCTCTTGGAAATGGAATTGTCCTTGATGAACCTCTCCACTTGAGCCTGCGCTTGAGAAGGCGTTATTTTGGTTGTTTGGAGAAACTGTAATATTTGGTCCAGTTGCCCCATAGGTTGGCTGTTGGGTGGCTCCAAGTTGGGCATTTGATTGAGTAGTTGGTTCATACCGTTTCCTCCAATTCTCTAGGATTTCCTCTACTTGTTCTTTCGTCACATATTGTGGCGAAGAAGATTCAACCTTTGAGAAAGAATAAGGTGTGACAGAAGAAATCCCGTTTGCATCAGTCTCCTTGATGTAGAAGACATCTTCCTTGGAATCCATGAAAAGCGCTCTGGTTCCAATAGGCACAAGACAGTTCTTGGCCTCGTCCATGCCATTCACAAAACGTACACCCGCAATGCCTTGCGGCGACTGTGGCGCGTATTGGTATGGCATATATGCATTGCCATAGGGATTGAACATCTATATCACACTCCTTTTATATCAGGAGAAAATAACATTAACGCTCGAAGAAGAAAGTATTTTCCTTTCTTTACATATAATAAAAAAAGGCGGACCGAATTTACTTCTATCCGCCCATAGATTTTTTCAGGTACCTATAAGCCCCTGATGAACAAGCAAAAAAAATTTTGGTTTTTTATTCAGACAAAAATTTATGGCTTTATCCAAATCTTGCAATTAGAGTCTGTTGGTTGCGAAGATTGCACCATGACGATGTTATTAGAACCAGCGGCACCTGTCGCACCCTTCTCGCCTTGTGGGCCTCGGGGGCCTTGGGGACCAGTTGGGCCTATCGGACCTTGAGGGCCAGTGGCACCAGTCGCACCCTTAATATCCTTAAAGGCAAACGCAAACGTTGGCGCTGCAGCAGTGCCGCTTTTCGTCACTGTGACAGAAGGGGTACCAACGGTATTACTCACTGTCGCGGTGGCAGACACAGTTGGCGTTGCACCAGTTGGACCTTGTGGACCTTGGGAACCAGTAGCACCCTTTTCTCCCTGCGGTCCTTGTGGACCTGTAGCGCCAACAGCACCTTTTAGATTCTTGAAGGCAAAGGCGTAAGATGGGGCGGTCGTTGTTCCGCTCTTCGTCACTGTGACAGAAGGGGTACCAACTGCCGCATCAACAGACGCGGTGGCGGTAAAACTTGACACCTTACCAGCCAGAGCAGTATTGATGGCAGATTGTGTCATCGTACCGTCAGTGGCGGTGCCAGTCCCAGTATACAATTTGGTCGTACCCGAATAAGTGGTAGTACCAGTGGTATAGGTGGTGTTGTTGTCAGGTGGCACTGTCCAAGTACCATCACTTCTGAGATAACGATTAGCTGCGCCTGCCGCAGGAGCGGGGGCATAGCCAGCAGTACCAGCCGCACTCGTGGTTGCTCCCTTGAGCGCAATCCAGGTGTTAGTGTCCGTGAAGACGGCATTAGAGGGGACAGACTTTTCAAGGGTGTAAGTCCCCGCAGTAAGCACGCCTTTGTTCATGTAGACAGGCTGGGTCGCGCTACCAACAGTAGAAGTAGAAGCGGTTGCCGCACCCGCATTCAGATACACTGGTTGAGTACCACTACCGATAGTGGCGGAGCCAAGTTTGGTAGCAGTAGTTGCTGTTGTGGCAGAGGAAGCCGAACCAGCAGAGATCGCGTACTTTACGCTCTTCTCTGCATCTGCTGTGTTATTGACGTTGCTCAAGCCAACAGTGCTCTTGGAGAGCGTCTGCCAAGTTGCGTCTCCACGCAAGAAAGAGTCCTGTTTTCCAGCAGCGGGAGCAGGTACAAGACCATGCACGCCCGCAGCAGAAGCGGTGGCCGCAGTCATGTCATTATAAGTTGTGTTTGACGTGGGCGGAGTATAACCAAGAGCCGAAGTTACGTTGGCCTTAGTAAGTTCACCGCGAATGGTAGCAGAAGACTTGTTCTCAACATTGCCAAGACCAATATCAGACTTGGTTACCTTATGCGGGTTGCCGCTTGTAACTTGGGAGTGGTCATAGGCAATCTTGCCCCTGTCGCCGCGATAGGCGCTGGAAGAAGTCTCGCCAAGAGCGATGGTCTCAGAGATGACAACATATGCGCTACCGCTCCAACGATAAATTTTGTTGGTGGTAAGGTCTACATAAATCTTACCAGCCTCACCTTCTGTTGGGAAGGTAGAAGAAGACGTATATTCGACTACGTCATCGACATAAGAGGGAAGATGGGAAGAATCGATAATACCGCTGAGTTTAGAAACATCCAGTGAGCCTGCAATTTCAGAGAAACCATAAGAAGGCTTGGTATTTGCCTTGGCCCACGCCTTGACATCACTGGCAGGCATGGAAGTTGGGAAATCAGTGATTTGACTCTTGGTGTGAGAGTGAGAAGCGGCTGCGGCACCGACGCTTGCGGCAGTCACATTGATTGACTTGGCCGCACTACCATCATAGGCACCCTGACTCGTTCCGTTCAAGGAAATAGTAAGTGCGCTCGGGTTCTTGATAGCAGAAGGGATTGTAGGAATGGTGGGCTTATCACTCAAGTCGGAATAAGAACCGCTAGTTGCTACAGTAGCCAAAATTGGGAAATCAGTGATGTCTGAAGTGACATGGGTGTGACTGGCATTTGCCTTCGTGTTGCCCATGGCGTTGACCGCAGACGTCACACTGCTGTTGGTAGCAAGATTGTCGTAATTAGTGACGCTTAGTTTCTCTGTAGAAGCATCAATGCTAAGACCGTTACCAACTTTCACGCCACCTTTTGCGGTAACAGAAGCAGTTGGCAAACTATAGGCCGCAGGGATGATTGGTTTGTTTGAGAGGTCGTTATAGGAGCCAGAAGTAGCAACTGTGGCAAAGGTAGGCTTGCCACTCACCTTGTCCCAAGAGAGAGAAGTAATAGGTTCAGCGGTTGCGGCCAAGGTGCCGTCTTCGGCAATGGTTAGGTTCTTGCCGACTTTGATGCCACCAAGCATCATCGAAGAAGCAGCGGGAAGAACATATTTGTTTGCGCCCTCTTGGATAGAATCCAATTTCTTCTTGTCAGCGGCACTCATAAGGCCAGCGGTAGTATCCGTGGCATCGTCGTAGATGGTATTGTCGTCGGTTATCTTGGTGACATTGCCATTGCTGTCTTGGAAAAATATGGTGTTGCCACTCTTGTAGATGGTGTAGGTGGTATCTTTGTCAAGATTGGCCGCATTTATTTGCAAAAGACGGTTCTCTGCCACACCAAGCCACATGGAGCCTGTATCTGTGGCTACATACAAAGCGCCATCTATGACCTTCTTATTGGAAGACAGTGCTAGGATGTTAGGTTCTTCATCTCGGATGAACTTGACTCTTGCCATCGCTTTTGCACTCCTTTCATTTTTGATTATCTATACATTCATATAAAAGATTTTACCCAAAATCTCTTGTGTGAGTGCATAAGACCATAAAAAAGAAAGGGGGAGAGGGAAAACCCTCTCCCCTAGGAAGATAAAACTTAGAGCGTACCCCAAGTGAGAGCGGCCTCGATGTCAGCCTTGAGGCTAGCAACAGCACTATCAGCGTGCTTCTCGGCAGCGGTCTGGGCAGCAGTAGCAGCACCAGACTTGTCATAGGCGGAAGCGGCGGTGAAGGCGGCAGAGCCTAGACCATGGACGGAGACAGACTTGCTGTCAACGAGGATGGTACCATTGTCAGTGCCCTCAACCACAGACTGGACAGCGGAGTCAGCCTTCTCGCCCTGAGCAGCGGTAGCAAACTCGGAGACGGCGTGGCCTGCGATGTCGCCTAGACCATGAACGGCAACGTCGGTGCCCTTGACGGAGATGGTGCCTACGCCAGCAACACCAGTCTTGATGTCGGCAGCCTGAAGGGCAGAATCAGCCTTCTCACCCTGGGCAGCGGTAGCGTAGTTGGAGGCAAGGCCGTCAGCATAGTCCTTAGCGTTTTGCTCAGCCTTGTCTGCCTTGGTCTTGGCATCGGTGGCAGCAGCGGCAATAGCCTCGGACTTGGCAGTGGCAATCTTGTCAGCGACAGAGCCACCGTCGCCAACAGAAGCCTCAAGGGTCTGGATGCGAGTATCAAGGCCACCCTCGACGCCCTTGGCGCGATCGGTCTCGACCTTGACGGCACTGGCAATCTTGCTCTCAACGTCGGCAGTCTTAGCGTAGTCAGTCAGATCAACGGTGGAATCGCCAATCTGCTCAAACTTGCCGTTGATAAGCATATACTCGACATAGGAGTTACCCTCGGCGTTGCCAGCGGCACCAGTCTTCTTTGGTACCATGTAGATGGTGTCAGCGTTAGCCTCGGCAACTTCGGGAAGGTTTTCAACGACTTCGCGCTTGAGGTGGTGAGCATTGGCAACAGCGGTAGAGATGGCAGAGTCGGCCTCGGCCTTGGTATAAGCATCACCAATGTTATAACCAGCAAGAGTCGTGGCCTTGTCAGCCTTCTTGTCAATGTTGGTCTGAAGAGCCGTCTGAGCATCAGAGACAGCCTTCTTGACAGAACCAACGCCCTCGCCATTGAGAGTTGCGATGGCGGCAGTGTTGGTTGCGACAGCACCGTCAGCAAGTTCGGTTACCTTAGCCTCGGCAGCAGCCTGAGCAGCGTTGGCCTTGGAAGTGGCATCGGTAGCAGCAGCAGCGATAGCCTCAGACTTGGCATCAGCAGCGGCCTTAGAGATGGAACCAGCGCCAGTGCCATTGATAACCCCAATGGCGTTCTTGTTTTCAGAGGCCTTAGTCTCGACAGCGCTTACGCGAGACTCAAGGTTGCCGACAGAAAGACCAGAAATCTTGTCGGAAACATAGTCAGCAACAGCCTTGGAAGTAGGAACGACATTAGAGCCAGTCTCAGTAAGGGAAGCCTCATGGGCGAGGACAAGATTATGCTGAGCCGCACCGTCATAGAAGACTACCTGACCAGAAGGCAGGAGATAGAGAGTGTTGATGTCAAGAGTGCTGGGCAGAGAAGTAACACTCTTATAGACGCCGCCAGAATAGGGGGTAGCACCCTTATAGAGACGACGCTCGTCAGTTACGAAATAGAGAGTGGTCTCAACAGGAGAGAAACCAACAGCGTGAAACTGGGCGGCAGTGCAAGATACAAACTTGACCAGACCATCCTTTAGAGCCATGTTTTTACCTCTTTCTATGATAGATAATTCCATTCTGTCCTATTTGCGACAACCAAATATGATTGTGAGACAGCATCCCATTTATAGGTCGCATCATCGCCCACATAGAGAGTCTTTGGGTCTCCGATTGCGGGGAAATCCTCTGGGCCATGTGCAATTGTGATGGGATTCAGATTGGACGGAGTAAGTTGCTTCCAAGAGCCGCCAGAATAGTTCCAAAGAACATTTGTATCCATGACATAATAGTAGCCTTCAATGGGGGCTACCTGAAGTTCTCGGTCAGACTCCTTCTCAATGGTCTTGATTGTGTCATAGCAAAGACGCAGACCATTGATGTCCATGTATATGCGGCAAGTGTCTGTGGTGAAGACAAGGTTGCCGTCAGTGACAGGAAGTTGGGGTAACTTCGCTTCTACCGTGTGGTAGATTTTCAAAACAGCCATTTACCCTTCCTTCCCTAGAACTCTGTGATTGTGAGTGAGCCATCGACCATCTCCTTGACGGTCTTGGTCACCTCTTCTTTTGTGGCATAGTCGCTCAAGTCCTGCTTGGTGTCTGTGTCACCTATTTTCTCAAACTTGCCTTCGATGAACATGAATTCCTCGAAGTGCTGGTTGTCTGTCCCGCTATTGATTCTGACCATGTAGATGTAGTCAGGATTGGCGTCTGCGGCATCAGGTAGTTCATCAACAGCAACACGCTTCAAGTGCCCTGCCGCAAGAATGGCATCTTGTACCGTCTTTTGGACAGAGCCATCGCCTGTGCCAGTGAGCGTGCCTAGAGTCTCTTGGATTGTCCCAAGAGTGCCAGACAAGTCATCTACCTGCTCAAAGACTGCTTTGAACTGCGTGCCATCCCAGACATAGCCCTTGCGGCCAGTCGTGTCGATGTAAAGCACGCCTTGCTCTTGGCCTTCTTGCGGCAACTCGTCTACCACGAACAGGCGTTGCTTGCCCAAAGGCTGGGCCGCAAGCGACTCATCGATATAGTAGAGCGTGTTGTCATCGCTGCCGACAACGAAATTGCCAGCCTTGATGTTGCCGGCCTCGATCTGCGCCGCGATGTTTGCGGCCTTGCCGTGGAAGAAGGCAACTTTCTTCAAATCTGCCATAAAATTACCCCCCCCCGTTTTACTCGAATTCAATGATATATAGACCACTATCTATTAGCGCGTCGTTTACCTTCTCAAGTGCCTCGTTGGCTGCGGCGTATGCCTTGTCAGACTGCTTCTTGAGCCTGTCAAGTTGCACACGCCAGGCATCGAACTCGTCTCGCTGCTGCTCCATCTGGTCCTTTGCCTTGTCGGCAGCGGAGTTCATGTCAATTACCGCGTCTTGGAAAACGGAGTAATCATCGCCGACGACGAACTGCGAGCCGTCATTGGGGTCAGACAAGACGTGGACGATGAAATTAACAGATGGTGTGATTGAGATGTCATCGACAATCTCGATGCAGCATTGGACGTCACCTTCGTACATCATGGTACGCGGCCACTTTATTTCCCACACAGGCGGATTGAAGCAATCCTCGTCCTTTGAGACGCGAGTGAAGACGTTGTAACCCTTTGTCTTCTTCTGCTTATGATACCATTTGAGATACACCTTCGTATCTGGCGTAAACTGCTCTGCGGCCTCTTGGGTGAAGATTATGCGGAATGTGCGGCCATTGGCATCCCCCGCACCAGCCACAACTGGGTCTGGGATGTCTTGGTCAAGCGACTTCATATTCACAGTGAAGGCTTTTAGTTCTTGGGTCATTTGCCCTTACCTCCCATTGTCGTCTGTGCCGAGCATGTGATGGAGGTTGTCAACGACATCCTGGGACTCCTGACCCATCTGGTCGGCTGTGATAAGTGGAAGTTCACGGAGCGCCTTCATGCGGGTCTCGATGAAGGTGTCGCCGCCCGCTTCCTTGTAATATAGATACCTGCGCTCCAAGTCCTGAAGCGCTGCCTCATCAATAGAACCTATCTGATAGACATAGTAATGAAACTTGTCTATGATGTACGAGCGAGTGGAGTTCTGAAGCCTCTCCTGGACTACATGCAACGTCTGTCCCATGTGCTCAAGTTTCTCGTCTGTCGCGTTGGTCTTCTTGTCTATGTTATCGAGACGCTTCAGAATTTCTTTCTGAAAGTCAACCTCATCACCCTTGTGTCCAAAATAGGACTTCAATCGCGAGTAGCCCCAATCGAAGAGTTCGCCGAAGGCCTTGGTCGCAGCCAAGACAAGCGCCAAAAGGAGAAAAAGGTTCTCAAAGGACGTTTGCTGTAGCAGTTGAACGATTGATTCCACTCTCGCTCCTCTCAATAGACATAAATAGGCCTAATACACTATGAAAAACACTTGTATGCGTTTGTGGACATCTGCCCACAAAAAAAGGACCTCATCTCGTTTTTTTGAGATAAGGTCCAAAAGAGACGCTTATGCCTTGCGATACCAACAATAGACAATGAAGTAAGGAATGTTATTGAAGTCAACGACAGGACTTTCAATTCCAGTGCCACCTTCAACGCTGATGCCCCTATTGTCACCAAAGCTCCAAGAGCCTTGGTGCTCTTCGTAACCACTTGAGATGGTATTATATGACGTATAATACCAATTGCCGCCAGTGGGCGAAGCCTTATACTTCCATACCATATAGTTTGTTCCGTCGTTCAAATACATAGGGTCAAAGCGGGCAACTAAGTCTCCAGAACTATGCCAATGCTGAAGCGTTTGTGTCCAAGAACCGCCCGTATCACCGCCAACAGACGTGCTATTAGAGGCGGTAGGAAAAAGATAGCGTCCCTTCACTCTCTCCCATGTACCGCCAAACAAGGAGGCTGGAGAAGTGGCATTGATGGACATATAAATGGCACCAACGCCATAAGGACAGATGTCCTGAAAAGCGCCATTGGCCTTTACCTTGATGTTAGAGAGTTCGATGGCCATTAGCGCTCACCGCCTTTAGGCAGTGCGCACCCAACAATAGCATGTGCGGTCTTCACCTTGAAATTTGCTTGTTCAATCAATTGACAAAATCCTTTTCTGAAAGGACCTGTCTATATAATTAGTCTCTTCTAGGCGGTTCTATACCACATATAGCACGAACGATACAGTGGCATATTATTGTGCGCAGCAGAACTACCCGCGCTCTGAATTTCTGCCGCACTAAGTCCTGTGCCTCCTGATGACCAATTAGTCTGCGCAGTCACTGTAGATATACCGTTGACGATAATGCTCGTGATTTCCCGATAGCTTGTATTAGTATCGTTAAAGCCAAACTCGTGTTTGTGGGACGGCATTTCGTCTTTTGTTAAAACATGAGTGTTTTCTCCGCCTGTTGTCACAGACGAGGCGCCGCACAAGAACCTATTGTCAGTCACTCGCGTCCAAGTACCACCAAATAGACTCGCAGGGCTTATGGGACTATTTGAAAGGTAGTAGGCACCAACAGGATAGGTGAGACTAGACAATGTCGTCCAAGAGGAGCCAATCTTCAGGTTGATGGAAGCCAATGTTGCCATCATCTACCACCCACCCTTGAGGTTAGGCTGTGCGGTACCAGCAGTAACATGTCCTGTAAGGATTCGTGATACTGTGTGCTGCACCCCCCCCGTCTCAGAAGTACCAATATGACCTGAAGGAGAGCCATAAAGATCCCACTTCAAGCCCCAAAGGTCTGAACCATTTGAGTTTGTTACCATGTCATCAATATTGTGATTGTGAGCAGGCATCTCGTTGACGGTAAGCTTGTGCGAATCACTACCCGCAGTCTTGTTCCAAGAATTCCAAGGACGCCATATGCGGCCATCAGTTATCGCAGACCAAGTGCCTCCAAATACAGAGGCAGGGCTTGTATTCGTGCTAGACATGTAGATATAGCCCACGGGAAATGGGCAGACTGTGGTGAAGTTAGAACCAGACTTCACCTGAATGTTTTGAAGGTTTACCATGCGGCAGCACCTTCAAAAGAACCGCCGAGGAAGAGACTAGCAGAGACTAGTGCCCCCCCCCAGCGATTCATGTAATCGTTGAAAGTCATATAGACAATACCCTTCTGACAGGATATTAGACTATTGACATGCTAAAGTCTAAGCGCTTCTGTACCAACAGTAACACGTGCGGTATTGCGGAATGTTTGACGTTGTGCTGACTTTACCTCTGACACGTGTTGAATGATTGACGTTAGGCCAGTCCTGTCCACCCCTGCCACTAGTGCCATAGACTTTCGCGGTGTATGACACTGTTTCGTATCTTGCCTCTGCCTTATACGCGATAGTACCTATGTCGCTGTCAACTGCTCCAATCAAGGCGTATAACCCATCTCCATCTGAGTGATTGTGACTATTTGCTCCACCTGTGGAATTCCAACTTCCGTTTGGCAGCAAGAACCTGCCATCAGTCAACGCCTGCCAAGTCCCACCATAGATACTAGCAGGACTGGTGTCATTGGCTGACATATAGATATAGCCGATAGGGAATGGATTGAGCGTTGTGAACGTTGAACCGCTTTTCACATAAAAATTCTGGAGGTTTATAGACATACTACATCGCCTCCAAAAGAGGCGCTACGCTGTTCTGTACCAGGCGTAGAGCGTCTGATAAGGAGGAAGCCCCCCCCCACTTACAGTACTGCCGCCAAGTTCAGCAGAACAAGACGCATCTGCGCAAAGTGACGTTTCCTTATATCTAGACATATAATTGGGATACCATTCTATCAAACAGCCATTTGATGCTGACCATACATCCGACCTTTTGGCTATCTGTAAATTTGGGCTGTTAGAAAAATCCCAACGCACCTTAGCATAGCCAGAGGAAAGAGAGTGACTGTGAGTGGAAGAACCACCAGTATTAGTTCCCGCATTAAAATAAGGAAACCTGCCTTTGATTTCGGTCCAAGAGCCACCAAAGGTGGAAGCAGGGCTTGTCGAGTTCATGGAACTGTAGACAAACCCAACTGGAAACGGACACACCGTCTGAAAACTACTATTCGCTTTTACCTTTATGTTCTGGAGGTTTACCATTGGGCATCATCTGCCCAATCGAGGAGCGCACTAGACCCTAGTACGCCCCCCCCTCCCCCCATAGAAGGGTGAGTTTGTTGTCTAATATCATCTTTACCTTTTTCTTCGATAATTGTAGATAATTAGACAAACCAAAAGTCACTTAGGCTGTTCTGTACCACGCATAGCAAGTACGATATGGTGGAAGATTGTTATGAGCAGAGGAAGAACCAGCGTTGACACTGGTTATACCCTGAACCGTCTCTGTATTATCTATCTTTGGACCCCATGTATTCCCAACGCTATAAGATGCAACTGCGCCTGTTGATTGCGAAAGTCCCCAAAAAAGATAATTGGAATACTTAATTTTGGTATATGCATGATTATGCTCAGGCATCTCCGCAACAGTCAGCGTGTGCGTTGTCTCTCCGCCAGTACTGTTCCAACTCCCGCTGTATCTCATGAACTTACCATCAGTCAGTGCCGTCCAAGAGCCGCCGAAAATGTCTGCGGGACTTGTGCTACTGGTTGACTGATAGATATATCCTACTGGGAAGGGACGGACTGTCTGAAAGGACCTGTTGGCCTTGACGGCGATGTTTTGAATGTTTATCAGAAGACATCACCTACTTTTGGTTTGTCTGCGCAGCCTAGACTAGACTACCCCCCCCCTAGTCAGGTGGGTTTTTCTAAGAATCACCAATAATTCCTCCTTTTGTCTCTGTGCTTTTATATATGTACATATATATTCACCCCTCCAAGAGGGAAGAATTTTTTTCGCACAGAGACAAAAGGAAATAAAAAAAAGGTCAAGATGATGTTTTTTACACCGTTATCCTGTGCGGGCTTCCGTTGGCGTCATACGCCCTAATGATGCAATCGTGTTTGGTACCTTTGGCATCATAGGCAAAGACAATACCTGTCTTCTTGGCACCACTTGCATCATAGGCCGCAACTGCGGCAGGCGTCCAGACAATGTCAGAGGTGGCGTAGCCTGAGTTACCAACAGAATTGTGCGACCTTGCGCGATACTGATAGTAACTGTTATAGGAAGTGGAAGTGTCTGTCCAAGTCGTCGTGCCACTGTTGGTATAGGTACCTGACAAATCTTTGATTTGAGACCAATTACCGCCATTGACGGAACGCTCTATATAGATGTTATTCCAAACAGTGGTCGCGTTGGCAGAGTTGCTTGCGTGCTTGATTGTGACAATCATGTTCTTGTTACCAAGGCCCGCCTTAGCGATACTTACACTTACAGGAGCCGTCGGTATCACGGTATATGTCATGGTCACCGAGCCGCAGTTGACATAGGGACCATATTGCTTGGTGGTCCTATTGGTGCCTGCATTGTTGCGGCCAGTATTATGGTTTCTTACGCGGTAGGTATACTTGCCATTCGTGGTGGCAGAAGTGTCTGTATACTTTGTCGCATCCCAATCGACATTCGCTATGACGGAGTATGCGCCGCCGTCCTTTGAGCGCTCCACTTCCCAGCCAAAGAAAGGCGTTGCGCCATATCCATTTGTGTAACTGCTAGGAAGCGACCAAGAGATGGTCGGCTTGGTGGTGCCGCCTCCTGAGATGGTACCAGAAGAGCCTGCGTTGGGAGCCGAGTATTGCGCAGCAGGAACCCAAAACCATTGCTCGGCACTTGCGCCATTCTTATATGAGGTGATAGATGAACCAGGAGAGCAGAACCAATGCTTGTAGGCGCAATGTCTGTCTGTGCCATATGCGCGGCCAAACCAGTCAGTTTTAACCTTGCAGTTGGTCCAACCCTTATTAAGTGCAACTGGATAAACCCTGTCACCGTCCACAGTCCATCCATAGTCATTCTGGCCGTCTGTCTCTTGCGAACAATAATAAAGATATGTCTGGCCATAATTGATGGTGGCGTATTGATTATAGACAGCAGCGACACACTCGAGGTTTATCTTGTCATTCATAAGCCCTTTATGGTTGAGCCGCATATGAACGTACCAGTCGTTGCCACCAACCCAATCAGAGTTGCCTGCGATGTCACCACTAAGCCAAATGTTGGAATCAGCCGTAAAACTCATAGGCTACACCCTCTGAATCCAAATGCCATTCTTGGTCCACGTAGATGGAGCAGCTGTGGCTTGGTTTTGCAACGTGTTGTGCCCAGCTTCAGTCGTGTCGCCTGTCGCCCAAATGTAATTCCAAGGGGTCCACCCTTCAGAACCGAAGTGCAACCTTGTTGCAGCGCCGCCATGATTCGCAATGTATATCTGAATCCACCTACTTGGAACTATCACAAAGCCGTAGGAATAGAGATCGGCTGGACCATTTGGGCCAGTCGTGCCATGCTCAACCTGATAGATGCCAACAGACAAATCGTTCCAGTTCGTCGATGACACGACACTGCCACGATAGGCAAGATTATTGTAGGCATCTGCCGCAGTCGTCGCACCTGTGCCGCCCTTCGTGATGGGCACAGTCTCGTCTGCCAAGGCACCTACCATGTCAGCGGTTATAGGGCTAAATGCCCCCCCCTGATTATACAAGATTTGAGCCATAAGTTCTACTCCTTCTAAAAATAATCAAAAATAAAACGGGCATATTATTTATATACCCGTTTCATCAAAATTCTATTCCAAGAGCCAAAGAGCTAATTTAACTCTTTATCCAAATTCTTGCATTTGAATTAGTTGGCGTGCTTGGCCCTTCAACTACCACCTGGTCTGCCAGCGTCGCATTTATATTGCCGCTTTCAGCAGGAATCGTGATGGAACCTGTAACGGTGCCACCCGTGGAAGCCAAGGCCCCGACATTTGCGGCAGAAATCTTGGCATAGGTACCATCTGCGACCTTGTAGTTGGCAGTAGCAACATTGTCGCCTGTATTTATCCAAAGACCGATGTGCGCATCTGTTGGCGTGGTAGTGCCGACATAGACTGTCTGCACGTTGTCGTTCAAATCCGCGAAGTTCACAGCCCCGTCGGCAATTTTTGCACTGGTGACTGCGTTGTCCGCCAACTTGGCTGAGCCAACAGCCCCATCCGCAATCATGGCAGTGGCAATGGTGTTTGCGGCAATCTGCGATGCAGCGATGACACCTGTGACGTCAGCAAAGGGATGCTGGTGTGCGGAAGGCGGATAGGTCGCAGGTTTGTTCGTCACGCCAGTCCAAGGTACTGCCGCAGCCGTTCCTGCCTTGTACTCTTGGTAGCCAGCAGCACTGCCAAGTTTTGTCTGGTCAACTACGATGTACATGACACCTGTGTCAATCTGGAGCACAGAGTCACCAGTCTGCACGTTGTCTGCCGTCAACTTGAAGCGCTCAGTCTCGGAATTCACCTTTACCAAACGCTCCAGTGCGCCTTGCGGCAGACGCGCCAAATCGATTGTGCCCGTCAAGGTGCTTGCGGCAACCTTGTTAAGTTTCAACTCGATATTGGCCGAACCGTCAAAGTTAGTGCTGGCCGCAGAATCTCCCGCGCTAACGCTGATGGAACGTGCAGACTGTAACTTAGACGCAGTTGACGCATTGCCATTGACGCTGCCAGTCAAGACCTTGCCGCTTGGAATAGTTGCGCCGTTTCCAAGAGTCACAGAGCCATTGAACGTGACTTGGCTTGCAACTGTCTGTGCGGCACTTGCTATCTTGTCAAGTTTGTTGTTTGCGTTGTCCTGTACCGCCTTCACAGCAGCAGGAGTGGCCGCTGTCATGCCGCTGGCCGCATTCGCGGTGTCATTTGTGGCGTCAGAGAGTTTGACATCTCCCTGTATCTTATCGGTGGCGTCTGGAGCCACATAAATTGGCTTGAACTTGCCATCAACAGGGTCCTTCACCTTTGCGACGAAGTTCAGCCTCTTGTTCTCATTTGGCACCTGGTGCCACCTCCTTACTCCTCCTCGACAGAATACATGATGTCAATGGTGCTGCCAAAGGGCAAGTCTTGCAATATTTTCACCGTAAGACTTGCGACATTTATGCCATCGAACTCAAGCATGTCTGTGTCGTTTATCCTGAACCTCGATGTATTGCCGTGAGAGTCTGTTATCTCATAATCCGTTGGTAACGCCTTCGAAGTTATTTGAGCCAACGGCTCCCTAAAGGGAGCCTGAAGGCCGATGTGAACATATCTGTACCCCACTTGCGGCCTGACTTCGAAAGTCTGCCCTGCAAGAAAAGAACCCTTGTATTGAATAAGTTTCATTGCCTATCACCCCGCATAGGTGGAGTCCCAATAGGCAGGAATCGCATTGTCGCTGACGTTGGAATACGTGAACACATCAAACAAAAGGCCGCGATTCCTCAAGTTGTTCAAGTCAGATGCAGAATATGCACCATGTTCTACCATCAAGACATCCCTTGTGTTTGAATCACCAAAAGTGCCAAGATAAAACCATGTATTATTCTGGTAGTCATAGGCAAAGAACATCGTGTTTGAGTTGGGGATGTCCTCGTTCGTATAAGCGATGATCTTACCAAGCAACGACTTGTTCACTTGGTTATTGCCCAAATCATTCGCGCCAAGACCGCCTTGGTATGCGTCATTTAAGAACTTGACTATCTGAGCAACATCAGTCTCCTTGCCTTTGACGTTCAAACCAACCAAGATGCCAGCATCATCTTTGATACTGCCAAAGTCTTTCCAATAGTGATTGTCAATCTGACCTGCAGAATTATAGACATTAGTCACCCAACCCTCACCAGCGCCTCTCTGTGCGGGGTCACTGTAGAGAACAAGCAGGTGCCAGTCTTTTGGCGTGCCCTTGTAATCAGCATTACGCACGACCACATCAGCAATAGAGTTTAGCGAGTCGCCAATGGCAAGCGCCGTATCTCGGGTGTTATACTTTACCTGAATATGCTTGTCAGAGTCAAGACCAGTGCCTAAGGACACGTTGTCAATCTTTTGTATCTGGAAATCGTTGTCAGAACCAGATTTCTTCAGTTTGATTGAGTCCCCAGTATTGTAGCCAAATGTTATGCGGCCATCCGTAGAGGCAGACGCGTTCGTAATGTTAGCAATGGCCTTTACGAATGTTGTCTTTTCACCAGCAGTATTTGTAAAGACAAGATCACCATTTTCGGCAACCTCGACACTCTTGATGTATTTCAGCTGCCAAGAAGACTGGCCACCATCAATGACGTCGTTGTTATATGTGATTGTTAGCATGCCATCTGCGTCATTGAAATCAACGTTCGTCACCCAAGTGAGAAGTTTGCTTTGTTCAGTGTCAACAGTAGAGTTGCTTTCCCCGCCAGTATGCGTGTAAGTAACAGTACCATCTGGCGCAATTGACATTGACTTGACCCAAGAGAGTCTGGTCACATATGGTTGACCATAGTTGAACGTCTCGGTATACTGACCATTATCAGTAAGTGCGACGTCATCCACCCAACGGATAGCGTTCGTAAACACCTTATCATCATCATGAGTATAAGAAATAGTCAACGTACCATTTGGTGCAAGCGCAACGCCTTTTACCATATTGTAATGACCAACGTATATTGAAATAGGTGTTGGGTTCAGTTGTTTATCATAATAGTAGAAATCGAAGGTAAGCACCTGACGGCCAGCATTTGCATCGTCTGCGTTGATTGGTGCTTTTTTCGTATTGTCAAAGGAAACTGTACCATCTGCCCGCACGCTGATTGCAGACATGTCATAGATGCTCTTGTAATTGCTTTCATTGAGCGTGACTACTTTGAGGTTTCTTAGGGTGTCTCCCTTGATTCCCTTTGGTATTCCTATTTTCCATTCATTATAATACGGATGCTCTAGTGAGTCAATCCTTTTTATAAAAGAACTTTCAGATTTTCTGGCACCTTTTTCGTCATATTGAGACACAGTCTCGGTCTGCATCTCTTGGACAAGATAAGGAATTTCAAAACCGACATAAAACCAAGAGTCTGCATCTGCATTGTCCTTGCGGATGTTACACCATGTCCAACGAATGGTATCGTTGAATGTGCCGTCATCCTTCTTACCAGGAACAAGACCTACCTTAGAGGTGCTGTAGTCATCAACAACAATGTTACCATCACTTGCGGTGATATATTTACCATTCTCATCCTTGCCTATTGGGAAGCGACGATACTCATATTCGCCGAGTTTTTCTTTGGAGATTTTCTCGACTTCCTCAATGGTGTTCATCTGAAAATAAGGTGTGCCACTAGAAGGGCCAACTATCTGGCCAATGTATTTCTTACCACTTGCATTGTTCGAGGTGGCAATGTCACGCTGATATATCTTGCCATTGTCGGCATCATTCTTGTTGGGAGTGTCAATGAGACAATACTCGCCATACCAGACATCCCTATATGCTGCACCAGCACGAAACTTCTCTTCCATGTCTGCTACAGACTTGAAAGATGCCTTGATGATGAAACTTACTCCTGCATGGCCACCGTATAACGAGTCCATAAAAATTTCCTCCTCTCTTTATTTGTTATCGTAAACATAATCTACGCTGAAATTGTCAGCGTAACTTTGTGCTACGATACCAAGAGAGGTGATTGGTAGCACATCCAATTCATATTGGCCGCTTGCGCCAACGCGAATCTCCTCGCCATTGACAGCCATGAGAAGCCCAGAATGGCCATTCACGCCAATGCGGCTAAGCGCCTTGTCCTTGTTCATGTTATCGACAAGGTTGTTCAACTTTGATAGGCCGCAAGAGAACTCATCAAGTTTGATTGTGCGGCCATAGTAACGCTCTCCAGTCGCAGCATCAAGATTCTCGATGTTATAGTCAATTGGCTGACGTGACATCTCAAAAACTATCTTGGAAAAGCCGTCATCAACTGGACGGAACACCATATCAAACTCGTCATAGTTCGCGCCAATCTTATTCAACCAAGTCGCGGCCAATGAAATATCGTTGTAACGAGTGGTCCTTGAGAGTTTCTTACCATCATAGAAATAATAGTTTCTTGACACGCTATCAAAGTAGACAGCGTTCTCTACCTTGTTCGCGTCAAAGGTGGAATAATCCAAGGGTATCATTGCCCGCACAGTCTCAGGCTCTTGACCGTCACCATAGAGAGCAATGGTATAGGAACTGCTCGCGACATTGCCCCGCATGACAGTCACCGATTTGAGGAATTGATATACCTCAACATCGCTTCCCTGCACTTCTGGTTTCACAAGTTTAACTGTGAAAACGTCTGTATAGTTGGCGTCCTGCGGGATTCTCGCCTTCAGATAATAATCTCTGCCCTTCTCAAGAGGGGCACCAAGAAGTATGCCAACGTCTCTAAAGTTACTAGAAACATCTGAACCTACGATAGACATAGAGGAGGCAATGTATTGCGGCTTCACGGCGATGTCTGTCATGCAAGATGACTTGCCAGCAAAGCGATACTGCCCAATGACTTGGCTCACTTCCTACCTCCTTTTATATCATTGTATATCCAAAAACATACCTAATTTATAATAAAAAAGAGGACAAGCCTATTACTAGGTCTTGCCCTCTTGTATTAGCGCTTAGAGACGCATTCATTGAGTGTCACAGACATCGTTCCACCAACATCAAATGGGATGCTCATGTTCTGAATCATGAAGTCACCATAGGTGTTAGTCACTTTGTCATTGATAGTGACCCTTGAGTTTGGCTCAAGGTAATATATCGGCATTGCTGTCAGAGACAACGTCCTCTGATATGTCGTGTGAGTATACAACTCAAACGTTATCTGGTTATACGCATCATTGTGATAGCCACCAGTAGCCAACGCATTGAAAATGTCCCCCCGCACTTGTGTCCAAGACTGACCCGCCTTTGTCGCCTCTTCCCGCAATTTCTGCAACTTACTGGCGTCCTCGTCACTGAGGTCAGTATTCAAGAACACCACATCGGGTATCTCAGGCTCAAACAGGCAATTGACATCCTCGTCCACCTTCACGTCTGTCCTGCGACCAATGTTAGAGACACTAAACTGCCCAAGAGCGGAGGAAGAGGAATCTATGATGTCAAGGAAGAAATTGCCGTCATATAAGGATGCAACAGTTGTTGTTCCATCCTTGTTTGTCTCTTGGGCAAAATATTTGTGATTCACGAGGTCATATATCTGCGGCCAATATGCCGCAAGTTCCTCATAATAATAGTTCTTGTCTATCGCATAGACGCTTGCCGTCACACCTTGCATGTAAAGTTCTGTGCGCCAGTCTGTCGTAGTATAGAAATCAGAGTATGTGACGGTATCTATACCTGGATAATACTTTACTATCTCAAGTTTTTTCCATGTGCTATCGTCCCAAATACTTGCGGTGCCGCTCACAAGGTAGACGCTATTGAACTCGCCCTTCTCGGGAAGGGCATCAACTAAAATAGGGACAATCGCCTTTTGAATATTTGTCCGCAATTCCTTATAAACAAGAATGTTCTTGTAATGATTACCAATAGTAGGACGTTTGTCAATTGCCAAATGATAGCGCACAACAGAACTTGTATTTGTTAATGTGTTCTTGCGGGTACCCTGAATGACGAAATCATTTTTCACATCCTCGTACTTTGGGGTAACGTTGATGGACAAAAGGTTGCCATTATCCTTAAAGGTATAGATGCTCTTTGGAACCGCCACGTCAACGAGATAGTCATTCTCGTTCATGTCCTCCACAAGAGTGGTTGCTTGCGTAGTATTCAGATAGTTCTTTATCTCCCTAAAATGGAAGACGCCAAACACGTCGTAGAAATACTCGTAGTTTCCAAGAGCAGACTTGATTTTGTCAAGGATAGTAACACAGGTGTCTCCCGCATTTGCGGTCAAAGACTCTCCTGTCCAGACAAAGTCATCATAGATATATCCGACATCCATGCCTGTTGTATATACTCTCGCATCTGGCCTATTGGGATTCTCAAGACTTGTCACCATGTAATAGTCTTTAGAGTCATTGGAAGACTTCCACATATAAAGCGGACTTGTGCCGACCCATCTGACGATACGCTTGATGCGCAAGTCAACATCCTCTATGACTATGCGACCCAAGTCCTCTCCGCCAAAGTGATTCACTACCTCTTGAATTATCCTATAGATTGGCACCTTGACGCTGGCGGTCGAGCCATCGTCAAGTTGGGTATCTTCCTCATCCAAGATAGTGCTTGCGGGGAACGTACCACCAGCAACGCCATTGAGCATTGCCATCTTGTCTATCAAAGACAAAGAGATGTTGACGGCACCAGTCGCGCTTGAGTTACAGGTGCAAGATTTGATGAAAAACAACCCCTGCGGGAACCATAATATAGGATACTCGGAGTACTCCTTGGTATAATTCTTTATACCAACCTCAACAAACACCTTCTTGTTGATGGCAAAGTCATCATCAGCATCATCAACAGAATACCCTTGAGCACTGACAGAAGTAGTCAGAGAGCATGTGCGGCGAATAGAAGAGGAACCATCCATGGAAATAGAACCGCCTGACACTTCTCCCTGTATCTCCTTGATGGGATTTTCGTCCCAATCAAGCAACGTCAATCGCACGTATCTCTTTTGGTTGACAAACTCGTCAAGTTTCGCCAAGAAGGCGCGGCGGGTAACGCCTGTATTGGCATTCTCATAGTAGGAATCCTGAAGATATGGATACTTCTTGTACACCGCCGCACCTCCCTATGCTATCTCTATCTGCATGACATCACCATAGTAATTTATATCGCCTGTGATAGGGACCTTGGCGATTGTCATGTCATCTCTTTCTACAAGACGATAAAATTCCTCGTCTATATAATAGATATACTTGAATCCTGCCACAGTATAGACACCATGCACTTGCGGCTTTACTATATCTTTCAAAGAAGCGAATGTCTGCCCTGATTCCGCATATTGCCAATCACGACAATAGCGCACCTGAGACCAGTTGACCTTTTCCATGGCCCTACCCGAAAAGTACAGGTCTTGTACCTTAGAGTCCTCTAGGAAGTGCAAGACGCCAGTCTCCCCAACCAAATATTCATTATAGGTATTCTCGTCTTGGTACTTTATATTGACAATAGCAAATGGCGTAACGTCAACGCAAATACCCTTCCACCATTGCATCTTCTGAAAACTCTTGTTGGGCTGGGTATAGGTATACTTGTTTCTGATAGACTCGCCCAGATAGAAATCTGCGGCGAAACTACCTCTTGTCTGTCCCACGACAGTCCTGTCAACCTGGGTGCTTGAGATATGTGAGCCAGAACTGTTCGCTTCCTTATAGGTAACGACGTATTCCAAGGTCACATTGTCCTTTTGCGGAAAATGCAAGGAAGTCACCGTGACATTGCTTGGTATCTGATAATAGCCCTGCGGACCGACAAAAAACACGCGAGAATTGTCGCCTGTGTTATTGTTTATTTCAAAACAATAACCAAGCATATAGTTCTTTTTTTCCGCATCTGTGGCATTGGTTGGCTCATCGTCTGGTATCTGGATGATATTTCCGTAGCCATTGGTGTCAACCTTGAACAGATGCGGCTTTGAGTTGAACCTTATCTTGACGTTCGTCAAATAGGGGTCTTGTGGACTCTTAGAAGACAAGATGTTAGAAGACGAGATTGACACGCCGTTTGACCCATAACGAGTTTGCAGGTTAGTCCACACGCACTCAGACACCACGTTTACCTTGTCCTCATAGGCTCCCAAATCAAGTTGATAAAGTTGGCCAGGCTTGGAGACTGTGATGAACTCAGGCGTGGGGTCAGGCCCTTGACCGCTACCACCTGTTACAGACGTGTCTATCAATGTCCTCGGATAGATTCCAAGAGTATCAAGATTCTCAAGTGATGTGCCATCCGCAATCTCATACATGGTCGCAGAGAAGTCATAGAGTCTGCGGCTAAGCGTGGCGTTTGGTGTCAAAGACACATCAGTTAGCATGACAACGACCAAACCCTCAGCCATGGAACGATAGAGTTTCGGTTCACCGTCATTTAGCCACTCAACAAGTTCTTCTCTGAAACCTCGCTCCCAAAAGTCATTGTAGTTCTCTGTGACAAAAGAGTCTCGGAAATTCTCTTTTTCCCATGCCTGATAGTCCTCATATCTGTTGCCAAAAAAATCTTCCTTGTTTAAAAACAGACCGAACTCATCCTCTTGGGTAGAGATTAGCCCCGAGATAGAGAACTGCTTGTAGTGCATGACCGCATTTTCAACAAACTTTGGGTAACGGCCACCAAGAGTGTCAACTTTAGTCCTGTTGACTACAGGCTTCACACTTGAAATCTTGTAATTGAACTGCAAATCCATCTGCCTGTCTTCTCTAGACAAAAAGGCATCAAAGAATTGCGGGAAGATAATGGGAGAGCGGAATACTTGCGTCAAACCACCCGCTGAGTTCTCCAACTGCGCAGAATAACGATACCAAACTCCACTTCCCACCGTATTATCAGAGATGGTTATGTCAAGTGGCCCCGCTACCTTGGCAGAGTATATCATCTCCCAGTCCTTGAAGTCAGACAGACTAGAAGAACGCTTGATGTAAAGTAAGCCAAAGACAGATTGCTCGTTTTTTACCGACACAGTGGCAATACCTGTCTCGTCATTCATGTCAACTGCCACATCAGGCTTGAAAGAATCATCTGCGATAAACTCGGCTATCTTAAAACGATAGTTCTTTGTCATCTCATAGCCACTCTTGGTTAATGTTGTCAAGCGTATCGCAAACGTCTGAATGGTTTTTGTGTCTAACCCTGACAAGTCCAAGAGAGCATCAATGACATTGGGGTTCGTCAAAGTAGAGGTATAGACGGTCTTTCCTTCCAGAAGCGTGGCATTGTCATCTTCTGCGGAAACAATGTCTGCCTTATAAGAAGACATCGTTTCCTTCTCATCGTTTGCGGCAAAAGACATCTGACCAGAGATATGAAGCACGCCTTTGTTGAAATAGAGAACTTTGTCTTGGTTTGATTCCAAGTCAAATGGTCTTATGAGCACTTGTGGCTCAGAAATTGGCCGCAAAAGCAACACTTGCGACCACTCAGAGAAATGCTCCAAGTTCTCTGTGAGATAGGCATTGTCAAATACCCCACTCAAAGGCGCATCGGCATTGTCAAAACGAAGTTGCAGTTTATAATATTGGTTATGTATCCACTCATCCCCAGCAATTTCGGAAGGCGAGATGTCAACATAGTACATGCCCGCATCTGTGTCATAGGAGAGGGGCTTGAAGAGAAGCCCCACTCCTGCCTTGATTACGTTCTCGTTGCTCTTTTGGTTCGTAATGATGACATGCACTCTTTGAATATCGTTCGAAGAGTTATAGGAAGACAGCGAGAAGTAGATTCTCAACGTGCTTGTCACGGGAAACGCTGGAGCAAATGTGCTGGAGAATTGAGGAGGATACAATTGGTTCAAGATGCTGATTGCCATATCATATCCTCCTCAATGTTACAAACCATTGGTCTCACTGGTGTCTAACCAAAGAACCACCTTGGAGTTCTTAGGCTCAACGCCGCCAGCATAGATGAAGTCTGCATTACGCATGAAATTCAGATAGGAATCAAAGAACTGCGTAAGCGTATAGTTGGTTCTTCCTGTGCCAGCATCGACCACATCATCAAATGTCGCACCAATGTTTGTCGTACTGGTAATATAGCCAGAGCCATCCTTGATGGAGACTTGATGGACAAGTTTTTTAGTCGCCACTGGCCTCTTCCTCCTTCGGCTCTTGCTCGTTTGCCGCAGTCTCGGCAGTCACAGCCTGAATAAACTCTTGAACCACTTGGTCTTTGAGAGAAAGAATTGCTTTGTTCAAAGCGTCTTCCATCAGGCTGGCAGGAATCTGATTCTGTGCCATAAACCAATTTGTCCAAGAGACGACCGCAGATTGCGTCTCCAAACGTTGCTGTTCATGTGTCATATCCTTTTATCTCCTTTTTTTATTAAGGCAACTGAACGGGAGCAGAAGTGCGTATTGCACTTAGATCAGTCACGACCCTAATGTGAGAAACATCTTGGCCATCAATTTGATACGTATCCCACTGGTTAAGAACTCGGTGGCTATTATTTCGTGCATCCCAGTGTCCGTGATTATCAAATGTACTTCGAGAAATATAATTACTATTAACCCAAGATTCAGACGCAAAAGTCTTAGAATTACGCCAAGACTCAAGAGAAGAGCAGCGATTCTCAACAGCAGTTACAGAATTCTTCAACAGGTTCAAATACCAATAGATATTATCTAAGAAAGCGTTTATCGAAGTTGATGTACCGCTAGCCCAAGAGCCACTTTGATAAGTTCTAGAATCATTGAAGCATATGTCCGCGCCATAAATGTTATTATTAGACCAAATCCAGTCATCACTATAAATAATCTTATCAGCCTTCAAAGAGAAGTTGTATTGACCATCAGAAAAACCATTGCCAGTAAAATAGCCCCACTGAGTATGAAAGCCATCATCTATTCGTACAACCGCTCTATCTGAAACGCTACCGATACTCTCAGTTGTGGTCCAAACGGAACCTTGTCCAGAAGACAAACTAAAAGATGAGGCCGTTCCGTTAGTTTCGCCATTTGGCGGCATAAGCGATAATCCAGAACTGGCCTTATTTAAATACTTATTGTAATTAGAAGTAAGAACGATACCTTCTGCCCCAGTATTTGTAATATAGATGTGACCGCCTTCTGTATCTCCTCCGCCACCATTTTTGATAGTAATACTATTTGGAGATTTTATCACAATATCATCGGCAGAACCAAAAGTAATAGACTGTTTTCCACCTCTATCAAGTTTCAACGCCAAAGTGCTCATCTCAAGAGTACTCTTATTGTCTCCAGTGCCGCCAATAGCAACAATCTTGTTGGTGGCGGCCAGAGAGTCTTGTCCAGACGTGGTTATTGTGCGGCCATTCTTGTAAATACCAGTTACAAGACCACTGGCTGTAACAGATAATGAATGTCCTGTTGTCGTTCCAAAAGACATGGAAGTGGCCTTGGAAACGCCAACATCAAGACCATTTCTTGTCTTGAATTCTGCATTCGCCGCAACAGGCATCTTCAAATATACATCAGAATGTCCAAGCGATATTTCAGAAGAAGAAATCTTCAAAGCATGATTTGAGAACTCTTTTGTCTGTTCTTCTCTTGTGCTTTGAGGAGACGCATACAACTCAACATTCTTGCCATATATTTTGAAGGGTCTGTCATATTCATCAGAAATCTGAGAACCTGTTGATAAGAACAATGTATCTTTGTTTTCATCGTCCTTATTCACGTTGTCTTGATTCTTGACATAGAATTTCAAGATATTCTTTGTTCCATAGGCAAATTGCGCACCAATATACTTGTTATCACTTGCGGTCTTGCCAAAAGCACCAACCTTACCAATGCCCATTGAGGACTCTTGGTCTTGAATGGCGTTGGTATAGAACTGGCCCGCAGAGTTGATACCGACAAGTGGATAACGCGTGAACTTGGGAAGCCCTTCGTCTGTCAACTCTTGATTGCCATTAGCGTCAAGATAGGGTGTGTGGCGATAGATAGAGAAGATAGACGTTTTCATTGGGTCTATCTCTACCTCAAGACTGTCGCCGTCCTTGAGTGCTGCGTTCGCAGAGTCAAAGTCAATATCAGAACTAAAGCGAGTCAGTGGAATCGATTTGATAGAAAGATATGCTGGGTTTGCTCCAAGAATAGCACCTTGCGAATAGGGGTCAAAATTCAAGGTAGCATTGTCAACTCTATATTTGCTCTCGCCAGTGTAACTTTTATAATTCTGCTCGGGATTGTTGTTGCCAACTAACTTCTCAGGAGCATAGTACTCTTTTCTGACTGCGGAAGCATTCCTAGTGTCTCCAACAGACTCACTCCATGTCTTGGTTGCCTTGTCATACACCTGAGCATCATAGATGCCTGTGCCTTTGCCTTGGTCATCTTTTTGCTCAACAGAACGCATAACAGGAGCGGTTGACATATTATAGAGAACACGAGAGCCTATATTCCAAGCGCCGATAGAAGAAGTGCCGCCAGGAACAAGCTTGATGCGGCCTTCGGTATACCTGTTTTGAGCACTCGCCTCATCTTCAGGCAAACCAAAAGTCGCGTTACCAGTCTCAGAGTCTAACCAGATAGATTGCTTACCATGGCTGTAGCCTAAAAGACCAATGGCAGTAGACTTTTTGTTTTGTGCGTCAGGATACGTCTCAGCCTTGCCCATGACAATACCTGTGAACTTGTTCTCAGAATCCTTCTCGCCAGCACCAACTTGCGGTGCAAGGATATAGTTAGAATCCTCGTTTATCTCTATCTTGTTGCCATCCCAGGCATTAAGGGAAGACAATCCATAGGTATTGAGTGAGATATGAATGGGAAGATAAAATTCTACCTCGGCGTTGCCATCAACACGAGCACTTTCCTCAACATTCTCGGCAAAAATAAGACCGTGAATTCTGTTATTGACATACGCGCCGTCATAATTGTCATTTGGCTTCACGTATACATGGTCAAATACCTTCTGAATATCACGTGTCTTGGTTTCGCCATCTTCTTCGTACTCTTCCTTTATAGTGTAATTCAGGTCCTGAGCAATGATGGTCGAAGACTTCTTTATGCCATCTTCCTCAGTGTAAAGAGTAAACGCAGCGGTGGTTGTGTCATCATTTGCACCGCCCTCTGCCCGCAAGATGATATGACGATTGCCTATGTCTCCAAGAGAGAAGAAAACTCCTTGGTTCTCATTATACAGCGGAAGACGCCCATCGGCATTGTAAAGAATATTTTTGAGGGTCCTTGTCTTGTCAAACTTGACATCATAGACGGGAAGACCAAATCTGTCATTGCCAACCTCTGTTACGACACTTCTGTGATGGTCAATGACGGGGACAGGATAGAATGCATAATATGTCTGCTTGTCTGCGCCCTTGTTTGCGGCAACCGTTGCGCTTGCTCTGACTATCTGGTTGGTATTCCAACCCTTACCAACCTCGCCCCTTTTGGTGAAGTCATAATTGATAACACCATTTGCCGCAATCGACATGTAGTTAGTCTTATTTGCGTTGCCTGACATCTTCCAAGAGACAGAAGACTCGTCTACATCTAGAAGATTGTTTCTATTGAACAACTCAAATTTCAAAGGCGCGACATTTTTGGCGTTCCCATTGTTGAACTCCCAATAGGCGACATCAACTTGCCTGCCATCAACTTCCTCTGTCTTGTAAGAACCATCTGCATTCAACTGTGTCATGGTTCTGATGGAGAAGAGGGTATCTTTCGGCGGTGTCTTTGGGGAAATCTTGGCAACGACGTCTGTCCCGTTTGTGCCATTGTCACCTATCTTCGCAAAGAAGAAATCGGTATCCTTTGTGTATTCTACCCCCTGGTAATCGACAATACACGTCAACTGATTGTTTAGGGCAAAATAATCATAGGAATCTTGGATAGAGAAGAGACACGTCTGTTGCGGCAAAAGTTCAATCTTTGAGTTTGCCTGATTCATTGTCAGATTTTTGGGAGTGACAATAAGTGTGCTCTCAAGTGGGAATCTCCAAGAGACGGTATATGTCTCATTGCTCACCTCAAGACCTGCTGGGTCATAGAAGTGACAGGCAAGTGGCTTTATTTCTATCGGGTCTGTATAGCGCTCATTTGTCGGACTGACACCGCTCTCGCTATACTGGAATACTTGATTGCCGTTCTCTATGATAATGGAGTATGCGGCAACCTCTGCCTCTGTCTCATTTCTTAGGGTAATGGAAGCAGAACCGACAAAAAAGGATTCGGCAGTGGAATTCTCCTTCATAAAGACCGAGCAGGAGAAGATGGCACTGTCAGTTATCTTGCTGACGGGGTAGGTCAAGACATTGCGATTGAATTCAACACCATCCATGGCTGTTATCTGAGACTTGATGACAGCCAAATCAGAATAGGTTGGCTTTTTCTCCACCTTGGGATCATTGAACTGCCGCATAAGTTCTTTGTATTGCTTCTCTAATTCTGACTTGCTTATGGTGAAGTTCGTGACAAATCCACTGGTATCAGTCATGCTCCAAGAGAAGTCAAACAGGGAGTCATCTTTGCCTAAGTCAACTTCAAAGTCTTTGTCCTTGCCATTCACAAGACAGGTGAGAATAGGTACGCCTCTGTCAAAGGCAAACTTTGTACCAAGATTAGATTTTATCTCTATGCTTCTGCTACAAGCCTCGTTATAGATGGAGAACTTCTGCTTCAGAATTATCTCTGACTTATAGACTGCAACCACGAGATATTTATTCTCATAAGCCCTGTTGTTATAGGCAGACAACGTTATCTGCTTGTTATTGTCCAGGTTTTTGAGATACTTCCATCCTGCTCCACCATACATATGATAGTCCTCAGAAGTAGAAGACACCCTGTCGTCCTTGGCAAACCAATAGTAGGTGGTTGAATCAGAAAGGTCTGTGGTCTCACTCTTCTTTATAGAACAAAGGACAGTCAACTTCTCATCTGCGGTCGTTGTCTTGAAGATGGCGCCTTGCGGCGTAGACACTCGCAAGACATACTCACCATTCTTGGCCTCTATCTTTCTCAGACCATAAAACTCTATGTCCTTGAAGAAAATGTCGGGTCCCCAAAGGTTTGCCTGGTTTATATTGTCTGCATCTACATAGTCCTGACAATATGCCATGATAGATTCCACGTAGAGAAACGTGTCCTTGTCAAAGGAGTAGATATTGTATTGGTCAGTCCAATTCTCATATAGGGTGGGATTGCCAGTCATCAAATCCGAGTCAATGGAGTAGGACACATGACGAATGGCCTGTTCAGGTAGGTCGTCACTGTCCGCATAGTCCTTATTGCGGAAAGCCAACACCATCTGCAAGCCATACTTGCCACCTTTGGAATTACGATGGGACTTTGGAAGCCTTGTTTTAAACGATCCTTCCAATAACACAGCCTCAGCATCAGAAAGATAACTCTTTAATTCCTCTTGGTTCACGTTAATGAGGTTGGGATTGTCAGGGTCCTCGTCTCTCTGATAGAGCATCTGATACTCTGTCTTGAGATAGGAGTGAAGGCCGCACACAGGGTCTTTGTCATGATTGTCTACGCTATTGCGGCCAATCATGTTGTAGTCGCTCAAAAGCGAAGAGACAAACGTTATGTTCTTGTCATCTGTGACATTTGTGGCCTTGCCTATGATGGTCTTGCGAGCCGAGAAGTCGCCTTGCGGCACAAGCACATAGACACTTTGATTGCGCTCATAGTTTGCGCCATCTTGCGCATAGGCCACAATTGTACCACCATTATAAGAAACCTTGTACTCTTGCTTCAATGCGTTTGAGCAGGCGACAATTCCTGCCACAATCGTCTTGTCTCTGTCGAGGTTCTGGACGCGATTGTTGACCAAATAGTCGATAGCGTCAAGTATGGACTTTTGGTATTTGCTCTCGTCAGCCATCCTCGTCTCCTTTTCTCTCCAAAAAAAATAAGGGCGGAGAGCATTGCGCTCCCCGCCCAATTCAATCCTTTTATGCTCTATTATTATACTAAAAAAACAGGATTGACGTTTTCTTAGTTTAGCCCATATCGGCCAATACGCTTTCCAGTATACTGAATTGCTGCATTCGCAAGGTCGTTAAGGGCAGTCTTGATTTCCTCCGCGCTTGTCGCGTTCGGGAACTCGGCATTGACATTGACTGTCTGGTCGATGTTTCCATTCTGTCCCGCCAAAGATTGTTGTATTTCAGAGACTTTCGTGCTCCAAGCATTGTACCTGTCAGCGAGGTCAGCCATGATGCCGTTGCTACTCATCTCTTGGGCCATTTCCCGCACGTACTCTACAGCCTTGAGGATGTTTGCAGTGTCAGTCTCGTTGAGCACAAGTTCCTTCTGGTGAAGGATTGCAAGTTTACCATTCTTTGCGTCGGAGTCAAGGCCTTCCGTCTCGGACCAAGTACCAGTATAGCCGCCTGTATCATAGCCCAAGAGGTTGTAAGAACTATAAGACATGGAGTCATAGTTCACAAGGTCTGTTGCGGAACCGCTCCATACCTTTTGGTTGATGATGTCTTGTACCTTCTGGGCAAAATCAAAGCCATAGCCGTTGGTTAGTTTGTCACTACGGGTTGGATTGTTGCCCCAACCAGACTTTTGCCCAAATGTCCAGATTGACTGCGCGATGCCATAGGCAACGTCATCAGACGAACCACCGACGCCACCTGCACCACCGCCATTGTTGCCATAGGCTGCATTATACTTTGCCTCACTTGCGGCCAACTGGTCAGAGAGGTCTGCATTTTTGCGCTGCTCGGCTTGTAGACTAGACTCAAGGTTGTTTACCTTAGACTGATACTCGCCCATAGCATTATTAAGGTCTAACACCCTGCTCTTATACTCATCAAGTTGCTTCTCATAACCCTTGAGCGTACCAGAAGAAGCCTCAAGCTTGTCAATAAAGCCAGAGGTGGACGCGGCCAAGTCATCAGTTGCGGTCTTTGCCGCGTTGATGACATCAGTCATGTCACTGAAATTCAGTCCGACTTGTTTGCCCAAGCTCTTTGTCTTGTCCGCATAGTCTTTTGCATTGTCAACCAAACCATCAAAAGTCTTGTCGGTAGCCTGATTGAATTGGTCAAGATTGCCAAGCCACTGAGAGATGGCATCACCCCAACGAGTGTCAATTTGAGAGAAAGCCTTATCATTACCATTGATAATCTGGTCATAGACATCATCAAGACCGCTCTTGTTCTCATCGGTCATCATCTCACACATGCCGATGAAGTCCTGGATGATGTTCTGTTCGGCCTCGCTCAACTGATCCGCAGTGCCAGCCAAGTACTCTTTCAGAGAAGCGATGATCGTCTTTGTGCGGTCAGTCTTCTCTTCAAGCGTGAGGTTTGCATTTGTCCAAATGTCAGAAATCATGGACTTAGCATCTTGGAGAGCAGATAGGGAGTCATCCTGTGTTTGTTTTATCTGGTCCTTGGAAAGGTTGTATGCATTGTTCTGCGCGTCCAAAAGATCAGATTGTGCGTTCTTGACATCGCCCTCGTTTGCTGTGTAGACGTAGGAGTAGTTGCCCTGCGTGTCTCGCCGCAGTTTCATCTGGCTCTTGTTGTTCTGAGCGTCTTGAAGAGCAATGGTCTTTTGCAGAATCTCAAGTTGGGCATTGGCATAGTCAACGTCATATTGCGAGAGTTTGTTCTTAGACCTCAGCATATTGAGTTGCTGGTTCATCTGGTCAGTTATTTTCTGTTGGGTAAGAAGATTATCAGACTGATCTAGCAAGTCAAGGTATTTCGCTTGTAACTTCTGAATGTTATATGCGGAGTTCGTCTTGTCAAGATACTGGTCCTCATTGCGATTGATGAGTTCCCATTGGTCGCTCATCCAATCAAGGTCGGCCCCAAGAGGCGTATCCTTGAGCCAATTATCAAGTTGCTTGCTGACGTTGTTGGAATAGACTTGGTTCATCAAGTCCATAATGTCCTTGGTCTTGTCAAGCACCTGCGACTGTTTGTCGGCTATCTGGTCAGCGACCTCGTTCCATTGGTCAGACCCCTCCTCGAATGTTTTCTGAAGGTCTTCCAACACTCCAATAGACGCCTTCAAAGTATCAAGTTCCGCACGGCCATTCTTTATCTGTGCCTCATAAACGGCATTCAGTTTATCGTAGGCCTGGTCTCCGCTGACCATTTCTATCATGTCCGCATAGTGTTCAAGCGTATCATTGATATTGTCGAACTTGTCAAGTTGCTTGTCAATGGCATCACCAATGTTGTCAATTCCATCAATGATGTTGCTCTTGAGGTCATCCATCTCGCTCTTGAGGTCTTCGGCCATCGAAGTCGCAGACTCGAAGATGCTCTTGGCAACATCATAGAGGTCAGCAGAGTTCTCGCCAAAGATAGAGGAGGTGCCAGTTGTCTCAAACTGGTTTATCTGCTCCATGATGTCATTGAGGTTCTTCATTTCCATGTCAAGGTAGCCTGTGCCGCCAGCTTCAAGCGTACCATTACCGAGATTGTTCTTGGCGTTCTCATACATCTGGTTACGGCTGATGAGCCAGTTCTTACGCTCATTCGAGACACCAGACTGAGACATGGCTTCCTTGTTGTTCTTGATAAGTTCATCATAGTAACCGTTCATGGCCACCTTATCCATATCCCAATACTGCTTCAGCTTCTCGGCATTGGTTGCCATGTTGTTGAAAGGTTCGTCAAAGTCTGTGTCATGAGCAAGGCTGCGGAAGATGGCATTGAAGTCAATCAACGTCTCTCGCATGTCCTTCATGTCATCAACAGCCTCAACACTCTTCTTGAAGGCATTGATGCGAAGGTCCTCTATCTTGTCATAATAGTCCTCAATGTCTTTCAAAGACTCTTCAATAGTAGAGTTACGCAAATCATCATATTTGCTAATGAGGTCTTTGAAGTCATCATAGGATTTCTTTGCTTGCTCGGCAATCTTGTCTTGTGCCTCTTGGCCAGCCTCTGTCCCATCCGCATTATAAGCATCAATAGCGGAATTGTACTTGTTTAGTTGCGCGTAATAGGCTTCCTTATAATTGGAGATATAACCCTCAGAGTCAAATTGCACACCATATGCCGCAAGTTTGCCCTGAAGTTCGCTTGCCTCCTGCTGTTGGAGTTCAAGTTTCTCCTTTTGCCATTTGACCTGCTGCTCAAGGATAGCCGCCTGTTCAGCCATATTATCAGCAAGTTTTTTGCCTGTGAGCCTGTCTTGCGCATCTGCTAATTTGTCTAAAGTTTTAGAAAGACGGTCTAGATGCGCGTTGACCTTTTCATAGCGGTCATACTCATCTTCTTGCTTGTCCTTCGTCTTTGGAGTATAAGACTTTCCAGAACCAGAGCCTTTACCACCAGAACCTTTTTTACCTCCACCAGACTTCTTACCCGAACCACTGCCACCGCTGCTATATGTCTTTGGAGCTTGATTGAAATTACCAATTTTCTTATAGCGGAAAGATGGAATTTCCATTGTGCCTGTATATTGAGATGAATCTTCCCCATCTACTATCATGGCACCACCGAAGTTGACCTCTTTCGTTGTCTGTTCAACTTCGATGCCCATATCAGCCAAATTGGCAAGCACTCCACTAATGTCTTGACCAGCAGCCACCATATTAAGCAGCATATTAGTCAAGGTCTCAGTAAAAGCAGAATCATCAAGATATGCTCCTGCTTCAATACTATTATCATTGGCAATATTTTGAGCTTCCATCAAAATATCATATACTTGGGAGGTAATTTCAGGGGACACATTTGGATCAAGCCCCATGTCAATAACAATATCTATGGCCTCAGCTTGAAGCTTGAGATTTTGAAGAGCATCTGTATCGCCGTCAATAGCTGCTTTTATCTGATCTAAGTTGTCAGTAATAAAAGCATCCTTCAAATCAGCAGACCATGAAGACATATCGATGTTAAGAAGATGACCCACCCCTTCAGACATGTCATTTAGAGCGTCGATATAAGATTTTGTTCCTCGATTGCTTTCATCTAAAGCTGCAACATTGTCATCCCAAGAGTCTGCAAGCTCCTTTGCACCTGTCTCACATTCAAGTTGTTTAGAAGCGGCATCATCTAATGCATCTTGGTAATCCGCTATTTGGTCATTCAAATCATCAAGTTGGTTTTCAGCGTTTTTATATTCATCAGAATTTTTATCCAAAGACTTCATGCTGTCTTTTATAGCGCCCGCTTGCTTCTGTAACTCAGATATACTATTATCTATATTATCACTAAAATTTTTGAATTCATCATTAGTCGCAACTAAAGAGTCACGATACTTTTCAAAATCTTCTTGTTTGACGTTAATATCTTCTAATCGAGCACTTACTTGATCAGCAGTATCAAATATTTTTGTATTGTCAATAGCATCTGATGCTATTTCTCCATATTGTTCAATATTATCAGGTTTTTTAACAGTGATGTCCGCAACAATAGAGTCTAAATCTTCACCATTGTTCAGGCGCTCAATAATCTCATCCGCATTGTTCTTTAGAGTATCATAATCAATAGAAGCGCGTAGCTTGATGACATCTTCATCAGATAGATGCATGTCATTTATTTTCTGATAAATCTCATCTGCTTTTGCATTTGCCTCTTCATCAGAAGCCCCGCGAGACTTCTCCACAACATTAGCTTCTTGAGCGAAACCAATCTTGTCCAAAGAAGCTTGGGCGGCCATTTGCGTAACTTCATCTTGGGCCGTGCTCAGAACAAATTTCAAATAAGACTCATAATCGTCGCCAAGAGAATCAAGATAGGCTTTCATATTGCTATCGCTCTCATAGACAGAACGAATGCCCTCTAAGTCTCCATTTTGTTCTGATAACTTAGCCTGGAAATCAGACTGCTGTGCTCTTGCATTCGCGGCAGTGGCGAGGTTATCAGTGTAATCCGAATACTCACTCATTGTGTCAGACAAATGCTCTATAGCGTTATTCAACCTTGCTACTTCATCAGTCCAAGCTTGCTTGTCACCAGAAAAACCATTTTTCTGAGCCTCTTCGTAAGAAGAACCCAACTGTTTCAACTGACTTCGATAATCAGACAAGGCAGAATTCGCAACACCTATAATTTCTGGTAAGTCAGTGGCCTCAAGTTGGTTGAGTTTTTGATTATAAACTCCACCGTCTCTAGCGGTAGAAAGCGCAGAACCAATTGCTCCCTTAGCGCTTCTGCCCAAAATCTTTTGGCCAATCATCTTTTGATAAAGGCCACCTTGCATAGCCTCTTGCGCCGAATCTATAGTTGCTTGGTTGTCAGCATCTTGCTTGCGGCGAATAGCCTGTGCCAAAGCATCATAATTACCTGCTGCCTCTAAGGCTTTTGCACTCTCCAAGCCCAAAGATTCTGCCACTTGAGAAGAAGATTTGGCAAACTCATCTGTAACATCACCAGTGTCTCTATACTGATTATAGAGATTATCCCAGTCTTTTAGTGTCTGGTTAGTTGAATCACTAACTTCTTTGTTCGAATCAACAATTTTTTGTTGCTTTTCTGCCAATTCATCAATAACATTATCATGTGCTGAAATAGCAACAAAAGCAATGCCAATAGCGGCCAAAGCTGCTGCAACAACACCGAGAGGACCCACTAAAGCAGTCAAAGAAGTCCCAAATGTACCAGCAGACTTTGCGGCCTCACCAATTGAACCCTTCAAAGCTTGAAACAGTCCTGCGCCATCCTCTATGTTTTTTTTGAAAGTGCCTGTAAATACTTTTCCCACTTCACTAAAAATCTGCGTTGTGCCAGAAAGATTCTTATAAACATCAAACAGGTTCTTAAAACTGCTTACTAATTGTGGCACAGTTATAGATAAAGACATTATTGTTTGTAAAATTTTATCGCCTGTTGTTATATCATCATTTTGCCAAATAGAGCCAAGATTTTGAAGCCCTTGCACAGCAAAAGACAATTGCCCAATAGCAGAAGCCGCATTGATATACTGTTTTATTTTATCTTGAGTAGACAAACGCTCAGCGGCAGTCTGAGCATCTTTTTCTGCTTGTTGTTGACGTGCATCGCTAGATTCTACATTTTTACCCGCACGCTCTTCTTCCTCTTTGCGACGCTCAACTTCTTCTTGAGCTTTCTTCACAGCTTGATAACCTGGATTTTCACGTTTTAGTTTGCTACTTGCCTCTTGGAAATCTTCAGATCTTTTGTTGGCTATGGCGGCTGCTTTCTCTACTAACGCATCCATGTCTGCCACTTTTTGATGTACATTTAATAACTGTTCATAAATTTGTCCTATTTCAGAATCAGTATTTTCAAGCTCTTCTGTTGAAAAAGTATCGTGAAGAATGTTTCTCGCGTCTAAGCCCTTTTCAATTTTAGTCTTACGCTTTTTCGAGTTATTCAAACGTTTTAGACTTCCTGCAGCTTCAGAAAATTCAGTCGCTTGACTTTCATTTGTTTGAATTTGTGCAGAGATTCTATTATAGTCATTTACTTTAGAACCAAAAACATTACCATCTTTCGTTATTTGAAGACCATATTGAGAAAGAGCTATATTTGTATCTTCAAGACTTTTCGCCGTTTCCTCTAAAGATTTATTAAAAGCATCGTGCGCTTCTCGCGCTTCCCTATCAGCTTGTATAAAATTCTTTACTTGAGCCAAATATCCCTCAGCTTGGTCGCCAGTCAATGATGACCTTGCAGAAGCCGTTTGAGCTAAAAACTGTCCGCCTGCTCCTTCCAAATCTTGTCCATCAAACATTTTTGCTATTTCTTCGTCATTTTGAGCCAAAATATTCTTGCGTTGAGAATTTTGCATCATATTTGAATAGCCTGCTGCAATATCTTTGCTGAAAGTCCGCAGCATAAGACTGCTGACAATAGTCAAAATCGGCTGAACTCCACCAAGAGAATCAGTAAGGTCAGTAACCATTTTGATAATATCTGACAATCCATCAATAGCACCTTTGAAATTATTTGAATCTACTAATTCTGTAACAAAGCCTTCCCAAGTAGATTGAAGCTTTTGAATTTTAGCCTGCAAAGATTCCATATAGATGTCTTGTTGCTTATCCAAAGCGCCCTTAGAAGAATTATATGTTTGCTTTTGCTGATAATACATATCACTATTAGACATCAAAGTCATGAAATTGTTATACTGATATTTACCAGCAAGAGCAACTGCGGCAGCTTGTTGTTGAGCGGCAGAAAATCCCTTCCACTTACCCATAAGGTCTTCAAGAATATCTCCCATAGCACGCATATCGCCGTTAGTGTCAAGAATCTGAACACCAAGACCTTGAAGCTGACCAGAAACTTTGCCAAGATTAACATTATCTTCAAGCGTTTTGCCAAGCTTCAAATCTCCCAAACGAGCATAAATAGTCTTGAGAGAGTTACCAACAGTCTCAGGAGCCTCACGTGTAACTGAAATAATAGTAGATAACTGCGCAGTCAACTGGTCTTGGGAGACGCCTAGCGTATTTGCGGCAGAAGCGACCTTTTGTTCTGCATTTGCAAGTTCTCCTAAATCAGACGCCGACTCAGCAGCAACAACTGCCATACCAGACAACGCATCATCAGCTTCCTCAATGGACATCTTATATCCAGCCATCAAAGAAGTTATCTGCTCAGAAACATCAGATGTAGACTGTTGAGTGACATTAGCTACTTTAGTAGTAAGTTCTGCAAGCTTAGTATAATCTTCCTCACTATAACCGTTTTGTGCATAAAGTTGAGCAGCATCAGTAAAGGCAACAGTAGATGCGCCAAGATTTGCCGCAGCCTCATTTGCCTTTAAAGAAAAATTTCTCATATTTTCGGCTGAAGCACCTGTAACGATCTGGATATTGTTAAGAGAAGTATCCAAATCCTTCACATAGTCTACAGAACGATATAGACTATTTTGAATGGTTTGAAAAATACTGGCAGTAATACCCCAACGAACAGTGTTGCCAAAAGTATTCATAATCTTGTCAGTAACACTAGAGACATTCTTGAAGCCTTTGTCAATTTGCCCAATAGTCATAAGGATATTATCAAAAGCTTCCGCACCTTCGGTGGTTTTTGACATTGTTTTCTGAATTTCAGATAATGGTAAACCATTCAAACTAGCAGAAAACTTACTTATATCAAGCACATTCAAATCATTGTTGAATGAAGTAGATAAAGCCTTCTGTACCTTAGAAAGGCGTTGTATATCAGCATTGTACTCTTCAGAAGAGTATAATTGATTCTTTTTAGCCAACTTGGAAAAAGACTCTGAAACAATATTTATTTGCTGTTGCAGTTTATTCAAGCCAGAAGCATCAAGATTAGTCTTGATATTGTATTCAATAGTGTTACTGAATTTACTCAACTTTTCACACTCCTTGTATCTCCAATAAAAAAAAGCCCCTATTCTCAATATATGAAAATAGGGGCAATTCATTTACCTAGTTTCGACCGTTATTCAGTCTTCTTAGCACGAGTACGCTTAGTGGCAGACTTCTTCTCAGAAACATCTTTTAATTTACCTGAATCTCTGATAGAAGTATCTTGCTTACGATTTACGCCAAGAGCATCGCCAATCTGAAGCACCTGCGCAACATCACCCGACTGGACTGTCTTCTGAAGTTGCTCAACCGCAGACTTCACAATGTCTCCACTTAGGGTATTGAGGCTATCCAAGAGACCACGAGCAGAGTGAGCATAAGACTTGGCATCCTCAAACCAATCCACACTCACATCACGAAGATATTCCATGGTCTCATAAAAATCAGCATCCATCTTCTCAAAAAACTTTTCCTCATTGAGTTTGTCATAGATGGCGCTAATGTCATACTGACTGCCAATAGCCGCAGAAATCTCCTCCTTGCGGTCAGGATAGAGAACAGTGGCGGCAAATACCAGCATTGCCTTTTGGAAGACGAGACTGCTCATATAACCATTGTCGTTTGCGGCCTGAATTGCAAAATCAAGAATGGTCTCCACCTGCTTAGTGGAAAGCTTGATTGCACGTTCAAGTTGATAGTCAAGTTTCTTCATTTTATCTCCTTTTACATCTGCACTTCTCTTTGTTGTTATATCTGCAAACCGTTCAATAAAGCGCTATTGAGCCTTATTGTAACTTTCGCTTCAGACATCTTTTTATATAAAGCGGCCTGTGTCACGGTCGAGCGAATTTTTGCTGCTTCAAATTGATTGTTGCCAGACTTATTTGGTATCCAAAGGTTCTGTCGGTAGAAATTATATCTGTTTCTTGTGCCTCCCCCACCTTTCGAGACAGCCTCTATCATATCAGGATTTTTTACTACTGCGGCAAGAACTGCTCCTATTGGATAAAGAGCATCATTCACCGACATAAATAAGTTGTTGTTCCCAAAGGAGCCGTTTCCTGCCAACGCATCTAAGAAATTGGCTACTATCACATCGTCTACCATTGATCTCCACATATCAATAAGCTGCTGCTCGCCCGTCTTATGGCTAGCAAGATATTCCTTTCCCGACTTGCTGCTATTCCAAGGATGCCCCTCTTCTGCTGAACTTCGAGCTGCCGCAAGCGTATACACATCTTGCAAAGAATATATGCCATTAGAAATAACGTATTTTTGTATCAACTGAAAGAAAGGAGTAGCTTGCTGTAATTTCAAGGTTGCTTTTTTAACGCCGCCTCTTTTGATAGCATTAGAGTATTTTACTGAAATGCCGTACATCAATGTCGCTTTATCACCAGAATAGACAACAGTAATGTCATTTTTGGAAAATTGGAACACTTTCTGCCCAGATGACTCTACTATCTTCTTTAATCTGTCGTCAATTTTTGCCACCGTCTCAATTGATATTCCCGTAGTACCAGAAACTATCGCTGAAGCAGTCTTGTTACTTTTTCCAAACATATTTACAAGCGTTTCAGCCACTTCTTTGTTCGACATTGCTTGATCTGTTGCCATCTGAACAATTATCTCAGAAAAGTGTCCACTCGCATCAGAAAACGTTCCACCTATCTTACCAACCAATTGTCGCACAGTTTCATTTGAGTTTTTGTCCTCAGAGGCAGAAATTTGCCCATTCTTCAAAACAGTCAATGCTTGTATCTTTGCCTTGATAGACAAATAATCTTGGCACAATGCCTGTGCATCAGCATCTACGCTTTTTCCTTCAAGCATCTCAGGAGTAAATTCCAATAATGTTCCACGTTTCGCAAATGCCTGTTTGACAATAAAAGCTGCATCGTCATCAGCGTCTATTTCCTTGCCTCTCAAAACGCAAGCCTTCCAATAGTCGCCATAATGTTTTTCTATCATCTCGCCCATATCATCCATTGCTTTTGTGGCAGCAGCTATGACTGAAGATAAGTTTTTACCTAACTCCTCTAACAATTGATAATATTTTGAATTATCAGCAGGATTGCCGTCATTATCTTTTTCCTTATATTGTATATTGGCTATACCCTGGTAAGACAATGTCTTACCATTCATCTGCAATCCAGACGCAGATGCCGATGTTGTCAACGTGATTCCTTCTACAACTTGGCTCAAAGACTCTGCCAATTTTTGACCAACAACGCCGCCTGACGTTCCAACGTCTTTTAGCCAATTAATAGCCTCGTCTATATTCTTGTCTGACATGGAATTTGGTTTGATGACCATATTTTCGATACGATCTGTGTTAAATTCAATCAACTGATTTGTAAGCAGTTGATTTTTGAGCTGCTGGTATTCCGCAGTCAAATCTGGCTTGTCATTGGTATTAGTATAAAAATAAGGAATATATATCATAATAATAATATACCCCCTTTCTTCCTTTTATATCAATATCTCTAAAAAAAAAGAGAGACGTAGAACGAATCTACGTCTCTCTAAAAGTAATTCAATATAAATTACTTGAAATTGACCTTACTGAAGTCAAAACTGAAGCCTTGCTCAGTCGTATCGCGAATAAGCTTACAAGAGATAACAGGAGCCTTGGGATTGACCGCAAATATCATGTTCATAGTGGTATCAGTATCATTAGTCTCACCAAAGACCAGCGTCTTCTCAGTGCCATCAGCGGTCACACGAACGAACTTATCGCCCTTGCGAGCAGTCATGGTGAAGGGGTAGTAATAACCAGTGAGATCTTCAGGCTTAGAACTGAAGGCAGTCCAGTTGTCAATACGCTTTAGGTTACCAGAGAAGTCAACATTAGCACGGTCAATGGTAGCTTTAAGGTTAGTACCAAGAGAAGTAAACTTCACAGTATCATCAGGGAAGGTCTGGTCAGTCCAACCCTTGGCACCTGCGGTCACAGCGTCAAAGGTAACAGCGAGGTCTTCACAAACGTTATCTTCAACATCCTCGATGTCATCAGGATAGACGTTCTCCTCAGCAACCATATCAATGGAAGCAAAGACCTTCTTAGTGTGGTTGCCCTTGGTGTAAGCAGGGAAGGCATCCATGGTAAAGGTGAAGGTGGAGGGGTCGCCACTGTTGTTCATGTTGAAGGTGAAGTTAGACTGAATCTTCACGTTCGGGAAAGTAAGAACGACAGGCATATCCTCGCCAGAGTACTCCTCGCGGAAGAATGTCTGAGCCTCAACATAGTAGTTGCCAGCGAAGTTCTTAGCGTCGATGTCAATCTTGGTGACGCCGCCAGTCTTCTCAACATAGCAATCAACACGAAGAGTCTTACCAACATAACGAGCGGCCTCGGGGAAGGTGAGGGTCAAAGGCTCGTCAGCAGTAACGGTGTACACATGGCAGTTAGGCTTGACACCAGAGAAATTCTGGCAATAATCGCAATAGACGACAGGAGCACCAGCATTGTCTAGGATGGTACCATAGACAGGGAAGTCATTGGCATCAACATAGATGTCGTGGTTATCGCCAGCAGTATCAAGGTCGATTACAACCTTACCGCCCTCCTGAATGGGAAGGTCGAACCAAGTGTTGACCTTAACCTTGTTCTGACTGCCAGCGGTAGCGACGTTAGCAAGGCCAGCACCAGTCAGCATAGCAAAACTAATAGGAGAGAGAAGGGCGTCCTCAACAGTTAGAGTGATGGTGCGCTCGCCTTCCCAAGCAACTAGACGGGGGTTACCATGACCACCCTGAGCATATACTGTGGTAGCAGCGCCTTCAAGCGTGGCGGTCTTGGCCGTGTCAATATAAAGAACGGGAGCGCCAGTCTTGAAAGTCTGAGTACCAATCTTGATGTCATTGCGTGCCTTGAAGACTACATCGGTAATATCACGAATACCAAAACGCATCTACAAATCACCTTTTCCTTTCTTATAAGACAATAAAAAATCTTTCTTTCCTTATTGAAATCACCCATAAGACAAGAAAGGTGATTTTCTCCAAGATGTTAACGACCACGTCCCTTGACAGTCTCATTGAACTTGCTGAAACTGTTGTATTGTTCTTTCTTATGGCCATCATAAAGATTGCGCATCCAAGACTCGGGAGGCTCTTGGTCAGAAGTATCGGCAAAGGGAACCATACTGATTTGCGTGAACAAATCAGACTGCTGTTTTGCCATATACCTCTCAAAAGCGTCATAAAGTTGAAACGGAGTATAGTCAAAATACATTTGGATACTATTGTTGCATCCAATAGCCAAGATAGAGGCATAAAGGCCAAAAACCGAAACATGCGTTTGGCTTTCGTCTTGCCCTATGGCCTTTTTTAGTCTCTCACGATTCCTCTTTATTTTCTCCGCGAGACGCACAGCTGCCGCGTTATTCTTGTCATAATTGTATTCAACCTCTTCTTCCTCTTGGTGAGGAAGAAAAAGTTCTGAGACTGTGCGGCAAAAGAAATGATATGTCATTTGATTTATGCGACCGACAATCGCGTCATTGGCTATGAAGTCAATTGAATTTCTCTTATATTGAACCTTCAAATCAGGACAACATAAATCAAAAAACTTTTTCACATTCTCAAGTGCGCCTGTACCTGGTGTGCGCATTATCTCTAAAAATATTTGAAAATCATTCCGCTGAGATAATTCACTATTGCCCTCTTTGACAGGTTTGACGAACTTTGAAATGTCACCTAGCATCTGCGCGGACACGAAAAAATCTGTTTCGCCAAAAAGGATTATATCCTTCACTTTAGGTTGAACAATAGCGATATTACATTGCGGAACAAGAACGGGACAACCTGACAAATACAGGCCAATGTCACCCTCATATTTCATCCTTTTGTCTCCTCCCGAACTATTCAACCCTTAGTTCAGGATTCTGGTCTTCCTTCTTCTCGTGTGTCGCAACATAACGAAGAAGAATGCCACCAAGATACTCGTTCAAAACTATCTGGGAAGCACCAAGAAACTGCAAAGTGCCAATGCCAGAAAGCTTGGCCCCATCCATGATGCCGTCTATATATCCCGCAATCTGATGTGGACGAAGTTTGTAGTCGTCCATTTCCCAATAGTCAAGATGAGAAATGATGGTAAAACTAATCACACAATTACGATATTGCGGGTTATCGCTTGGCGTATAATCATCAAACTCAAGAATAATATAAGACTTTATCTCCTCATGCTCGCCAAAATCCAGCTTTGGAACAACACGGAGATAACCTTGATCTTTCATACCCTTGAGGGAAAGATTATCAATAACCTTGCGATATTGTACCTTGGACTCATCTAAGCAATCAGGCTGATTAACAATCAGCAGCCGCTTTAGCTTGTCACTATAAGGTTTGCTCTCAACAAACAACTTTTTCCAAATAGCCTCTTGATCTTTTTCCGCAGAAAGAAAGCTTGATTTGAAGTCCTTGGCCAAAGTCTGAGCTTTTACTCGCATTCAAGTCTCCTTTCTACAAAGAACCAATGGTGACTGGTAAAGATACGACAGTGCCGCTCTCTTCTTCTGTAAAATAAAGGTTGAATTCTCCGCGCTTGCTGGAATCAACTTCTATACGGCAAGAGGAACCATCCTGAGAAACGATATGAACAAGATTGGTCTCAACATGGAACTTACCATTCGCATGGACTTTGTACTCGATAGAGTCATAGGGATAGACAATCTTTGGCCCATGAATCTCACGACACCTACGCTCTATCTTCACGTTCATGCCATAAGACTTATGCCCATTCCCATAGTGAACTGTAAATCCACGAATGGCACCATCATGCACTTTTACCTTGCACATGCGGCCATTGTCATATGTGTCAATTATTTCAACTCTTGGATTGCCGTCAACGCTCCAAGAAAAGCCAGAGTCATAATAGGCATCGCGTATAGTATAGCCTATCTCATCTTTCTGAGAGACAACTTCGCGTCCTTCTATCTCATGACAACCTTCCGCAACTATCTCAGGAAGTTCCGCAATAGAATTATCATAGTATTCTTGTACTTCAAGTTCAATAATTCCAGGAACGGTGATGCGGTCAGTCACTTGGACTTCCCACACATGGTCAGCAATCTTGATATGAGTGAAACGCTTGAAATAATTCTCTGTACGAGCATCCTTCTTGATAAAGATGGTTCCCGACAAATTCAACTCGTTTACATTGATGCTGTTTTTTTGAAACCATCTGAGGTCTGTCTCTGTTGGACCTTGAAAATAGACCCAGTATGTCACGTCATCAATATCCAATGTATATCGACAGCGAATTATCTCACTTCTAAGGTAAGCCGTCTCAGTCAGGACTGGAAGATATATCATCCAATGAGTGCCATCATCAAGACACTCAAAGACGTCTCCACAATCAAGGCCAGAGTTAAATTCCACAGAAACGGTCTTCTTGTCATAATCACTTTTGAGACCACCGTTTTCGATGTTCATCAATGCACGCCAACAAGACCCATTAGGTACCTTAATTCTTCTAGAATTATAGGAATTCTTCAAAGCGCAACGCAAAGACCAAAGCTTACCCGCTTTGAGTCTGTCTAACTGAGAGCCACCTCTATTTTGAAGCCTAGCCGCAAGTGAGTTACCCATTTACGACCTCCTGAAGCTTGTTAACCAAAGTGCAGCACTCAAAAATCGTTCTACGATATAGCGTAAACTCTGGATTAGAGTTTTTTAGCCCTTCCATCTTAGATACCAAAGCAAGCAGGTCCTTCTTATCTGGAAAAAGACTGGCCATTCCCAATAACTCAATAATAAGAGTATCGAGTGGTTTCTTCCAATCCTTGCCCTCCTCGCGTGCAGGCAAAAGCTTGAAGATTTGACCTCCTATGCGCTTCAAATTATCATACACTATCTCGTTGTCAAACTCGATGCCATAATTAGTAACCATCGACATCACGCTTAGACATTATCTTGGTAAAGGTGGAAAGATAGGCTCCCTTGTTACTCCTATAACGGTTGTTATAAAGACGCTGGAGATGAAATCCTTTATCCGCATATTCTTGACGAAGCTTGATAAGCTTATCAATATGAGACGCTTGCGATGTGAACTTGAAATCATTTGACGAATACTTTTGACGAATGTTTTCAATGCTCGCAAGTTGGTATCCAATCCATTCGACAATCATATACTGACGAAGAATCATTAACTCCTGCATGTCAAGATGACAATTGAACTTCTTGTTTTTCATGTCAATATCGAACAAATCCTTTTTAGGAAACTCGAATTGCGGGATGGCCGCAAGCATGATTTCCTCTAAAAGTTGCTCGGTATCTTCCTTAGTCATCTCCATGAACATATCATCTGTGATACCAGCCAGAAAAAAGTCATACAACTCTTGAAAAGTCGTGTCAGACTCGGACGTCTGCCTCTTAGAATTCATAGAAATCACGGGAATGGATGTAATGTCTTTCATCTTTCCCTCCTACCCATGTTTACTCGGCATCTGTCTTTTTCACCCTACGAGTTGACGTAGTGGTTTTCTTGGCCGCAGCGCGACGACGAGTAGGCTTCTCTTCCTTCTCCTCCGCTTCCTGCGCGGCAAGATTCTTATTTGTAATCATTGCGTCCACATCAATGCCAAGCTTGTCAGAGATGGCCTTGCGCTTGTTCACGTCTGCCACTTCTGTTTCAACGGCAACGTCTGCAATAAGTTGCTTGATACCATCAGGCGCAAAGTCAAGCGCATCCAAGAGAATGTCAATGTTGGGGTTGTTCAAAGCGTCAATGACGTCTTTACGGCCCCAGTTATATTCTGGTGTATTGTCAACGTCAACGCCAAATTCCTGCGCCAACGCCTTATTTCCAACTCGAATGTAGTCATGTAGAAGTTCCTGACCGCCACGCTGATAGAAGAGTTCACGAAGTTCACTAGCCTTCACCTTGAAGGAAGCGTGAGGAGGAAGAATGCGGTGAACACCAGTAAGGTCTACGATATAGCCACATGTGCAGTCAAGAAGGTTGGTAATCTCAATGATGTCATCATCCTTAACCGCAGTAATATCTACAGTACTCATTTTTATCTCCTTTTATCTCAAAAAAGGGGGAGGGCAAAAAGCCCTCCCCTTGTATGTTCTTTAGGCAAAGTCAATGACAGGGTCATTGACGCCATCAGACAAGATACCGTTCTGGTCACTATACACATAGTATGCCTTATCAATACCGTCGCCCTTGGCCGCAATCTTCTTGCCGTCACGAGTGAGATTCTTGACGTGAATAGTAAACTTGCCGAATTCCTGCCTCGGTGTATCCTTCTTGGAGTAATCTTGAAGGAGAAGGAAGGCAGTGTAACCATCCGCGCTAGGCGTCTCAGAAGTAAAACCATAGGAATTGTCTGTAATATTGAAGGTAGCAGACACGTTCCTGGGGTTAGAGAGCCGTACACAGTTATTGTTGACACTAAAGTCCTTGAAAACGTTCTTCTCAATGTTGACCTCAGCGCCATCAGCTAGATTATAAAGACTAATGGCGTTGTTTCCAAGAGTACCTGTAAATGTATTGCCTTTGACGGTGGCCTTGGAAATGTCGGCAGCCTTGTCGCCGATACTAAACTCAATCGCGTTGTAGATGCTCTTGGAGCCAGCCTCAAAGGTATTGCCTTCGACGGTGATGCTACCGCTCGTACCAAGAGACACGCCAGTGCGGGAAGTACCGCTGATGACAGAATTGGTAAGAGCGAAATCACCATCACCAGTGACGGAAATCACTGGGGCATTGTTCTTAGCGGCGATAGACGCGGCAGAGGCCACTAGTTTAGCTCCGTCAATTTTGACATTACCACTAGTTACCTTGATGGGAGCAGAGAATGTCGCGCCATTGGCTGCAATTGTCATGCTCTTGGAGACAGACAGCGTGTCTGCAACAATGTCAGTCGCAGACATCCTCACTGTGCCACCGTCGTTCACTGCGGCGATGGCATCAGTGATGGAATCATAGTCAGAGGAATCCACAACCTCTCCTGGCTTTGGCGAAGGAGGCTCAGGAGGATTGATTGGGTTTAGGCCACTGCTTTTTTTAGATTGGTGTTCTTGTAAGAGCAGATGGAGGGGTTGGAGAAGATGGCAACGCCAAACTTCTTATAGGTCTGCATATCGGTGCTCCAGTCATCATTGTCAGAGACGGTGCGGACAGCAGTCTGGCCCTCGAAGACAATCTTGACGGGCTTCTCGTTGCCAGCGATGGAAGCGAAGATGTAGGCCTGAGAGGGGTCGATTACCTTCTCGGTGTTAGTAGCATCGACCATAGACTGTTGAAGCATGATGACGGAGTGACCCTTATAGTCACCTAGGAAGCCATCGCGCCACAGGCGGTTCTTCATATCCTCAGAAATGAACTTGTCCTGGGGAAGCATCTGGGCCGCAAATTCCTGAGTGCAGAAAATGGTGGAACGACCAGAACCATAGGAATCAGAGATGGCAAGCAGACGATCCATAACGGACTCATCAAAACCAGCGACTACAGCCTTGTTGTTAGCAGGAAGCTTCTCGACAGTAGCAGCGAGGGCCTTGACGATTTCCTCATAGATGTACTCATCCATGGCCTCAAGCATAATGTCGGTGAAGTCAGCGAAAGAGTAACGACCATCAAGGAATTCCTCAAAGCCGATACGGACGGCACCACCGATGGCGCTAGTGGCAACGCGAAGCTCGGTACCATCGAGCATAAAGGTCTCATAACGACCAGCAAGACCAACGCGAGTGACGAAAGCCTTGGCACGCTTGCGAGCAGCCTCAGTGATATTAAGCTTGAAAATGGCCTGGTCGCCCTGGGCGATGGTCTTAACATCAGCGAAGCGCTCGTACTGAGCCATCACCTTGTTGGGAAGAATCTCATCGATAGTGTCCTCAATGAGCTCGTAAATTAGAGTCTCGTTGCGACGGAAGCCCTGATAGTTGGGGGCTAGAAGCTCGAACTGGGCGCGAAGGGTGTCATTGACCTGGTCAGCGCTATAGGACTCTTCCTGAGAATAAGTGAGGGGGGCCTTATGAGCAGCGGCCTTAGCGAGCTTGAAAAGGTTTTCGCGGTTCATGATTTCCATTGCTAATATCTCTCCTTTCACTTATTCAGAAACGACTTGAAGCTTGACAGCAGGCTGGCCATCAGGAAGGATGGTCTCAGCGACAACCTGGCAAACGGGGGTAGAACTCTCACCAGCGGCAAGGAAGCCGTCAGAACCAGCGCAAAGCTTATCGCCAACATTATAAGTACCAGCAGCAACAGCGTTGGTGGTGAAGATGTCGCCCTCAGAGAGACGGAAGACGCGAGGCGTCATGACACCGTCATAGAAGTCAGACTTCTGCATAGCGTAATCGCGGTGCATCTGCTTACGCTCGTCATAGAGCTTCTCCTCATTAAAAACCATGGCGGAGATGCCGTTGCCGGTAAGGGCCACCTTGCCAGCAGCCATATCATACTTGACAATCATGCCCTGCTCAAGAACCTTGATGGATTCGTCGGCAGGAAGTTGGGCGTAAACGCCACCGTCGCGGGGAGCGGAAAGGTGATTAGGCTCCACCTGAGCGAAGTTGTCGTGACCAGTCATCTGGACATCGGCGGCTGCCCTATCAATGGAAATACTCATTGATAAATTCCTCCTTTATTCTTTTATCGGGTGAATTCACGGAGAGCAGCCTGAATCTCATCAACTGGCTCCGCATTATCTAAACTATTGTCGTCGAGAGAGAAAGAAAGAATGGAAGGCTCCACCTCTTGCTTCTCCTCGGGAAGACCATCAACAGTAGAGAAGTCAACGTTCTTGTTAACATAAACAAGAGCAAGCTTCTCATCAATCTGTTGCAGGGTGTACTCATCCTTATGAGCGATCACCTCTGCCTTGTCCTCATCACTGAGCATATGATACTTGTTGATAACCTCGTCCTTCTTTGCGCTCTCAATATGACGCTTGAATTGACGAAGTTCCTCAAGTTCGGCCATGATAGCCTCATCATCTAGAAGAGAATGCTTGGCCGCAGGCTTCTTCTTATCAGCCTCGTCATCATCTGCCTCGTCATCATCTGCCTCGTCGGTAGAATCTGTCTCATCATCCGCATTCTCCTCAGAAGGAGTGTCTTCATCCTTCTTGGCAAACTCCTCGACGTCATCAAGCGCAGGCTCGTCTACGACAGGTTCGCTCTCGACTTTAGGCTCATCCTCGATCACAGGCTCTTCCTCCTGCTCAGAGACAGCCTCTTCGACGCTTTCTGGCTCCTCCGCAGTTGTGACAACCTCTTCTTCAACAGACTCAGGCTGCTCTTCAACAGAGGTAACAACGAAATCAGTCTCAGGCTCTTGGAGTTTATCTTGTTTTTCTTGCATCAACGACCCTCCTTCCTTGTTTTCCAAAGCGAATTTGAGTTCTTTCATCATACTGTACAAAGAATGCGCAAATTCATTGTCAGCAGAGAACTGATGCTCAATGGCGGTAACAGAAGCCCCCTCAAAACAAGGCTCCACATCATCGCCCAAGATACAAAGTTTGCTGAATAGCGCATCATTTATAATAAAGAAATCCATTCCAGATTTAGCGTCATTTGCCCATTCGCCATCGAGGTGCTCAGAGTCAAGTTCCATCGATTGCCCCTTGCCCTCATCAATGACCTTCTGGGCCTCTGGAAACTGACCTGTCCAAAGATAGCCAGTCGTCATCATATACTCATGCTCAACTTCGTTGCCAAATTTATCACTGTCAACAAACTTCTGAAACCAGATACGAGCATCTGGCGCGACAAAGCCATAAGGAACAGTCTTACAAGAGAACTTTACTTCACCATCCTCGATGGTAATGACATCTCCATGATCACCAAAATCCTCAATGTCCTCGCGATATGCTGCAACAATTGGACAACCTGGCAAGGAGTTCGCCATTTGAATAGCGGTATTCTTGTCAATGTAAGAGCCATTACGATTCTTACCGACATACATTACCTTTATCTGGCACTCAGAGATAAGTGGATTATAAGGACGGATGTCGATGAATTCTGGGCTGTCAATGGTAGCCACGCTTCTATTGTCGTTCATATCTAACCTCCATCCTTACTGTTGTGATTCTCTGTTTGCTATCGTCTTCTCAGACTTATCATCATCCGCCAACTCAGGACGTCCACCTTGCTCAGTAGTGTCCTTCTTGACATCAGCGACATTGCCATCGTTGTCAATTGTCTGAGTCTTAGATTCTTGTTGCTTGGACGCATTCCCACTCATCGTGTTAGAAGACTGGGGCGGAATGAATATCTCGTCAAGCTTCATAGTCTTGTTCTCAAAAAGAGCATTCATGATAACGCTAGTTGGATTCTGCCCAAGAGCCACTTGCGGCAAAAGCTTGGAATAACCAAGAGTGGTCTGCTCCTTGTAAAGCTTTGTCAAATCCCTATAGTTATAAGATGTAGTAGGAAGAATCTGAACCTGGAACTGCAAGCGCGGACTCTTATTGAGAGGAGCAAGAAGCCTGTTGGCATACTCTTGGAACTGATAGAGCAGCCCCATCAAAGATGCCTCGTCATTCACAATTGACTTCTCAAGTGCAACAGAGCCATTTGAGTTGAATTGAAGCTGAGAAACACCTGCCTCATTGTATACGGTTCTCTCAACCTTTGTAAGTTGGTCAACGCTAGAGAGATTGCCTTTGTCTGAGAGGTCTGCCACCTGCACATCCGCAAGAGTGGAAAGGACATCAACGCCAATAGCATCTCCAAGCATGTTAACCGCACTTGCATGAAGAGCATTCATCTGATCAACATCAAAGATGGGGTCATCGTTCTTGCCCATCGGAAACTGCTGAACGATAATCTTGAGAATCTGTTGCTCCATCTTCTTGTTGTCAATGGCCTGAGCATTCTCAAGGTCTATTAAATGCGGAATAACGTTCGCAAACATCGGAACATCAGAGTTGCCCACATTAAATTTGACCGTCTTCTCGGGGTCCAAGAGGACCCAACCCAAATCATCAGAAGCAAAGTCTTTTTTCAGAAGTTCTTTCTTGTAATCGACATAGGCCTTCTGTATCTCTCTTGGGTACATCTTGACCACACGAAGACGATAATCGGGGTCAGAGAAAGCCTCATCGAAGTATTTCATGTTCATCTCAATGGCAGGCCAACCATTCAAGGTATAGCGACTGCGGCAAAACGCCACAGGAAGCTCCTGCAAAAAGGACGCCTCCTTTTGGTCCAAGCGATAGCCATAGTAGCACCCTTGCCGCATGACCTTCAAGGCAATATCGCCGCATATTTTCTTGAACTTGGAATTCTCCAAGAACTTGCAACCACGAAGCCACCCCTCGATTACTTTTGTGTCTTGAGGCTTGTTCTTCCAAGAGACAACAGGCGTTATCATCCAGTCATAGCGAAAGAGGTATGCCATATAGCGGCAAAGGCGGCTGTAGATGCCGCTCCTGCGATAGAAAATGTCAGACAGGCGTCTCAGTTCCGCAAGGTTACCTTTTTCGATTGCGTCAATGACAGTCTTCTTATCCGTCTTCTTGCGGCTAAAGGACTGGAGCCAGTCTTTGGTAATAACGACGTCGTTGGCAAGCGACTTGCCGCCCACCGCGATGCGATTGAACTTATTGGTATCTGTGCCAAGGGTCCTGAGCTTGGGAGCAGAGAAGTTTGGTGTCTTAGGCTCGTCAATCTTGTTTTCCTCTGTCATAGCACCTCCTTCTCTAGTATCCTGCTGCTGACATTATGTAGTCATATGAAATCTTGTTCTCGTCCCAATAGGGTATCGTGACCAGATTGTAACCATGGTCAAGGCAATACTGACGCTTCTTCGCATCATTATATCGCTGCCTATGAACACCTTTTTCCCCGCCAAAGACAGAGACTGGGACATAATGCTGTTTTCCTTGGAACTCTATCAAAAAATCGATTTGACCGCAGTCATCAAAGACCGCAAAGTCAAAGCGCAAATGTCGTCCGCTTGAAGAGACAAGGTCAGCAAACTCATACTCCTCAGCGAACGGCACGTCATTGGCGGAAAGGACGTTGTAGATAAGCACCTCTCCAGTAGATGAGCGCATAGCCGCAACCTCCTAAGAGACAACCTATTATCAATACTTATCAAAAAGTGAGGTTGCGGCTAACCTTATTTTGCCCACTAATGCCGTGAGAAGAGCATCATGCGACTCACATCGAAATTCTTGCGCTGTTTGGACTCCTCCTGCATCTTCGTCCAGGCGAGGGCGTAGATGTAGGCGGAAAACTTGTCCTTCTTGATTGTGCGCGTCGATTGCTTGAGAATGATAAGCGCACCGTCATGCTCCTCGATGAGGTTAGCCATCTGGTCTCGCAAGATAGACGTCATGACGAATGGCCGCAAGTAGTCGGCTCGTCTGCTGACGCTCATCTTCTTTCCATTAGACTGACTCATGAGCTTGTTCTTGGCTGTGTTCTCGTCAATGAGGAACCTGAGTTTGCCAGAAGACATCTGAGACTGCGTGTAGGCATAAAGCTCAGAGTTGATGACATTGGTTGCCTTCATGATGTACATAGCATTTTGGATGGTGCTCTCATTCTCGAACTTCTTGTACTTGCGGTCATCGTCATTGTAGACGCCCCAATTTCCAAGAGGTTCACCTGTGTCAGGGTCATCCTGGTCAATGACAAGAAAATCCACAAGACCTGCTCCAAGTCCGTTTCCGTCTACTACCGCTATGCGGCATTTGAACTGCTTGAAGATGCGCTTCAACTTTATGGCTTGCATGCCAAAGTGCTCTTCGTCAAAGGAGTATTGGTTGACAAGTTGCTTGATGAAGACTTCGCTCTTGCTCTTGGGAGGAGAGACCTTGAGCACGCAAACCTCTGTGGTGCAGCCAAACCTACCAACGTCAACGCCCATGATATAATAGGCGTCCTTGTTGTTGCGGCCATTGGGTTCATTTTCGGGCAGCTCGATGACACGATGCTTGCTGAACTTCTCGATGTCAAAGAACGCGCCTTCGATAGAACCAGCCCACTTTGACTCGAACTCGCGATCAAAGGATGCCTCGTTGAAGGTACCATCCATCTTCAACTGCTCAATAAAGTTCTTTGGTTGCAAGCCCTCCATAACTGGGATTCGCCAACTGCCTCCAAGGACGATAGACTCGTTTGGCCGCACAACGCTCTCACAGAGGAACTGAAGCAATTTCTCATATGCAAACGTGTTTTTGTATCCAGCCGATGTGATGAAAATCTGCGATTGGTTTAAGACTTCGTTATCATCTGTCTTGCCGTTAATAGTACGTTGAACAACGAGCGTCGTAATGATTATTGCTAATCACCTTGGACTATCTCTTCAACTATTTTCCATACATATATAAAAAAATAGTTGCTATACACTTCCACTAGTGACCAAATCTAGCGTACTTCCTTATATTCATCAGGAATAGTCTCTACACCATTTTTTTATTGGCACGGTATTGTCTCATAAAATAAGAGTTTCACCGTTAGCCGCAATGCGACCTCCTTGGTCAAAAGGATTCATACAGAGTGCTTTGACAAATCACTTTGTCAAGCCCCGCACATTTCAGGGAGTATTACTTCGTTCAGCAGCTCTTGGTTGTCAACCATAGCTGCTTCTTCTATTAACCCACTTTGATAGCGCTTTCCACGCGTCTTCTCGCTAAGTGCAACATTTTCAAGAGTACTGCCGTTCTTGAAGGTATAGATAACGCTGTCACGACTTGTACGTGTCTGAGCCGATGCATCGCTTCTGGTGTCCCAGATAATCTCATTCTGCAACGCAGGAATGAGTTTGCACAACTCGTTCACCTTAGTGCTCAAGATTCCAGCAGACTGCTCCTTGCCCGCAGACACTACGAATATCCTTGCTCTTGGATAGAAAATGCATTTGAGTATGAGGCAAAGGACTGCCAAGAACGACTTGCTAAACCCACGAGGATAGACGCAATAGACGTGCTTGTAGCGCATGGATGCCCGCAAATATATTCGCTGGTAATAATAGAACCTGAATTGGTTGTTTGGATTGAGTGAACACAGGTAGTCTATGAACTTGTCAGGGTACACCCTCCAATAGGCAACAAGTTTCTGCAAGTCGGGAAGGTCTTGCCGCACGCGTTCCTCGCTGACGTCATCGAACACCATCTTGTGCTCTGTGTAGACGTTCTGGCTGATGAGGCTATTGAGTGACATCTTGCTCACCTATCCTCGCAAAGAGGGCGTCCGCGTCTGCGGCAATCGATGCCTGAAGGTTCTTCTCCCAGTTTTCAGCCTCACGTGCGGCCAATTCCTCGTCTGAGACGGTGGTGACCAAGTCTTCGCCTGCGGCACTTCTCTTGGCCTGCTCGTCTGCCGCCTCAAGCTTCTGAATGTAGGACTCGATGAGGTCACCAAGTCCCATCTCATTCTTCACAAGGTTGTATAGGTAGGCCTGATTGTCGCGAAGCGTCAGATCAACCTTGTCGGGAGGAGTGCCATCGTCATACTTGTAGGGAGGGATGATGCCGCCAATGCGCTCCACCTCTCCTACGAGTTGGCCTATGGAATCAACGTACTTCTCCTTGTCCTCCTTGTTTTGCGCCTCAGTGAACTTGCCGCTCTTACGTAACTGGTCAAGCATGGACTGAAGCTTCTGGGCATCGGCGAAGTTGCCCTCGTCGATTGCTTGGTCAAGTTTGAGGGAAATCTTGCATATCTGCCGCAAGGTGTTCTCGCGGTCAACGTTCATCTCGTATTCGTCGGCATACTTGCGATAGGTCTCCTCCATCTTCACCCATTCGCTTGGACGGTAGGTGTCACCCCACTTGAGGGTGAGCATCTTCACGTCCTCTCTCGTGAGGTCTATGAGGATGCTCTTCTCCCTGTCCATCTGTGACTCAGGTGAGGCCGCGAAGGGATTGGACTTGACTATCTTCTCTGCCACAGATGGCTTGGAGCCGCTTGGCCTTGAGTGCTTGGCCGCACGCGCAGTCTCCATGATGGTGTTGGTAAGCGTGCGTTGAGAGGGGTCAAGCATGGACTCGGCATTGAGGTCCATCTCTATCTCGCCCATCAGGTCTATCTGCGGGGCAGTCACCCCTCCTATCGTCACCTTGGCCGAGTCCTCGTTCTTGGCGGCCACCCTCCTATACTTGGAGACGGTCTCTGATTCCTGCGGCACCTCCTTTGAGGCAACCTCCTTCAGGTAGTCTGTTGGCAGGCTTGGCTTCTCCTCGGCCGCCTTCTCCTTTGCCTCAACGAGGGTGGCCTTGGATATGCGTCTGCTCTTCAGCATCTCATTCGCCTTGTCAGAGTCCGCATAGCCAAAGTTGCGGTACTGCGCCATCTTCATGGTCCGCACGTACAGACCAAGGACGCTCCTCGGGCCAAAGCGCTCTGGGTTCTTGCAGTATTGGCGCTTTGCCTGGTCTATCCAAAGGTCTTGGACGTAGGGTACGTCCAGGCGCTCAAGAATGGGCAAAAAGGTCTCTGGGCGCGTGTTGTCAACGTTGGCAGTCAGACAGGTAGTGCATGTGGTTATCTTCTGGCGGTCACGTCCTGTCATGAACTCGTCTCCCGCCAAAGACCTGCCGCATGTGTCACACACCTGCTTCGGGTACTTCTTTTTCTTCTTCGTTGTCGCCACTCTTCTCCTTCCAATAGCGAGAATGATGATATTTCAGTCATATTTTACCAATAGGACGAAATGTGGGTGAAACTTCAGCCTTGGTACTTGTTCTTGCGACTGCGGCATTTGCGGCATTTGGAGTAGAAGCCATCGGTTGAGGCGTTCTTATGAAAATAGAGCGAGTGCGCAGGCTTCAGTTGGCCGCATGTGCGGCAGAACTTCCACTTGCCCTCACGCGGTGCCTCGAAGCGCCAGTGCCACATGAGCCAGTCCTTCTGGGCCTGCTCGGCCACAAGTTTGGGAATGCGCTTTGACCACAATGTGGAATAGTACTGCTCAGAGTGGTCGATGCCATACTTGTCAAGCATCTTGGCCGCAATCTCCTCTCCCGTGAGGCCATCCACCTTCCAGACAATGAGGTCATATAGAATCTCGTTGTCGGGGAGAAGGGCGCGAACCACGGTGTCCTCAAGGTCCCACAGGAGGTATCCCATGTCCGAGTCGAAGTCGCCATAAGACTCCTGCTTGAGCGTCTGGTAGTAGTTGAGCAAGAATGATACGTGCTCTGGCCGCAAAAGCGAGACGAAGCCGTCTGTGTGGATGACGTCGTTCTCATCCAGCCAGATGTTCTCTGGAATCTGGATGTGCGCCATCGCCCGCATCTGAGAGTTCATGCGGGCCTTGGACGAGATGCCAGTGTAGGTGGACTTGAGGGTGTAGCACTCCTGGTACTTGGAGATTATCTGCTGCTTGAGCTGGAAGCGGCGCTTGCCCTTCGCGCATTCGAGTTGGGACTTCAAAGACTCGATGACAGCCATGTTCTCGGCGATTCCCGGAATGTTGGCCTTGTCCTCGTCTGTGATGGGCGTGCGGGCGTCTAGAAGCGCGTTCTTGTCGTTGACGATGAGGCCATAGATGCCATCTTCGCCATTCTGCAGGTTGGCGGCGGTCTCCTCGAACGATATTTGGCGCTTCTTGACGGTCACCTCACGGTTCTTAGTGGTGATGGGATACTCGTGCGCCTTCTCCCTCTTGGTGCTCTTGGCGTCTGCCGTCTGGAGCAGATAGTCTGCCATGTAGGTGAGTTGGGAGTTGGTAGGGTGGTCAGAGGCGGCAATCTGCCTTTTCACGCAGTCAAGCCTGTCTTTGGCGCTTGTCAGACCATAGTCTAGTTCCATATGTCTTCTCCTTGTCAACGGGGATTATTCACTCATATGCATATTATACCCAACAAAGAGAGAAAATGACATAGGATTGGCCGCATTTTACCTAATTTCAAAGATATATGAGTTTGCGGCCAATGGTTTTTGCGCAAATTGCCCGTAATGAAGTCAGGATTTGCGGTCATGGGCAAAAAAGATTACGATAGATAAACAAAGTTTCTTGTTGACGAAAGCCCTGAACTTGGTATATAATTAGGTCATCAGATGGAAAATGCAAAGGCGAAGGAACAAGACATGAACCATTCCTCATATTGTATGACAGTAAGAAGTTTATATCCTCTTTGGGGCATCTTGGGGGAGGCGTTCTTCGGGGCGCTTGCAAAGCCCGTTGAGATGGCAGACAAGGCAAAGAGGAAGACTTCCGTCAAGCCCGTCGTCGAGAAGGAAAATCACGCCAAGATAGAATGGATGGATGGAGGAAGTTATCGTGTCATAGGTTAGACCACGCGCAAATGTAGTGAAGTAAATGTAGTGAAGTAAATGTAGTGAAGTAAATGTAGTGAAGTAAATGTAGTGAAGTAAATGTAGTGAAGTAAAT